ATGTTTTTGGCACTGATCCCAATGATCTCATCATCCAGCACCAGGAACAGGCTGGATAGAACGTGACTATCCTCCAACCCCGACCCATTCAGATCGGTCAGAGCCAAACTGTAGCTGGCTCCCAATGGGTCTGCCCCGTCATCAAAAGCCAGGTCTGAGGTAAGCGTTGCTGTAGTCAAGGCCCTGGCACCCGTCAAGGGGTTGGCCAGGAGTTTGGTGCTAGGGGTCCGACAGAAGGCCCCATTGTGATTGGGGTTACCCGCTTGGTTCACGGCGACATAGACATTGGATGCGCGACGAAACACAGCGGCAATGGGAACAGCGTAGGTGTACCCATCTACAGTCCCAAGTGCATTGTTGGGGTTGCCGTCACCCGCTCGCCACAGTCCAACGTCCCCAAGGGCCTCTCTCATGTTAGTGAAGGTGACGGCCGCTACAGGGTTTGCGGCCGTACCTTGCCCCAGAACGTGGGGATCGTCGAGGCCCTCAGGATACACGTCAAGGGCCACTGAGGCCCCGAGCCCAGTGCCCTGACCATGAACCCGCAAACGGTACTGGAGCTGCACCCTAGACGACGTACCCCGTTTGATCGTGGGGTCCAACATGTCGTCCGGCAGGTTGACGCCCCCAAACTTGACGTTACCGTACTTCCAAATGGTTGAGGCACTGGGCTTATTCACGGTGGAGGGATTGGCATTCACCCGGGTCATCCAGACTTCCAGAAAAAGGAAATCGATCCGGGAGTCGCTTTCAGGAGGTGGATACAGCTTGACAACGTTTTCAAGACCGTCAGCTGAGTCCGTTCCCGCCAGGGGGAGGATCCAGCCATTCACATTCACCCACATGATGGGACTCTGTTCTGCCCCCTCACCAACACCAAAGGGAACCCGTGGGGCTCCTACCTTGAACATGTTGGACCAGTTTGGGTCCATTTGAAAATCTTGAGCCGCCCTGGTGGGGTCCATGAAAAACCCAGAGGGCAACATAGTCCGCACCGTTTGACCGAGAGATTCCCATGCCACCTGGGACATGAGATTCATCTCACTGTCTAGTGGGGGTGAAGACTTCTTCCAAATGAGCCCCCCAAACTGACGGGAGGCTGCATCGAGGGTCCTAGAAACGCCGGGTCCGAAGTCGAGAGCCATCTCAGCCCCTCTGGTGCCATAGTACGGAAGTCACCATACCGCTCTTAGAAAAGAACGGCGAAGTTTGCCAGATAGACCTTGCTGGTCGAGTCATTGCGGAAGGCAACCCTGAACTTGGTTGTCTTGTCACAAAAAGCAATGGTCTCCAACAGGCCCACCTCACTCCAGTGATCTCCATTGTCCGTGGTGATATAGACGGAAAACCCTAGGGGCTCTTGATCCGTTTCATACACGTAACGCATAGCCGGGGTATTCAAACCAGCTGTGCCTCCATAGTCGGAGTGCACGTCCTGACTCACGTAGAAGTTCAACAATTTCCAGTACACCATGAACTCATCAGCACCTACATTTGAGGTCATGGGACCAATGTCGATTTCTTCACTGACAATCAAACCAGGACGTGGTGGTGTGACGGAGGCATTTACGGCAAGCAAAGCGGTATGTGTGGGCATCTGACCCGTAGTTCCTCCAACACCCCTGCCTGTCTGCAATCGTGGTGTTAGAATGGATGTGGGGTCAGTGGGGTCCCGGTAGGGGAAAACCAAATCCAGTTCAGCAACTTGTGCGGCTGTTAACAAGGGGTTGAAATAGACATGGCCAAACTGAGGATGTTGAGCCAACAGGTGGGCAAAGGAAATACTGGAGATGTCTCCTCCATCTACGTCACCCCCCCCGTCCAACAGGTATGATGTTGTGTCGATGGGGAAATCTGCACCATCAACGAGGGGTACGAGGAATTTCCCATTGATCGCAGTAGGTAGACCAGCTGCTGGGGTTTGCTCCACCTGTGTGATCACGGGGAGTCCTTGAACAAGACTACTAAGGTCAACAAGTGCCCGCATCTGTCACCTCTTAGTTGATATTGTCGTCAGAGGGGAGTACTGAGGGGTACTGGGTTGCAGCCGTCGCAGTACCAAAAATGTTGACGGCACGATTACCCTGACAGATGAAATGGGATGTAACTGGGGGGGCTGTGGGCCCTGGGACTCCCAAGTCCCAGAACTGGATATCTTCCCCCACCCAGTTCCCAACCACAAGAGCATTGCACACGTTCCCGGCACCATCAAAAGCAACCCTCAAGTTGCCATAACCCGCCGAGGCGGTCTGAACTCTGTTGCCCATAACGATGACATCCCCCGACTTTCCGGGCTTCACATACAAGTTACCTAGCACTCTATTCCCCTGTATGGTGTTGGCTGTGCCAGTCACAGAAAGAGCTTGTGGTGTTCCCACATAACCAACCGTGTTGTTACCGATTGTGTTTTCATTGCCATCTAGGGTCAGGGTATTGGCGGTGTTACCCGTCAAGGTACTTTGTGCAACATCAGCAACAAGTTCCCCCACATGATCTTCATGGGTCATGACATTTCCGGTGGCCGTGAAGTCTGTTCCCGTGAGGTAAGAGACAGAAAAATTGTTCCCAGTTACTGTGTTCGTATAGCCTGAAACGGTCAGAGAGGAGGGATTTACATCCAACCCGTTTTTCCCATCCTTTGCCGCATTACCCGTGACCGTTGATCTAGTGGCCGTCACTGTGAGACCTACTATGGACAAGTCAGGAATCAGTTGATTGTTTGCAACCACTAACTGATCCCCATTAAAAGAGATGTACCCACCTGAAGTTCCGGGGGAGAACTGATTGCCCTCAAAGAGGACAACATCTCCCTCGAGATACACGGGTGAACGGAGAAAAGTGTTACCTCTCCACCTGTTGTGACTACCCGACATGTCGCCGTCCACGACACCCCCCCCACTCTCCCCCATATAGTAGATCGTGTTATCGGCCACCGTCATATTGGTGGCATAAGCGGGGTTGACTAAGTCGGGCCAACTGGAGCGATTCTTCAAGTGGTGAATGTTGTTGCCCACTAGGGTACAGAAGTCACTCACGTAACACCCATAGCCGTGGGTATCAGCCCCAAGGTCTAGGGGGTCAACACCAACGAGGAAATGATTCCCCTGCACCAGGGTGTGCTCACAAAGTACAACTCGACCGTAAGTGCCATTGGTTTGCAACACGACATTGTCAATCACCACGTGATTGGCAAGCAAAGTGGCCGAATAGAACATGGAGGCTGGAGCAGTTGTGAACCAACGGTAGGGGTCAAAGTTCACATCCAGCATGGCCAAAGTGTTATTCCGCACCTTGACATTCGTGCCCCAGATTATCCAATGGCCGGTGCTGGCCTCCAGCACAGAGTCATGACCCTCCAAAACACAGGGGGCCTCCGAATAGTTGATGATGGGGTCCGCCAAACTCCAGGCATCATTTCCTCGTACCAGGAAACGCCCACTTAAATTAATGCCGCCAGCACTTCGCACATGGATAGCGGCACCCTTCACCCCTACACCGGGTAGCCAAGTAGCGGCCATCACGACGGAGTTGCCTTGTACCTCGGTCGTATGTAAGGACTCATTTCCAGTGTGCTCTACGTACAACCCCTGCGACCACGTGGTCGCAGGAACAGCGGGAACGTCTCTGAAAACATTGTATAGATTGTTGAAAGACACGGTGGAGGCCTTCCCCTCAACAGAGATGCCTTCATTACGAGAGAGTTGCACTTTGTTGTGCAAAATGGCTACTTGACCTTGATTACCAAAGTCGGCAGCTGCCGCCCCGCTACCTACAAAATGAATCCCCACTCTGAAACGAGAAATGTCATTGTAGGCAATCAACACGTCTCTATTGTAGGGAGTGGCCATACCATCAATCAAAGAGATACCACTACCCGTCGCACCCACGGCAAAAGCATCCGTCGAGCTGGAGGCCCAAAAAACGTTGTCTGTAATCGTAGCCTTTTGAATGTGAGCAGGAGAAATCACCGAAATACCGGAGGAGATCATGGACTGACCAGCATTCCTTGTCACTTGCCACTGTTTGAGATAAGTCGCTTGAGAGGCTGTGATCAGACCATCAGTTCGACCCATGACTCTACAGTTGTCAATGACAATGTTCTCACAAAGAGTGCCACTGGCACGAACTACGAAAGCACCATCCAAATCCATACTAACTGGTGGCACGGGTGTGACCATATCCCAGAGATAACGGAAAGACACGTTACGGATCGTAATGTTCGAGTGCCCATTCAAATCCAAGAGAGCTTCTCGTGCAGATGGTGCCACATCTGAACCCCAGCAGATCTCAATCAAATTTAAGGCCCCACCTGTCTTAGCCGCGGATTCAATCACCAAACCGTCAGTCTTGACTAGGATAGGGTACTCGTCCTCCAAAGTCGGTCCAACCACGAAGATTCGGGTCTGTTGTACCCCCAACCCAGCTGTAGGGTCCCCCATCTCATTGGCAAAATGAATTGCGTCACTCAAACGGGAGAAGTGAGGCCGATAGGTGTCCCACTCACCCCCCCGTCCCTTGAGCCCAACGTACAAGTCCACTCGCTGATCAATATCGGAGAGGGGATTCCTGAGATCAGTGATGGTGTAGACCGCTGGTCCCGTGGAGACAAGCTCAATCAAAGCGAGCAAGACATCCTCAGGACTTGTCAATGGCAAAGCCGTCTCTGACGCCAGGGTGACTGCGGCTAGGGCCCCTGCACCTGTGTACTTAACGTAATAGGGTCCTGCCACCGTTGGGATAGCAAGGGAACTCGCAGGGACACTCTGTCGAACCCCGTCCTTTAGAACAACAGCGGATGAAACGGGAAAGTACACAAAACCGGCATCCTCAGAGGTAGCCGATCCAACCAAACCACCTGAAAGCAACCACGACCTGAACAGATCGTCAAACAGCTCACTGTGGGAAGCTGTGACGGGGTCCTGCATCAGGACACTCACACTGCCGTCATTATTGACTTTGGGTCTGGAGTACTCAAGGCGGAGAGTTTTGGTTCTCTTCGCTGCCCCGTATGTTGTGTCATACTGGTAGTCCACCCCAAGGGAACCATCTAGCTGTGGTGTCTGAAACTCACGCCTCCAAACAGCGACCGCTGGGTTTGATGTGTTCACCGTGAAAGAGGACAGGAGGTCACCACCACCGTAACAGTTCTTCAAGTAGGTGACTGGACGACCCCCCAGTGTCGTCTCCACAAGTCCATCATAGCCAAAAACACTGCCACGGCCATTCACGCCCCCCACAGTTCCGACTAACGTCGGGGTACCATCAGGATAGGACCCTTGCAGGATCTCTACCAAACCAGACTGCGGGATCTGGTCACCTACGTAACCTGTAAGACAGATGTCAAAAAGGCTGCCTGTAACCGCAGCTGCTAGAGTCTGGGGGACAATCACATCTAGGTCATGGTAGGTCCGAGAGCTGTACACGTCACATTGATCGGGACTGCCACCTGCCAACCCGGGAACGATGTCCGATGGGTTGGCTGTTGACCCCGTGATGCGCAGGGAGGCCCCTAGTTGCCCTTCTTCTCGGGTGTAGGGAACGCAGCAGGCAAACAGAACCAACTCTCCACGAGGGTTATCATCCCCGTAGGAGGTAGGCCACACATCTGACCCTACCTGGGGAGTGTGGGAAAGTTGTACAACACCACTCGAGTAGTCCACCGTGATATACTGGGATTCGTTCCTCTTTGATGGGTCAAGGATCACCTCATTTGAAGTGATCGGTCGACTCCAGTCAGGAATAGTGATGTTGATCGGTGGTCCGCCAGCTGGATCGTCCTCGACCCCGGCCATAGCTGGAAAAAGAACCACTCGGAACCCTAGGTCCATGAGACTCCCAGGGTTTGCATTTCCTCCAGCCGCTCCGGTACCACGGGTGTCAAAAACGGCTCGGTCGGCACGAGAAGGCGATGTCCCCGCCACACTCTGAAGCATCTTGGTAGAGGGTGCTACCCAAGAGGGGTCAATAATGTTCGTCAAGCGAGAAGAGTTGAGCGCATCCATATCTAGCCCCCTATCCGAGGACCACAGTGCCCGGATAGGGTCATGGACGGTGCAAATCAGTTTGAAATGTTCGGTGGCCGAAGCATCGGAGGCTTGAAGCGCTTGGCGGCTCCCCGCAAAAGTGACCCCTGTCTCGGGATTGACCTCCCCCATGCGACGCACGTAAGTACGTCCTCCACCTTGCTGCATCACCTCAAACCAACCCAACAGAGCCTCGGGACCCACCCCCCGTCCCAAACCTGTAGAGGCCAAGGTGGGTGTACCAGCAATCTGTAGGTCCACAACATGGAGAATGTCACCAGTGGTCGCATGGACGTCTACGTCCAACAGATTCATCCAACTGGCGTTAGGGACAGCTGCGCCATTGTCCAGGTAAAAAGAAGACCTGCCCTTTGGTCGGACTAGGGGCAATGATGGAGCATTGCGGTACTCGAACTCCCGTCCCGTTCCCATATTGAGGGGTGACCCACCGGGATCTTTCAACCAGTACTCAGTCCAGCCTAAGGCATCACTCCAAAGGTAATAGGGATACAACTCATCCGTGTTCAGCGCCCTTGCCGGGGGGACAAGGGCAAAAGTTTTTTCTTGGCCCCTGACAGCCCCAGGTTCTGGCACTGCGACAAGCCGAGTAGCCCGCGGCTGAATGAGCATGATCGCTTTGATAGTCGCCAAAGGTGTGGATGGAAAATCAAAGTACTCCATCAGACGCTTGGTGGGGTCCAAGCGAATAGAGTCCACCCCCAAGTCAACAACACGGAAAATCTCAAACTTGCTGGCCTCGGTCTTGGGAACCATAGCATCATTTGAGAGTACAGCCAGGGCTCCGTCTCCGATACCACCACCACCCGTAAAAACACCAGGTGTTGCCGTCTGTGAGAAAACAACGTAGAGGCCACCTGGGTAACGGGTAAGGGCCCCTAGAGCATAGACGTCGTCAAGGGAGGTTCCACCCTGTAATGTCAACAGGTCCCCATCAGGGACTAGGACATTATCGAGGACTTCCCAATAGACATCAGCACCTAACGTCTTCAGCGTCGGACCCACCACATCAAACGAGATGGGGTGCCCCAACAAAGATCCGCCTTTGTTGCCCTGCCTGTTAGTGCCATAAGCATAGGGCGCAAAATTGATCTCGGGGAAACCCGGCTGCCCCAGCCGTGAGGTTTTGATTTGTTGTGGGTTGGGTGACCTGTTGTCCGTATTCCAGTTTTCGGTCCTGAGACCTGGCTCGAACACATAGGAGGCAGCCCAAGAACCCGCCAAACCACGAATAACCTCAGCCGCCTCGAGTACTTTCGAAGCTGGAACAGTGGTCAATCTGGTTAGGGGGTCCTGCCACACTTTCAAACTGTTGATTGCCATGGGTCACTCCAGGATTACGCCCTAACGAAAACTATAACCAACCAACCGCTCAAGCACCTGGACCAGCCAGTGGCTCCAGATAAGCGGCCCACTCCGTCAACTGAGCGGCGGAAGGTTCCAACACATCATCCGGGTGCAACACCTGGAGTCCAGTGATTCCCCTCACACGGTGTGACCAAACGGATGGGTCTGCAGCACCAAAAAAGGATCCTGGTCCCAGATTCTTTTTCTGCATGTCGTAATCAGCTGCGGCACTGTCCATCCAGACTCTGAGTAGAAGAGGAACCTCAAAAAGCCCACCACCGGCACTGTAGCCCTGTGCCAAGGTGGCCCAAGGCCCCAAATGTACCAGCACCTGACTATAAACAATACCGGCGTCAGGATCCACACCCGTGAAAGTTTGGGTGCCCACTACCTGACAACCGGCCCCATCCAAAGAAGCATCTTGTTTGCTGGGTCCGTCACCGTCTCGCCGCCCTAGGTCCATCCAGGTACTTTGACCAGGGACCTTCACCTGAATGGCAATGCCCACGTTGGCAACGGTTAGGGAACCTGGTCCTGGTGCTACATATTGGAAATCCTCGAGGGTCAAACCGTCCACTCGGATGGCTACGGTACTCTGACCGATGCAGTTCCAAGGATTAGCACTGCGAACATGGGCCACGTCAAAACAACGGGTGTAGAAATGCCAGCCAGTACTTGTGGTGTAATCTGGTTGTGTATCCCCGGGTTGTAGGTCCGCAGAAGTCGGCCAGTAGATGGCCGTATAGTCCGTTTTGGGATATTGCAGAAGTCCTGCCGAGGGAAAAGGGACTTTGACTCCATTCTCAGGAGGAGGGTTTCGATCGGGTAGACCAGCAACTTGCAACTCCGTGGAGATTGCTAAGTTATTGTGGTGCTCCCCTAGTTGGAGCCAGGAGGAATTGGCCCATGTGGCATCAGCCGTATAGCCAGTGTCTCCCATGCGAACAGGAACAGGCATGGGAGCAAAAACCCAACCACTCATCCCTGGACCCTGTAGGTGAGCCTGAGCCACAGGGTCTACCACACCAGGGAAATTGGACTTTACACGGTACACCTCGTCCAAGAAACGCTCCTTGAAATCCTTCTCCGCGGTTAAAAGCACCGGGTATGCCACTCCGCCGGTCAGGAAGTTACCAAAAACCCCCCCATCTCCTGGTGCCGAGTGATAGAAGCCGGTGCTATGAAACAGCACCTTCTCCAATGGACCCGTATAGTCCAGTTTCTGTCCCCATCCTGTTGCTGTGCTTGGCTGCAGCGGATTTGTAAGGTGCGGACGGCGCACAAAAACCCTAGGGGCAGCGTCGGAGCTGAACGAAGGGTACAGGCTATCCCCTGGAAAAGTCACATTGCCCACGGGCAATGGAGCGGGTCCCTCCGTAGACACGGTCAGGAACTCCCCACCAGCCGGACCATTCAGCTCTGAGTACAGGGCATTACCAGCGTCCACCCCAGCGTAAGGGAGAGGGAACTCAACACGCTGTTCCCGATAACCCAACGAGGATGTGAATGCCGCCGGGAAGTTAGCCGCCAGGGGTGTGGCCTCATACTTAAAATGAGCCCAAGAGATAAAGACAGGGTTAGGGCTGGACACCTGTGCCGGGGCCATCCCATTCAACAGAGCGGCGTCGTCAACTCGATAACCCTCCTGCCAAGCATCTTGAAAAGATGCGTACAGGGAGTCAATTGCAACGTTGGCCACGTTCGTGGCCCTGTAGCGTGGGATTGCATAGGAAACCCCACTCACGCAAACGTAGTCCAAGGCAGGAGCTACTGAGGCCAGCGACCAATGATGACCGGCAATCGTCGTTGGTGCTGTGGTATCATCGGCCACGTACAGAGCTGATCTCAAACTATGATAGGGGGTCCCTGTGTAACCATAGTCGGGGGCGGCGGGGATGGGTGCCGCTCCCACCTCACGGTTCACCACATTGTTGTAAGACCCAATCAAGGGGTCCACTGTGGCAGTCACACCGTACACGGGGTAACCAGCGACCACGTCCCAGGGCATGATCCCATCCCGAACGCACTTCTCAAAGTCACCCTCGGACTTGAAGTGAATCAACAGTAAGGTGCCCATTCTGACACTGGACCCAATCGCCGTGGACAGATAATGAATTTGCCTGTATCGACCTAACTGCCAAGTCCAGTAGTCCTGGTCAAACCCACTGTAGTTACCCGCGGTCTTCAGAAACCAAGTCCCGTCAACCTGTTCGGTCCAAGCATTGTTGGTGTTCGATGGTGTCGAGGTTACATCAAAATACCGAGCGGTCTCTCGAGTAAGTCTCCGATTTTCTCCTGAGGGGGTGTACTTCAAACCCGTCAGAGGGGAGTAGTCACTGAGATAGGGCAGGCGGTAACGAAAAAAGTTGCTGCTCGTGACAACAGCGTTGCCCAGAAGGGCCTCACCTATGTTGGCATCGACCGGCAAAGGCGGGTTGTATGCCGCCGTGGTGGCCCCTAGGATCGGGATGCCATACCCAGTCGGGTCAGCCTCTCCTGCTGCAGCCACGGTGCCCAAGCGCACTTGCCCGGGGCCTGGAACGATGTCATTCTGGATGCGCTGGGCCCCAGCTGTCCAAGGAGCCGGTAGGGGTGCTCCGTCCACCACACTCAAGCCAGTGTGGATCTCATTCAAGTCCCACTGACCAGAGGCACGTCCGGGGAAAGCAAAAGGATCATACGAACCCTGTGAGTCCAACCCTGGAGAGAAGATCCCCCCGGAACCTCCGTCACAAGTCAAGCCCCCTGGGGTACTGGTTCCAAAACTCGTGGTGTCAAGCCCCTGCCCCAAAAGCAACGCTGACCAACAACGATCAGTCAGACTTTGATCCAGGAAGAGAAGACCTGCTTGCGGGTCAGGAAAATGGAGTAGCGCAAGGACCCCCTTGTCCGCTGGGTACAGGGAGCCGGAAAGACAGAAAGAGGGGACAACGTCTAGTGTGGCCCATGGGAACACGGGGTAAGCGGGAACCAACCTGGTCCGCACCACCTCTCCCGTGTTCACATCCGTATAACCCCCCGCCTTGGTCCCACCAAAGGTACCCAGTACACTGGAGTGATGATTCCAGATAGGGTCCGTAAGGGGGTCCTCCCCAGCCAAGGACACCAAACCCGTGCTCCGTCGATCAGTAGTTGGTGTCGGAGCGGTCCAATAAATCGGGTAGACATCGGATCCAGTGACACTGCCACCGGGGGGTGCTTGATAGGATGGTGGGCCATCCGTAAGCCGCAAACTTCCCCAGTCAGGAATGCCCGTGAAAAAAGACGCCATGTGAGCTACCCATTGCCCCAACTTGGGGGGCTCAGGAGCAATAGCGCCCATGATCTCGTCAATAGCGGCCTCCACATTGGTGGAGTACAAGAGTGCGGGCTTTCCATCAATGCTGATAGCCGAAGCCTGATGAGCACCCTTAGGGTCCTCCAAATGCTCCGTCAAACTGCCTGTGGTCAAACCAGAGGGCCAACCCAACATGGTTCCTGACAGGGTTGTAAAACCTGGCAGACCAACATTGGGGGGTGGTCCAGCCATGCCGGCACCAATAAGAACCAGATTATTGGTGCCGGGGTCAATCTTGCCTGGGCCCGTTTGCAGCAAGCCAGGATTTGTAGGTCTCGGCATAGCAGCCTCCTTAGGGTAGTGGCCCGAACTTATCCCCGGCAACCAACAGCATATTCTTGGTGCGGTAGACAGCGGCACAGGTAGTGTTATTGGTGTCCGTAAAAAGGATGTTGTTGTCCCCGTCCAGCTCAGCAAAGCGAGTCAAAACAACTAGCACAACCTCATTCTTACGGAAGAGAATTCCGTAACCATCCGAGGCATGGGTCTCTTCCACCACCCGAGCAAGGAATGGGTACAGGACCTTGTGACGGACGGCACCCAAAAGAGGTTGGGCCAAGATGGTTGGGCGATAGGCCCAATCTGCGGTGAAAGGGTAGAAGGCCCGAAACTCAGCGTCAACCCTGGGTTGCTCCGTAACACCGGCCCCTCCCAGGTGCAAAACACCTTGACCATCGGCTGGCACATAGGGGTGAAGATTCAACAGCCCAGTATTGGCATTGAAGTCTCCAACCGCAATGCTCGTTGTGGCACAGAAGTACCACTCCTTGACGAGTGTTGCCAACTCATCATTGATAGGAATGGATCCTAAGGGCATCTCATAGGGGTAGCCCATCTCTTGAGAACCGGAACTGACCTGACCGCTCCAAACGGAGGGACCCATCAACATGGGTTCCAACATCAGAATTGTAGGAAGAACCCCATCACCAGAGGACAGAATGTTTCCCTCTTTCGTTCCTGCCGTCTGAGGCGCTGTGGAACGGTAGTAGACACTCAACTGGTAGCCGCCGCCGAGGGCCCCATAATTGGGAATGGGGTCCTGAGAGAAATAAGTGATGTTGCATTGAGTGTGCCCCGCTCCCGACAAAGGGTCTAAGAGTGTGACCAACCGAGAACTGCTACCGAACTCAGTGGTGACGGGCTCCACATGGGCTAAAGCCATGGTTTCATTGTCTAACACGGTGGGCAGTAGTGCAAAGTTTCCAAAAACCCTACGAGGGAACACAAGGGACTGCGTATCCCGACTGACCAGAGTGTCCGAAACGGGAACTCCTGGTTGTTGATCGATCAGAGCCAAACCCGAAGTGTTGTTGGGCACGTACTCCAACATCACCTCCCTAAACCTGTTACGGAAGGCGGGAGCAATCAACTGCTCAAAGTCATTAGGTCTTTGAGCAGCATCATTCTCAAGCACAGGTCCAGGACCTGGAGCCTCACCCGTAGTCTTGGACCCATCGTAAACGAGTGCATCTGGGGTCAGGAGGAGATCAGGGGTGTCCGTCAAACCTGCCCCCAATGGATACGTGATCTCAACCTCAAGAAAAATCCGTCTCTGAGAACCACCCAGAGCTAAAGTTTCAACCATGGCATGCAAAGGGTTGAGCCCACCTACGGGTAACCCGTTAGAGACCTCAGTGGGATTAGCATCCAGAGTAACCTCAAGGTGCGTTGTTCCCAAACCCACAATCTGTTTGATCTGTACCTCTTGGGCTACACTAGCAGTGTACAAGCCATCATCATGGTAGACACTGAGCACATCAGTGATCACCGTCCCCCTCGGAGCAAAAACAGCCACAGAGGGTGTCCAACCGGGAGTGTATGAGCCACCTCCCCCATCGGCACCTTGAAAAAGGCACCCCAAAGTAGAGGCATCAAAGTTTGCCAAGTCCAGATGCAGCTTGTCATCCTCAACCCATTCATTGGCGGTCGAGCCTAACACTTTTTCTACAAATTTCCCTTGATCAGTCAAACCTGGAAGCACCGCTCCTACAAAACGATCCCCGGGATAGTACGAGAAGACGACCCTTTCCACAACAGCCTGAGAACCAAAGCGACGAGCAATGTGGTCGAAGTTTCGAGTGAAAACCCCACGCCCTGTTGTACCAGATGTAACATCATTACCACCCAGGGCAGAAATACGTCCCATCTCATTGCAGATCAGATACTGGGTGGAAACGTCGCCGGATGATCCTCCAAGGTCTTGTTTGGATGCCGTGTCCACAGACCATGTCAAATTGGCACCGTCCAGCAAAGACTGGATCTGGTATTGCAACTCTGATCCTGAGTCGATCCCGGTGGGATTGACATGCCTGCGAAGGTCCAGAATCCTGGTCGCCTCAATCACGTCGCAGAAGTGGCCATCAGGACGATCTGAGGACCCTGCTGGGATCACACCCAGAGTACCCGTATAACCCAAGTGGGTGTAGCTGGGGGCACCATTGGCATTAGAGACAGGATCGAAACCCAAAAAACCAGGGTCAGCACTCGAGACATCATTGTGACGATGCACGAAACAAAGTGGCAAGGCATAGACGAAACCGTCTAAGGCCCCTAGGTCACTGGCCGAAGCCCCAGAACCGTTACCAGCAACCCACAAACCAGAGTCTTCTGCCCCGTAAGCCTCGGCAGAGGAATTCAACCAAATGGTGACCTTGTCCGCAGGCACAAAGGGATAAGCCGCCACAGGGGCAAGGGTTCCTGCTTGGGCATAGATCCCTAAAGTGGAGAAACCATCTGGGTGCTTCTTGTAGTTCACACCCTCAGTGTCATCCGTGGTTCGGATCCGATACTGCAACTGGACACGTTGAGCAGACTCCACCAGTGTGATGGGGTCCAACATGTCGTCAGGCAACCAAGCCCCCGCGGGGGACAAAACATTCCCATGCCGGTACAAGGAGGTCTGATCAGGCGGCTTGGAGTAACGATCCTCGCCCCCAGTCAAAAAGGCCCCCGAGACTTCCAAGGCACCCACGATAGTGTTGACAACTGAAAGTGTTGTGGCATTTCCAGCCGATCCTGGAAGGGAACTCACAACGGCCACCGTATCGCCCACCCAGCGAGAAGAGACCAGACCGGAGTATAGAAGATCAAGGGCTTGGCTGATATTAAGTGCCGTAGCAGCATTGTCCCCGGCCACTATCTCAAAAAGACCAGCGCCCGGTACAGGGGAAGCAGTCAAAGGGATGCCAGCAATCAGGATCACATCACCTGGGGTCAAAGAGTTGGCGTCCACCACCGTAATAGTGCCAGTGGCTGGGGGCGAGGGGGCCACCAAGGCCAGCCACATCTCAAGGAACACAAAGTCTGTCCTTTTGACAGTCCCGGCTGTTCCATCATAGACCGTGGGGGGAGACAGGGTCACCAGATTGTAACCAGGGGTACTGGTGTTGGTGAACTCCACCACAACGTGATGCCCAGCGATCACAGCTTCCAAGCGGGGCAACAGAAAACTGTTGATCATGGTCAAGTCGGGCAGAATGGCCGAGCCCCCGTCATCCGAAACCCCGACTGGAGCCACAGCCAAAGTGTAGTCGTTGAGGACCCCATAGTGGGATGTACCACGCAACCAGCCGGAAGGAGTCTGCCACTTCCGGTATTGGGCAGACTCCCATCCCGCAATATCTTGACCCTGGTTTAGCTCCGCATCCAGAACCGCTCGACCCGATTGCCAAGTCACGGCCTGTAGGGCCCTCTCGCCTACACCAAGTGTTCGGGACACCGTGTTGGGGGAGGGTACGGCCGAGGGGACGGAGCCCAACTCTACAAAGTACTTGGTGCGATCTTTCTCGGCCATTTGCAGCCCTCACAAACCAAAGAAGACACAGGCGGGAACCTTACCTCAGTGGGTGAGACGCCAAGTGACCGTCAGAATAGCGGTAGCGGGTTTTGACACCACACTGAAAGTCAGATAATTGACTCCCAGATCAAAGCCAGTCACGTCAAGCGTGGGGTCGTAGTCTGAGGGACCATTCATAATCGGATTGGTTACCAAGGGATTGGTCGAGGCGGGGCTCAAAAGAGACATCTCATTGAGAGGTCCCACAGCCTCTGACTCTCCGAACGTAGTGGTGTAATCAACCACGTTCGTGGGATAAGCCACCGCCACACCACTCTGGTTACGGAACTGGGTGGAGACAAAAGCCTTTCGAGCAATCTCGGCATTCAAACGGCGTTGCCCCGCTTGCGGAGCATCGGGGCTCAAAAGGTTTCCCGTGGCACCCGTACCCACAGCCAACATCAGGATTCCATTGTGGGCTCCTGGGTTGGGGTTGGTGCTGTCCTTGAGAAGTCTCGCCATCAAAATCCCGGCATCGAGAGTGATGATGTTCTCCTTCTCCCAGTACTCGAGCAGGGTTCCTGACTTTGCGTCTCGCATCTCAAAAAGGAACTTACCCTTCATCCTTGCGGTCGGCTCCTCCTGATACACCCCTAGGTTGCAGCTCATCTTGAACCCCTGGCGAACGGTTTTTGTCTTGTCTCGGTGCAATGCCATTTAAGCCACCCTCCCAGGTCCTCTGATAAACGCTCTACCGCCAAGGGACACTCTACCACTAGCTGGGGGGCACCAGCATGCTAAACTCGGTCAGGGTCTCTGTCAGCGCTGGCATCGTTTCCACCAAGGGAGTGTCCAAGCCCCCCACACTCAAAGACCAGACCCGCAAAACCCAATCGGTACGGCGGGGGCAACCACGAGACAGAGCCGCACAGGGGTAAAGAACCACCTCATTCAACAGCCCACCCAAAGGAAAACGTTGAGTAGTGATATGACCCATGTTGTCAACGGCTAACCCATAAAAAGACCCCCCTGATGCAAACAGAATTTTGCCGGGAAGTCCCCCACCTTGTGAAGGTACCCCGTCACTCAAGCCACGAGCAGATTCGGTATAGGATGTGCCCGAAAAACCTAGGACATGGGCCCCAAAGCCAACTCCAACTTTCGACCCCGAGGCTAACAAGTTGGCAGAGTTTCCCGTTCCGAGCAGGGGGGCTCCAATCCCATCATGTGCATAGATGTCCTCCCCTAGCGTGCTGTCAAAACCAGAAACATCTGGGACCACGCCCTCTTGGATGGAGAAAATAATTCCCGACTGACCCCCATTGTCAACTGTCATGAAAGACATCTGCTCATACAGAGCCTCGGGGTCTTTCTCAAAGGAGGACACCAGATACGGAGGGTTCAAGCTACCCGAGGATTCAACCCACAGGTCCTCCCCACATTGACCCATTGGGATAGGTGGCGTCCGCTCATTGAGGATCGTCATGCCATCCTCAACGGGTTGTGACATCAAATAGGTGCTGGTAACGGGTAGCCCGGGACTGAATACAACGGTCACGTAAGACCCTGCGAAGGTCAAACCGCCGGTTAAGGACAGGACCTGAGTCTCAAGGTTGAAACTCCAGGAGGAGCTGTAAAAGTCTCGCACCCCGTCGTTGACCCGATAGATTGTTCTGGCACTCACATGACCAGCATTCAAATCCAAACTGGATGTGTTCACAACCGGAACCGTCACTGTCTCCAGTGACGTGTCTAGAAGCAGTTCACCACTAGAGATTACGTTGTACTGGTTGAGCACCATGTGCTCGGGTGAGGCGTGTTCCTCGGTGTCCGTCTTGAACACCTTGTATCGCACGTACTCCCATTTCTGTTGTGTCACCGACCGAGAGTCCAGGGCTCCAAAAGCAATGGACCCAAAGGAACTTGTCCAGCGGGGTAGAAGAGCATCCTCGACATTGATCCAACCCGCAGAGGGCACCGCAATTGGGGTGGCAAATCCTGTCTCGGGAAAACCCGGGGTCTCTGGGTTGTAATAAGGAGGAGGGGGCAGATCAGGACGGATCAAGGTGACACCCCACCCCACTGTCTTCAACAAGTCCACCTCAATCGTATTTCTCCAGTCCATCTCCTCTACAACGGGGCCAACCTGATAAGAGTTGGGTTCCGTGGTCGCGTCAGAACGTGGTATCTGCCACTGATCAATATCGTCGGAGTCACCTCCCAACCAAATCCCCAAGGTTCTCTTGACATTTGCCGGAGGCAAGACCGAGTAGGAAACGGATCTCCAGGTTGTCGCTGTGGGAGCAAGAGCCATGGACCCAAAAATGACCGTGTTCGACCCACCGGAAGCAAAGGAGGCGTCTCCTACAGCAGGAGCCTGAAGGACATCGTCACACAGAACTGAAACCACTCCGTTAGACAGAACCAAGCGGTAAGTGTGTAGCCCCCCGTCCGTCCAGTCAAAGTTGTAATCCTGTACGATCACCAGACTGTCGTCAACAAGGCTCACACCAGGAGTCACCCCACCCCTGAGGTACAGGTGCATCGTGTGCCCGGAATCAGAGGAGAGAGTCAAAAAGTAACCCTCTGAGGTAGAGGACATCTGCGCCTCTGCCATCCTCCAACCGGAATCCCCACAAGGCATGCTCGACGTGTCCACGGTCCCCAGGAACCGGGCTGCTTGCCCAGCTGGCACCGTGAGATTGAGGTCTGGTCCGTCGGACCACCATGTTGAAGTCGAGCCCACAGGGTCTAAGAACTCCCAAACCAAGGGGTCCGGTGCCATGTACCCCGCGTAGCTTGTCAGAGGCATGGAGACAAGCTGACGCCATGGTGTCCCCCCCTCAAAATAGAGCAGGGTTGCCAGTCGAGCCACTCTCTGTCCGTCCTGAATCTCCAGTGTGGCGTCCCCAGCACCAAGGACACCTGTGTCAACCTGGAAAGAGGCTCGCAGATCAACGTGAGATTCTTGACCCAGAAATGGTTCTATCCTCTTGTAGCCAAAGGTCTGCTGTTGACTGGTGCTAGCTGAGGTGCTTTTCAAAAGCAACGAGGAGGGTGGGTTCAGTTTGGAGTGCCCGAAAAACTCGGGAGAGAACCACCCGGGGGTCTCATCCTCGGGCAACACCGTCATCTCGGTGTTCACAACCTGAGCGTAACCACGAAGGATCGTTTGATCTGGGATGACCCCATAACGGAGAAAAGACCAACTCGAGGCTGAGGTGGCATAGGAGTCCAGTGCGCCCCAAAAGAGTTGGCCACCAAACTCCGTGCTCAGCAGGAGTGACGTTTGAGCAGGCTCGGGCATGGGGTGGGAACCATCCAGATCTGCTATGACACCTGAGATCTGACCAGAAACGAATAGGGTGGCCACCCTGGTTCCCGGATTGACCACCAACCTCAGGGTAGACTGACTGGACACCCAATCCACCTCAAAAAGGATGTCAAAATACTTGTTGCCCCAAAGCTGGGGATCTTCGGGGAAGGCAGGGGACACCGTAACTTCAGTGACCCCCGTGCTGTGCCGTACCACGTCAACAGCGGTGTAGAAACCAGCCTGTGTGCCACTTACAATCTGGAAACGGGAGCCTGCAACAAAACCCAAAGGAACAGAGGAGGATGCTGCAGTGAGCGAGGATGTGGATTCCAAAGAGGCTGCTGCCAAGGGTCCAACATGCCAACTCTCCAACAAGGACATCTGAGTAGGGTCCTGCAACAACCCTAGGTGCATCATTGGGGCTTGCAATCCAGCGGGGTCGTCAACCAGAAGAGCCCCCGCCAGGTAGAGGTGACTGTTGTCATGCAGTCCCATCCCAACACCCGTAAACACACCATGCTTTTGTATGCTGGAAATCCTAAGGCGTCCAACCATGAAGATGGAGGACGGAAAAGTCAGGTCTAGGGGCTCCCAGTACATAGCCAGAGGAGGGGACATAGGATTGTAGGGGCCGACGGTCCCATCCACCACGGTGTAGGTTCCATCCCCATTGGCCTGCCCCTCATCCGTACCCGTTAGGAACCAGTCCTCCAACAAGGGGCTTTGGGTTCCCTCAAAGGATCGGGTCTTCCCGTTGGTGGGAACTTCAAAGGCAGGAACTTGAGAGACATAAGGGTTTTGATTCAGCAACAGCGTAGTGGGGCTGTTGAGGAGCGCCGAATACGCCTTCTCGTACCCCTGATAACGATGGCTGATCCACATTGGCTCAGGATAGTCAACAGGACCCAGCACCAAGCTCATCGGGAAACGGGAGGTGGAAACGGCTCCCTTCGGATGCGTGCTATCTTGGATCTGCTCCCCATGCCAAACAACGTCGGCTTCGTCTCCTACTTGATCCCATTGATTGAGTACAGAGCCCTCGGTGTTCAAGTTGCCCATTGGAAAAATGGGATTAGGAAACCAGTTGTAGTCCACCAGGACATTTCCGAGGGGGTCACCCAAAGGCAAGAGGGCTATGGGATTCACCAGCGTGACTTTGCCTAGGTAGGGATCCACTTCCAGAATGTCAACAGACACCCCGTTCACCCAGACCACGACATCTTGCTTCGTTGCCGGGGTCATAGACCCCCATGTTTTGGTCAGTGGTCCCCGGGAGGTTAGCAGCCAATCCCTAGTGCCACCGCTCCAACCCGAGAACTGCACCGAGACATCTTCTTGAACCACCGGATGTGGAATGGCGTCACCAAGACGATCCAGTTGCACCTCGTACTGCTGACTCGCGACCGTCTGACCCATTCTGCGTTGAACACGCAGAATACCTGGAGACACCTGTGCCCCCGTAACATCGGGTCCAAGTCCCGAGACACCTGCGGGCCCACCGTCTGGACCCAAGAGGAAATTGATTCGATAGTCACCAGCATTTGGCCCGTTCAAGAAAGTGAGCACTTCACCCTCCTGAACGGTGTGCCACAAGACTTGGGACGTATCCGTCACCACGTCTCCAAGCACACTAGCGTAGCCTGTCAGACCCGTGGGTGATGTGAGGTAGGCCCGAACAACAGAGTCGTCCTGCTCAAAAGCCAACACCTCGGTCACACGGTAACGCCCGACATGAGACATGTCAGAGGAGGCAATGGTTCCTTCCAACCCTCCTGCATGAATGGAGTTAGGCCCGGACAGGATTGTCAACCAGGACCCTGGTCTAACAGGAGTGAAATCTCTGGTTGGGTCACTGAAAAGGGATCGATCAGAGCGGGTCACACCCGAAACTCCCGCGATGCGAGCTGCTCCCAACCAATACCGTCGGAAATCTTGGTAGTAATAGCTGTCCAGCTCCCAACTGGTTCTTTCAGTGAACAGATCCCCAAAGGCATCCTGAAACAAGTGCCTGTAGTCGTACAGGGCATGGGCCGGTTTCAGCGCCCTCAGTACTAAGTACACGTTTCTCTGCAACGTGAGGGGTTCCAAAGGGAAACCGTACAAGGGGACCATCACCCCATTGACCTCAACTTCACCCACTACCTTTGAGATATTGATCTCAAAGGTAAATGCATCCTCAGGTCCCCAAGCTGAGGTGGTCTTGAGATTGCCATACTCGTCCAACTGCAGCAGTTTTCGGGCCTCTAACCCTTTTTCGATGATCTCCACGGTAGCTTCAGTGAGCAGTTCAATGCCCTCTTTCTGCACCGCTGCAGTAGAACCTCGAAGGAGTAACGAAACCATGCTGCGCAAAAAAGTACGGTAACTGATGTCCCCCTGCACCTCTGGATAACCCTGGGTCCGAGCCTCAGGGAAAACCAAGTCACCGAGGATCTGATAGAGCACCTCAGGACGGGTGAAGTCGTACATGGAGTCGGCAAAAATCTCTTGAGCCGAGATCTGGAAGTCGGCAAGTCTCTCAGCTACCGCCTGGAACTGGGTCATGTAGAAGGGACCCTGGACCTGACTGGAATAGGTGCTGGGAACCAACTGCTTGAAAACAGTGAGAACTCGTTCTACCTGTTCGGTCCGTTTCCTCTTGCGATCTTGGCTGTCCCCCTCCCAAGGGGAGGGGTTTTGAGACAACATGCCGGGAAGGAGATTTTTGCTCTTCGGGTCCGTCATCGGTCCACCTATCAACGGCGGCCTGTGACAAGAGCCGAGTAGTCTCGGTCCTCATCAAAGGTGAAATCCATGTCCCCTAGCACCAGATACTCGGTAGGACCTGGCTCAATGTTTTTTGTCCCCGTGTCCCCGTCCGCAATGTAGGTCACTGTCAAGGCACTGCTAGATGGCGTGACACCCTCGGGCAACGAAACCAGTACCCTGTTCGCAGTTGCCAAAGTAGGATAACCGGGAATGCTCATACCGGCTCCACCCACGATGCAAGCCCCATAAGCTAAGCCCTTCAAGGGACTGCCGTCAAACTGTGGAACGGCGGGAGACAAAGTCATGGGCATGTCATTGAAAGTGACACCCCGGAACTCATTCACGGCCCCACCGCCGTCTGCTGTCACACAGTAGAGGGGGCCTGTGATCAGGTACGTCTTGACACCGTCTGTATCCCAACCGGAGAGAGGGAGCGGAACCCAGTCCGTTCCCTGTTGCGTTGTCACCAAGGGCTCTCTGATCACGGGGGACCCGTCTTTTAGTGCCAACTTGGAAAGTGGGACAATGCAATAGGACACCCCAGTCACAGTTTCAATCGCCTGAATGACGTCACTTTGACGCAAGGGTTGTCCCAGGGTTAGGGATCCAAAAACCTTACCTAAGCTCGTGCGCACCATCCCGTCGACCTGTGCCGCCGTGTGATTTTTCAGGAGCACAATGGTAGCCGAGATGTTGACACCCACCGGATGTGCGCTCTTGACCAAAACATCTGCTGTGCAGTGTCGGGTCTCCTCCACCTTGTTTTGGACCGCTTGCACCACCGCATTGGTGGTGTACTCCACGACGTAGTTCTCATCGTGCTGGTAGTCCACCAGCACCTTCAACCCCTCCGTCAGGAGTCCTCCCGTGACCATTACTACAGCCAGTGGTGTCTCACCACTCTCGTCCAAAAAGCTGAAGTCCTTACTGGTATTAGGATGGAAAGGCCCAACGTACTCGACGGACCGATCAAAATTGTAAACCCGAACAGTGTACTTGTTGACGCCCAGGTTGTTGAGATACTCGGGCCCCTTGAGGAGGACATGCTCCTCCCCCGTGACCACCAAAGGAACCCCAGAAGGAATGTTTTCGACGGTGGTTCCATCGATGGGAGTGATCACCTGCAGATAGTCACCTGCAGCAGTGGAACGACCCAACGTCAAAGGGTCATGGGGATGAAACAAGCTGTAAGCGGCTGTCCCAACCAGAATCTGGGACCCGGTGTCCAACACACGAGTCAAAGAAAGAATCTCACTGGCTGGCTGTCGGCTTAGCACCTGCTTGTTACTGGTGCGGAAACGGAAAGACCCCGTGAAGATGTCTGTGAGATGAATCAGGGTGGGATCGTTGTACGTGGCTGACAACTGCAGCCCGTCGGGTCGAATGAGCGTGGCCCCCGTGAGGTTCAGAGTCCGTACAGAGCCGTTGTGAGGGTTGATGGCCCGAAACTCATAGCCCCAAGATGGGATGTCCAACATCTCAATGATGGGATTGAGATCCGACAAACGAGAATCCAAAGCCCTGAAGCGAAGATTCCCAATCTCCCCGATAGGCTCGAACTGACCCGCAACCACGATGTCAAAAGAGAAAGCGAAAAGATCTCGAACGGTGGCTTGACTTCCACCCTTCACCCAGATGTCTACTTTTCCTCCCCAGTGATTTCCGGCGGAGTCCAGGTCACGCATCATCAGTTGATGACCACCCTCCACAACGTTCACCTGTTGTACCTGGGGGACCCCTTGGGCTTTTTGCACGTAACCACGATAGGTACCAGAGTCCACGGAGGACAACATGCCGTCGGCCCGAACTGCCAACTCATAGTTGGACTCCACGTCCCGGCCCCCGAACGTCCGATCATAGTTGGTGACCTGAACTCCTGAGGGCCCTCCTGTCACCGTTCGGATTTGATCTCGGATGACATTGCCAGCCGTGCCCGTGTCTAGGGCTTGCACATAGGCGCTTGCTGACCACCTGCCCGTGGCTGGGTTATACGTAGACCCAGCTCCTGCTGTTGTGATCCTTGCCGCCGAGGTGGTTCTGAAGTTAGCAGAACCCGCTGACACCTTTGTTCCAATGGGCAGATAGATCGTAGAGGTAGGCTTTCTGGTGACGTAGAAAAGGACCTCACCTCGAGACCTCTTGCCCGTTTCGCGCACAATGCCACGTCGGGCCGCCAACTGGTCAAAAGTGTTGTCAATCAGGTTCTGGACTGAGGTGGTGTCCTGCAGGAAAAAAGCCTGCATGAGAGCCATCTTGTAGGGACTCTGTGTGACGGGCACACTGACACCAGAATGGGTTGGGTCGTCAATGGCCAGCAACGTGGTGAAACTCTGAGCGGCCTGTAGAAAGCCAAGAACAAAACGAATCCTCTCAGCCTCGGTCGAAAAAGGGTCAATGAAGGTGTCCCTCAAGTAGGAACCCTCTTTCACCTCTACTTCAGGATGAGATCTGAAAATTGTGAGCGTGGTGTCCTTGACAATCTGCTGTCTGGAAACAGAGGGAAGGTCCGTAATGGCGGGGGTCACGATCATAGGGTAGCCCGACACCTCTTGAGAAAAAGAGGACTCGTACTCCGCACCATTGATCAGATAAATCGCCGTGACAGCGTAGTAGAGCGGATCAGTGTCCGCAACCGCTGTGAACTCACTGTAGGGCACCGCTGGATAGGTGATGCTGTTGGGGGTGGCAAGTCGATCATGCACGAACACAAACTTCTTGACCGTCTCCACCGCCTCGACCTGTGTCGTGGTCCTGAACCTGGTGGTCAAGTCAGGGATCACCATGGACTCATCATAGTCCAGTTGCAACACAGTCCCCGCCAAGTCCACCTGTTGTCCCGAGACTCGAAACAGGGCCGGATTGGAAAGGGGCACGCCATCTCCATCCGTGGGAACAATGGAGTCAACGGTCAGGGCCCCAATGGCAACCACGGCCTCTTCTGTGTCATAGGAGATGACAGGTTGGAGGTTGATGCGCTTGTACCCGGAAATGCCACCACCAGGAGAGATGGATGCATAGAAGTTGTACCCCGTTACGTTAGGGTCACTCAAGCCGGTGACTAACACCTTGACCGTCTGATCCATCCTTTCCAGGTAGACCCCAGAGGGGGGATAGGCAATTGCTCGAACATCCCGGTCTAGTGCCAGGTTTGCCTCAATAGTGCCAGCCGCAGTTGTCAGTCCATTAGACAAAACCGACTTCACGTCTATCCGATTCAGACCTTGAAGGAGTTGTAATCCCTCGGGATAGGCACTGGGGTTCGGAATGGTGAAGGTGGAACCGTCAAAAAGAACGTAGTCGGGGTCTGAGGTCCACACCCCACCCCGGATAGAGACCAGCATGTCCGCTGTGTCCGAATCCATCCGACCATGAAAAAACCGATAGGAGCTGTCCGTGGTGAAAATGTACTTGTCACGGTACAACCCATCGGGCCCCAAAAATGTGGGTGTAACAGCCATCTCACACGCTCCTATTGATGATGCCTAGAGCGTCCGTCCCTAGGGAGAGACCATTGGATCCCATCAGAGCCACCACTTGTGAGGTGGCATAAACCACATCAAGGGTTACGGGCTGTGAGGAGGCATTCTGCACCGTGACACTCAGCATGAAAATGGTGGGGTCTTGAGCATGGGGCGTGACCTTGACTTCGGTTACCGCATACAAGCGCTCTTTGAAAGAAACGCTTTGGTACTTGGCCTGCTCCAGTTGCAGAGCCTGATAACGGGACAAGGCGCGACGAACATCCTCACTGATCAGAGCTGCCACACCACTAATGGCTTTGCTACCAATTCTGGACTTCAGGTCCGTACCGTACCAGAGGTGATACGGGTTCGACCCCTTGTCCGTCAGCAGGATCTTGAGCACCGCCTGCTGTAACAAGTTCTCATCCCTGATCATCAGAGTCTGACCAGCGGAGTCGAAACGAAGATCGTTCTCAATACCGGAGGTACCACAACGAAGGCACCGGGTCCTGTGTACGGAGTACGAGACCTTCAACACAGGGTTACCACGCAAAGGTTCCCTGAAACGAGGATACCGCTTGGACGGCTCCGAAGGAGGCGTGTAAAGGTCCCAGGGGGGGAACAAGAGGGCTCCACGGGCCCTCCGTTGCAGGGCATTGACTCCCGCTGCCCCGAACCCCAGAGAGGCTGCAGCGGTGCCAGAAAGGGCCACAAAAGAGTCCGGTCCAACTGAGGCCGTGTCCACCAAAGTCAAGTGCCCACCGTCTGCCTCAATATGAGCCACATTCAAAGAGGCCTTGCGCAGGATCTGGGCGACTTGCTCCGCGGAATACCTTGTGACTTTGCGAACCCCAAAAACGTAACTCTGTGTCCCGGCGGAGGTTGTCAGGATGACCTCGTCCTCTCCTGGAATGAGATCAAAAGGTCCAGAGAGGGATGAACGCAGAGTCCCTTGTGAGTACAAACCCAACTGAGGAATGAAAAACTCGTCATTGACTAGGATGCGAACAATCCCGCTGTTGGCAATGGGCTGCTCAGTCACCAAGGACATCCCATCAGAACCCAGAGTAACGTATTCCTCCGAGATCAAATGGGGGCAGTACCAAGCAAGCTGAAAATCCTGAGACATGTTCCTCCGGTCCGTATCCCGTCATGGGGTTTGGGCTATAGAAGGGACACCGCAGGACCTCTCAGCACCCTAACATTTCGCGAGCAATCTCTGTGGGGTCATCTGGGAACGTGAAGTGCAAAGCAACCGTCTGCCGATTTGCGGAATATGAAGTGACCCTACCCGTATCATCGGTCTCATACAGAATCTGATACATCTCCTGTACCAGATTCTGTACCAGCATGCTACTGTCAAAATAAGCAGCGTCAAAGGGACCCACCCCTTGTAGGGCACCGCCAAAGGCTTGCACCAACACCTCATCCCTTTCTTGTACCAACTGCTCCCTCAAGTCACACTGCTTGATGATCCGCCACTCCAAATCCTGCAGCTCTTTGATTTCTTGGTCGGCCCAACCTCTGATCCGCTGCATCGTCTTGACCACCCCGTCATGGTCATAGGCCCCGGGACTGATGCGCCCACCTTGACGGGCAGGGTAGTAAACTGAAGTTTGAAGGAAGCCACCTTGAAAGGGACCAAAACCTGGTTCCTGATCAGATGTCACGGGCTCATTAGGGGCAGCGGACTGGGGAGCAACAACACCATTCCCCGGATACTCCTGCTGCTGTACAGCAGGAGTATCCTCATAGTTTTGGGTCATGGTTGCTTGCTCGGGGTAGGTGAAGGGAGAGATGTTCAGTGGATCTCCACCTAGAGCTACATACGCTTGCATCAAACGGCCAACATTGGAGTTGGGCGTCACATACAGACCCGTCCGTTGCTCCGTCCGTGTCACCCCTCCGTCGGGCGTCTCAAGGGCTTGATACTCAACCTTGACAATGCCGATTCTTTCAATCTCAGCATTCAGGACCTGAATCCTACGTGTTACATCCCGACGGGATCGAAGCAACCAACTAGAGTAGGCCCTGAAATAGCCAACTGGCCATACACCAAGCTTTGAAAAAGAGGCCATGACTTCCTCCTACAACACATCGGGCTCGTCAGGATCAGGTACGACTTCTGGGATACCGTTCACACCCGGTATCGTTGTTGGGTCTTGACCCAACGTGGCAGATGGCATCGGAGGTCCTGACTCAGCCTTCCAAAAAGCGGTGATCAAATCCAACAGGGCAGAATTAGGGGCGAAGGGCATCACAAGCGAGGCCCCACCAGCATAGGACAGTGGGGATGATGCTGGTTTGTTCTCAGCGGAGATCAGGTCCGCAAGAACACCAGCGGTTCCTCGGGATACCGTAACCAAGGCGGAGCACTTAGGGATCTGAAAAGTGTAGCCCAAAACGGATTGCAGCAACGAATTGATCCTGGCAATGAACTGCTGCAGACTCACCAGACGTGCCTCCAAAAATTCAATGTATTGGGTCATGGTGTCCACCAGAGTTTTCTGGGACTGTTGCAAAGACTCGGCCCAATTCACCGCTGTCGAGAGATAGTCCTCAACACCCGGAACCGTGTCCAACCAACGCACGTAGGACCACTCACCTGAAGGATTAGTCCTACGCACGGTCGCTGCGGCCACACGCAGAGTCAAAGATGCCTGCTCGTACAATCCACCTTGGGACTCAAGCACAAGGGTTTGAGAGTCAGACTTGGCAAAAAGACTTCTGCAGTACATGACTTTTGTCGGCACTGCTTGGCCTGACCCAAAGAAAAAAACTGGGGACAAGTCGGCCGATCCGGCCACGCGACCCTCTTTCTCGGCCTCGTCCAGAACGGCATTCCAACTGGGGGGCACTAGGATAGATCCCGTCTCAGGGTCTATCGCTTTCTCATAGATCTGACGTAGACCCCGAGGACAAGAGGACAAGAAAGTGTCCACCTCTGTAGCGGGAACCTCGGAACGAACGTAGCTCGACCACTTACCCACAGTTTGGTCCAAGACTCCCTCTTGCATCTGTGGCAAACGATCTTCCGTTATCTGAGAGTTGGACATCACCTCACGGGCCAAGTTTTCATTGCCCACAGCGTTAACTGGGTTTCTCGCAAGTCCCGCGGTCAAAGAACCATTCTGGAGTGACCCCCACAGGGTGGTATCGAGCAATTCTGTGGGGAGTAGGGACCCCTCCCAAGCAGAGACGTAGCTTGGATGAACCGCCTTGAGAATCGTTCGCCAAGTCGCTTGTCGAAGAAACTTGGTCTGTTGCACAACGAAGGCTTCAATCGTGGGATTGGGACCTGTTCGGGAGTACAGGTCATGTACCGCTCGTTGGATTCGACTCATGAGATCCCGACGAAAAGCAGCTGGATTCGTGTCTAGCAAAGACATGGCTACCTGATAGGTGATGTCCTTGTCATAAACGACGTCAACCAGTTGTTTGGCACCCTCCAACCCCGAACGAACCAGAGCCACACCCTGAGTGATAATCTTGTTGGCTTGTACGTTTTCCCATGTCTGAAGAGGCATAGAACCCTTCAGCATGTCCAGTGGTTTGAGGTCTGGACGGGATAGCACCAAAACCAGCAAAGCAGTTTGCAAAGCGGACAGGTAATCCTGAGTGTTCAGATTGGGGAAGGAAACCTGACGAGGAGAACAAAAAGCTCCAACGGAGGAAGCCCCGCTGGGGTCACCACCAGCAATCACTTCCAGTGGTTGCCCTGTAATGCTTTTGAGACTGGGCAGGAACTGGTATTGAAAAACACCGCCGTCGGAGATTGCCTTGTCACAGGTGGCGATGCGCACGTAGAACAGGTCTGCTGGTCCATCATCCATTAGTGACAATGTGCCATCCGTTTGCTCCTCCACATGAGCGGCATGTGGCATCTCTATGCCCCGCAGCATCACGGAGTAGTCACCTGTCACCCAGGCTCTTTTCACAGTGGAGGTGGTGACAAAGAAAGTCCGTTGCAGGAGAAACAAGGCCCCCTGTTGAAGTTGCTCCAACGGGATGGGCAATTTTTGCCCATCGACACGGCCGAACACACGGGAGTACCCATCCTGAAGGACTCCGTTTTTCACCCCAGAGTTGTAACCCAATTCGGCGGGCACACCGGCCAACATCTCGGCCCCACCATGAAGGACCAACGGATCCCCCCCGGGGAAGATCAAGACCTGACCATACTCCCTGGGTTGAGCCGGAACGTCCTTCCCCTCCACCGGCTTTTTCGTCTGATTGGACTGTGGTCGATCGTACCACACCTGAATCCCATTGGCCAACGTGGAAACGGTGACAAGGAACCCACCAGGAGGTCCTGACAAGTCTGGAAGGTAGGGGTCCCTCCGCAAAGGTGTCGCCACCTTCCAGTGTACTCGAGCGGCATCGGGCACTTGCCCAGACGGTGTTTCACCCAGACTGCCATAGTCGAGCACCGAGGCCGCCTTGGCCCCATACAAGATCTGTGTGATTTCGGGAATGGGAATGGTGCTTTTCAACACCGGGCGTTGCTGAAAATAGTCCAGCAAACCCGTAACCGTCTTTACCAACACATGCCAAGAGGTCAGATCCACAGAGGTGTAGAAAAAGAAACCCAAAACGGAGGATGCATTGGAGATGTCAGGACGAGTCCTATCGGTCCTGTCCATGAGTTTGGCAATCATCCGCCGCTCGTACTCTTGATAGCCTCCAATCAGACTCTCAGGCTCGGAAAGGAGCCCCCAGTCACCCGTCAAGTACAAACCCAGTTTCTGAAGGTCCTGTAGAAGACCCTTCAGCTCATCCACCACGGTTTGCATCAAAGGGGCCGCAGGGTCCAAAGAGCCGGGAACAAAAGACTTGGTGAACTCCAGAGCCTGGATAGCCACGTCAAGAACCGAAAAAAGCCACTCAGATGCCGATGTAATCGATCCGGTGGCTTGAGTAAGAAGCTCAGGAACTTCAAAGGAGATGGTGCCCCAAGAGTTTGACATCAGGAGCCTCCACCCATCGTCACCCGGGACAATCGTTCTTTCAGTCGCACCAATTCATCTTGATACGTTTTTTGCTGTACCTCAAGTAGCGCCCTGATCTGATGAAGAAGTGCTAACGACTTATCTGACAGGGGCACTTGTTGACCACCAACATCAACCCACGTCCCCTCCGGGATGTCCAAGTCAACCAGAATTTGTTTGGGGTCGGAGGTCATGACGTCTCCAGCGACTTCTTCCGAAGGAGGTATTGTGTCTCAACACCAGATTGGGCTGATAACTCTGCATCGTACCGTGAGATTGCCGCCAATGAGCCAAGCATTTTGTGGGTTCGGTAGGACAACCAAGTGTAGCGAAGATCCCGCAATTTCTCGGTCTGCTCCAAAACGGAGTCCACCAGATCAGGAAGCACGGGTCGTACTTTCTCCCCTTGAGTCGTATTGAACTCCGTGTACGTGGGGTCTCCTGGAAGTGCCCTTCGCATCCCAACACCGGAAGCAGCGGCATAGGTCAGGGAGTCTAGTTGGGTATCCAGAATCCAGAACCTGCGGTCAAGGAGTGAGAGGCACGAGGAGCTATTGGCATAAGGCATGGTTTCCACGGGGCCAATCAAAGTCCGTAGAAACGCATTAGACGCCAACCCAGATCCAGATTCAGGATCTGAGGGTGTTCCCAAGTCCAAAAGATGTTGATCCCTCTGAAAAACGAAGTATGAGCCTCCCTTGTTTTGGCCCACCCTGTTGATCAACTCGATCAACGACTTGACTCGCTCTCGAGTACTCAAAACCAAATCCACGGTCTCGGGTTCAAAAAACCCTGATGGCCGATAGATCCGGTAAGAGAATGGGCGGAGTGAGTGCAGATTCAAACCGTCGGGCTGAACCTTGAAACCCCCAGTGATAGGATTCCGAGGTCGGGTCGGTCGAAGGTCCATCTGACCCTCCACACCCAAAGTAGTCAGAAGGCTACCCGAAACCGTGGGGTACACGGAGTAAGCTCTCTCCAAGTCTGTAGAGTCGAAAATCACGGGAGCATCCGCAGTGCCAGTGAACTCAGTGACCGGATTAAGAAGCAGGTAGGGATCAGTTCCTGTGTCCTCCACCTTCTGCACACGGTAGAACCCACGATTATCGTCCAAAGGACTTGGGGCTCCTGGGGTAAAAACGGAGGTTGCGGAAAAGTCCACACGACCCAACACGGCCTCGTCTCCGAAAGGACGAGCACTAAGTTCCTGGATGCTGGGTAAGCCCTTTTGCCTCGGAACACGGCCCAAGGGGTCGATGACCACTAGGTCACCTTTCCTCACACCCAAGGCAGAGAACGTGTTGCCTGATCCGGCAGCCCGAAGATCATCATAGAGCTTGTTGACCACATCCTCATAGGTTAGGACACCACCAACCTCGGGTACGTATCCTCCTTTCTCCACCGGGTCACCCCAAGTGGCTTCAGTGCGGGTGACCTCATGAGTCGTAACCAACTGCAGAAGTTGTTCCGCAGTTTGCTCGTGAGGCACGGGCGCTCTGCGCAGCCAAATCTCAAACCGAGAGTTAGCAGAGGAAAACAGGGTCAAGCCAGGGGGAGCCAAAATGAGTTGGGTCTCGGAAAGGACCGTAACAATCGGCACCTCCTCCAACACGTCACCCTGTGGGTCCAGCAAACGGAATAGGTCCCCTGGGTGGATGGACACGTCGGCACTGGTGAAGGGACCTAGATTGGTGCCAGCACAAAGGGAGCCATCAGACCACACATCCGAAGCCTTGGGTGCTCCTCCTGGTTTGGTCGTCTCCCAATCCATGGTGTAGTTGGAAGCCGTTACCAAGTCACAACCTGAGGGCATCGTGGATCGGTCCGTCAGGAAACCGCGACGAATCTCATAGACGTAGCGCAGCGGCTTCAGAACCGTGGGCGAGGCACCCACATCATGGAAGCGACGAATACGTCGAACACTGAAGAGGACCTCTTCAGGAACCGAAGGAAGTGACCCCGAAAGCCAATACTCACTAGCGTCACGCATCCAAAGCTCTCGGTCCCAATCGGAAAGAGCTAGGGATGGGTCTGGCAAACTATGCCCCGCGTCCACGACACGAGCATAGGTCTCATCCAGATTCAAACAAGTCCTTGGGATCGACGGCTCAAGGAACACACCAGCCTGGGCAGCAAACCCGGGCTGTAGCACAAGGGCACCATCGGGACCCACCAACTGGAACATTGTCCCGGGCAAGAGGCACCGTGCCCCAGTGGCTAACCCTCCCCCAAAAGAACCAGAGGGCACGTTCAAAGCATCATAATTGAGGCCCCCCATACTTGTGACATTCAAGGAGGTTACAACGTGGTGGTAGACAGGAGTTGCGGGGTCCGCCAGGAACTGATGTCCCAAAGCGGGGACTTCAACCAAGGGCACCAGTGTGTTCACACCGGAAATGCGATCCAGGAGTCCGTCAGACAGACCGGCTTGACCCGATGCCTTGAACACCCGGGGCAAGGCATTATCGGACCCGGTGGCAAAAAGGCTCAGATAATCAGGAGGAGTGATGGTCAGGCGCTGGAAACCATGAATCGAGTTGACACCGTCGTCAAAACCAACACAGTTATTCTCGGGCAACCCATAACCGGAAACCCGCACGGGTAGAAATACCATGCCAGAAACGGAGGTACCTACCAGAGCCAAACTCTGGAACAGGGACTCGGTGATCGGGTCCCCATAGGCATCCCTGTAGTCACTAAGTGCGAAGGATCCCTGACCTGAGAACTCAGTGATCGACGTGTACAGTCCGCTGATCACGGCATGCCTAAATTTCGACTCATCCGTTGAGGCTAGGCTTGTGGGGTCACAAAGAATGAAGACACGAGTATTGACCCCTGGGAGGGCAAAACCGGAGTGAATGGTTCCCACCAAGGGGCCACCTGGGGCAGGAGCCAAGTGAGAAGTAGTCAGGGTGTGGGTTCCAAGGTTGTACCCCAACACAGTTGGGAATTGCACTGAGCACCACCCACCCAATCCTAATTGTGAGTGTGGTGACTCTAGACGATTGTTCCCCGCATTGGGAACAATCGCATGACGAACGAGGTATGTGCCACAGTGAAGAGAGCCAGGAGAGGTGGTGTGGGTAGAACCGTCAATGATCAGCAAGTCCCCAGAAACTATCTGATCCAAGCCCCCCTCCGTCAGAGCCACACCAGTCACACGATTATCAACCTGGGTGGTGTCGACCAAAAGGGAACTGACCCGACTGCCCGTTAGTCCCGAACCTTTGCAAATCTCCAGAGTGCTGGCTTTGCCATAGGAGCAGGATGGCACCGCAGAAAAAGCAATGTCAGCCCCGGAGATAGGGGCATTGTCCCAGCCCTCAAAAGCCTCTACAGCTAAGGACCCACGCTCCGTCAAAGCACCCACTCGAGGAGCCCATGTCCCCTGAGCCAAGAAAGTCAAAGGGATAGGATCAACACCAACCAAACCATTTATCTTGGCATTGACGGAGGACCAGTACTTGGTGGCTGCTGTCAACCCCGTCTGAACTTCGGAAACAACCAAAGTGGTTTCTAGACTCAGGTTGGCGTTGAGCGGATGAGTCTCCCCCCTGAGTCCCATGTACCTAAGGTCACAGATTTCATGAAAGGTGATGCGATCCGAGTCCAGCCATGCTGTGGCAGAGTGCCATGCAGGAGGAGCTGGGGCCCAAGCGTCAAAGCCCCGGGCATCCAGGTCAACTAGGAACTCGAACCCGTAAAGGGATGTGAAGACACCACCCACAAAAGTATGGGGAAGGAACCAGTTGGTTCGACTCCAACCCCAAGGTGGGGCTCCTGGGGTCCAGGGGAGGAGCCCTATCATGGGCAGATGGATCTGTCTGTTATCCAGGACAGGCAAAACAGGAGTCGTCTGGGTGCCAAAAACAGGGGCTGAACCCATCACCATGGAGGCTGGGGGTACAAGCGTGGGGTCATCCTGATAGGTCCAAAGGTAGACCGAACCATTACGGATCAGGATCCGAAGGATCTCAACGCCACCCGTGAGGGAGGGCAAAGGATTAGCCCCTGCGGGCCCATACTGAATAGACGGGTCAGGACGTGCAATCACTCTCAGTTGAATAGGAACACCCGATGCGTAGATGTCATTCAGATTGCCAACTCCGATAGTCTCACCATTATTAAGGGCGAGAGGCACGTCAGAGAGATCCAAAATGGTCAGACCCACATTGTGATCCTCAATGAGGATCACACCCGGAGTCGGTACCGCTTGTGGGTCCACTGGGTATATGCCATCAGCATATACAATGGCATTTGACATCCGATAGCGAACACCATCCCCAGTGTCAGTGGTGCCCCCGGGAGGGGCCGCAGTAGGGGTGATAAACCGAGGAGGGGACACGGTCGATGTTGTCACACTCCCCACGCTAAGCAAGCCGTGTGGCCCCTGAATCAAGCCAGAGGGACCCGTGAAACTAGGGTCCACGCCAGGGTAAGGGGTCTGCACCAAGAGGAGATCGTAGGGCCGAACGTCACCCACACCCAGGTCCGTGGACCCATTGGCAACCGGGGTGAAGTCGGAAGCTGTCGTCAGTGCCCCACCGATAAGAAGTCCATCCAACCCCCGAATCTCATCCGGGTAGACGGCAAGGTCGGGAGGGGTACCACTGCGAGCCTGAATGGCCTCGGCTACACCGACGGTGATCTCGCCAAAGCGATCAATCTCAGTGTTTCCAATTCTCAGATAGGGGATTGCAGTGTCCCCTGAGTCATCTACCAGACCGCCAGAAAGGGCGGGGAACCGATAAGGGTTCACATCCTGATAGAGAAACTCCACCGGACCCTCCAGAGCCGACATGGGGTCAGGGGGATTCTGACCCGTCATCTCTTTCAGCGGGAAATAGTGATGGTCGGCCAAAGACGGCAAAGACCGGTCCACAAGGCTTCCGTCCCCTCGAATCCCAAGGTCCACTCCAGAGCGGTAAGACTCCATGCGCAAGGCGGAATCCCGCATCGTTTCAATGGTGGGCATTGTGGCCAAGGCCGAGGGTTGTGTCATTCGACCCCCGGTAGGTGAGATGGCCAGTACTGTGTCACCTTTCTCCAAGGGGTACATGTGAGCGGGAAGATCGACGGCGAGCAGATCGTTGGGGTCTGAGATCAAAACACCGTCTGCATCTTGAAATGTCAGCACACAGCCATAGACCACAGAGTTGACAAAGGCCGAGGTCTTGGTGACCGTCCCCCAGATTGTATCCTCCATCGTGGTGAAGGCACCCAAGAAAGATCCGTCGGGCTTGCCCCACAGAACTTGATCCCCTACCTGGAAACCCGGAACGGACAACTCAGGATCCCCTGCAAGGGCATCCCCCAAATCTCCACCTTGGGACAAAAACTGAGAGTCGTCGGGGAATCCAGTCTCCGGGTCAATGGGGAGAGAACTCAACAGGAGAGGACTGACAATGAGACAAGGCACATTGACAGCGGGAGAAAGCCCCCCGTCAAAAGCCCCCGCTGGGAGACCCTCGGGGAAGTAGCCCCAGATACGGGCCCGAGCCCGTCGAGCGGTCAAGTTGGCCGAGCTGACATTTTCAATCGGGCCCATGGCCGGATTGCTGAGTTGCCCGATTTGTTGGCCAGTGGTGCGAGCCCACTGACCTGCAATCTCTCGTCCCGATGTGTAGACCCCGGGGGAGAAAGCCCCGCCACTCTCCAACTGGGCTCCAGCACCAGGAAGGGTGCGGAAAAAAGCCTTGGTCTGTGTCGGGAACAAGCGAGAGAGACCATGCTGATCGGACATGCATCCCGTAACACCTTGAGCCCGAAACTCAAAGTAAGGCATCTGGGGGATGCGCCGGGGGGTGGCTTTCCCTAGACGCAACAGAACCTGGTCATCCACATCGTTTCGGACGAGCTTTTGTTGGCTTGAGATCAAGGTAGCCAGTTTGGAGGGGTCGAGGAAAGTCCCTTCCAACTCGGAGTCCACCAACTTGGCTGACTTGGGAGAAACAACCCAATCTTCGGGTCCCACGAAAAGTGGCACTGAACGATCGGCGTTCATCACATCAGACCAAACGAAACGAGGATTGAGGACACCCGTGATAGCATCCTCATAGCCTGGGGTAGGGTAGTTGGCATCTCGTCCTACCCAGAACCGGAATTTACCGTCTCTGTCGCCAACAAAGCCACCAGAGATCGTTTCTTGGACCTGCTCAAAAGCAGATGTGGCGTCATTGTAGAAGGAAAGGAAAGAACGAGCCACGCGGTCAACGTCATGCAGATGTTGACGTCGAGCCTTGGGCCCCAACACACCTTGCTTCCAATTCTGAGTACCAGAGATGGAGGTATTGAAAGACCCCGCAGGCCGTTGGGCCGTGATTTCCTGCGTTGCCTCCTGAGCTACCTCACCCATGAACTGACTCAATTTGACGGCTCGGAAATAGAAGCTGTCCGGGCTAGCAAAGGTATAGGTGGCCGACAAGGTCGCACCCAATCGGCCATTGTCCCCTGACGGACTTGTTCCAGCCAGGAACTCGCTATGAAAACGAGGATTGACGAGGACCCCACCACGCATCTGGGGCTGCATGGCCCTGGTTTGCGTGTAGAGGAGCACCAAACTCTGACCCTCGGACAATGGTGCTCGAGATGGTGACAGTAGGGAAAGGGCCCCGGAGTCCCAGGCCAAAGAATAGTCAACCCCAGGAACCAACAAACGACCCGGAATCTCAACACCGTTCTGGGTGTCTCCAAAAAGGATTAGGAACACGGGTTCAGTGGTTAGAACTGGACCCACACCCATAAAGTCTCGGGTGCTCGGTGGATACACGGGACGATAGGACAGTCTCAAAGTGGGAGACGTGAGGACATCAAAGGCACGGCCGAAACTTCCTGTCACGGTCACCCAAGTTCCTGTCCCATCCGGGGTTAGGCCCGAAGAGGCCACTGTGTAGGGGCAACCACCAAGCTCCAAGATGTGGCCGGGGAGCGCAAAGGCCAAAAGGTCACCCTTGAACTGAATCGTCTTCTGTCCCCGAGCCACATTCTCAAAGGGGAACAGGTTGATGTCCAGGGTTGACATCAACCCCGCATCCGCAGTCGTGTTCAAAGGGGCTAACCCGTCGGGGTCAACCACTGGAGTCAGGGGCCTGTCCGTGATCAAGGTCAACACGTCATTACCCGGAGAACGACTGCCCACCTCAGTGGTCGTTGGAGGGTAGAAGGAAACTTCTGTGACGTCGCCCCCAGTGCCACTTGCAGGGAAGTATCGGAGACCCTTAACGTAGAAACAGTCCTCGCCGATACGCAACAACTGTCCGCTCACAAAGTCAGCGGTGCGATTTCCACGCAGACCAAAACGACTTTGACTAGCCTTCACGTAGAATGGGGGACTGTACACATTCTGTTGACTCACGGCGTAGGAACGTTCTCCACCCTGAGCCTCCAGAACCGAATAGGAAACGCTCACCGGAGAGGTAGCGTCGACCAACTTCCCCGTGAAGGTGATCCGCCCCTTGCCACCCCATCCCGAGGGGTAGTCAATCAGGAAGTCCGTCCGTCCAAAGTTCTGGAGAAGTGTTCCGACCCATACGTCGGGATCGGAGGAAGAAACCACTGTCTGTGCGGTTGAATTGAACTGGTAGACATTCGCAGATGTCCTGGTAGCTGTTTCTTTGCGCACCCGGACGGGAAGGAACTCCACCACCTTGTCCCCAATACGCCGACCCTCCAAGTCTGCCCTCCAGTATTCCACCTCCATGATGGAACCCCTTTTCAGCGGGGCATTGGGGGAAAAAGATCCTGACTGGGGGCTGGTATGAACGTCTCGGTGATTCTCAGTCACCAAGCGCTCAGCCACATACAGGGACTGGCCTGCATAGGTGGTCATGGCCACACTCGAGAGATTCAAGTAACCTCCCGAGTCAATTTCAGCTTCTGTCAAGGTCAAGGCAGAAGGATCTCGGAACAACTCGCGATAGAAGACGCTGGCCCCACTCAGAGAGGACAAGATCCCAGAGCTGAAGCGAAGGGTTCCCTTGGGCAACCCCAGCCAGCTTTGCGTCAGATACTCAACCCCAATCACCACGGGGCTGAAATTGGAGACACCCACCAGCTCGGAACCAGAGAACACCTCGGTCCCGATTTGAAGAGCAAAGGAACCTTGATCCACCCGTGTTGAGTCCTCCAGCACCAACACGTCGTTGGCCAACCCGCCCAACTCGTGGGCCTCGGCCAACGGGGTGACGGTCGCCCCACTCTGATGTACCAACCCAAAACGAAGTTCCAGATCTCGACCTAAAATCAGAGCCTCGGTCAGATCCGCATGGGGACGATCCGTCATAGAGGCGAGGACTACACCCATTGGGTGCAAGACTCGGACTGTGAATGGATCCGTCAGCAGATGTTGAAACGGTTTGTACTGGACATCAGCCACCAGCGAGGGATCAAAGACGGAGGCCGGGAACCCCGTATATAGCTCCCAAGTCAATGGGACACTGGAGGACAACATTTCGGGGGCAACCCTAACTTGAGTCTCTCCTAGCACCTCCTCCACCCGGTAAAACCCAGCGGGGTCTCCACTCTTCAACTGGAGCTTGAACCCAGCTTGCACACCGGAGGCTAGGAAGTGGGCATCAGGGTCAGAAAAAACGGAGGATCCTGTGACTTGCCCCCTGGACCCAGAGGCAACGGATGCTCCGTAACGAGTCACCAAAGTAGCAATGCCGGGCACACCCTGTTGAGGCAGAATGTATTCGTTGACTCCAGCATCCTGGAGATAACCTCCCATCTCAGCTACGGACAAACCACCGCCGACGGCATAGGACTCGGGTACAAGGTTCGGACCACCTAAATTCAAGGTGGATGTTTTTTGACCTAGGGTGACATCGTTGGACAGCCATTCCACCCAGTCGAACTTCCTGTCCGCAAAACGATGGACGATGTCCTGGTAATGCTCGAGGGGTTTCTGCTGGTAGGAAACTTCATCCCCGTCAACTGTCAAAGAGCGAAGGTAGAAGAAAACATCCACGTCAAACCCTGCGACATCTTGCAAGGGGGCCTGGTCCAAAAAGACAAAAGGCATGGACGTGACGTTTTCCTGTAGCACCAGGTCGGTCACCCGATCTACAGCCTTGAAGTCCGGGATTGCGGAACTGCGATCCAGATTCAGAGGGCTCCGATGCAACCCCAATGAGACTCCTGAGTCGGGGAGCCAGTTTGGGACACCAGACTCAGCTCGCCAACCGGGAAGGAAACCCAAAGAGGCACAGCCAGAAAGATCAAGAGTCCCACCTAGCCCATACCCGATCTCCACCGACGTGATGCCATGCAACCCAACTCGACCCCCCAACCCTGAGCAAGACCCACCCGGAAGAGCTGGCACGGTGGAGGTCTGAAGGGATGAGGCGACCTCCTCAGCCGTGAAGTATGGAACCGACTGGTCTAAGGCACTAGCAGACCACTGATAGGCCACACCGTCCAACGCAAAGTGGAAGACCTCAGTTCCCGAGAACCTAAACAGATCTCGAACCCTGGAATACAGGACAGGGGTCTCTGTGTACAAGGCAGGGGTCAGAGCAGCCTGCAAAAAGTAGACCGCTTGGGCCCCAAATTTCTTGCGGTCCGCTCGACCGATGACTGCCTTGGACCCAAAGGTGCTCTTCTCTTGGGCTACGGAGGCACGACCACCCTTGATCTTACGACTCGAGGGGAGATTCTTAGCCAGGAGAACCAGGTCCAAAGCCTCAAGGGCTCCGCCTCGGGTAAACAGGAAGGAATCGCCAAAAGGGGCTAGAACACTCCTCACTCGACCCAAATTCTGGGCCCCAACGGTGTCTCCACCAGGACGGAGTGACGCCTCTGTCCCCGGGGAATTGGGTACCGTCCCCGTACCATCGGGAAGGTCCAGAACACCGGACACACCCAAACCTCTTCTTGGATCCAAGGAGAGGAACTCTCGGGCTAGAGTGTACCCATCAGGAATGTACAGCTCGGAACTGGTAGCTACACCGGGGTCGCCTGACTCGTCCAACAAACGCACAGGAGCCCTGGTTGGCTGGGGCTGGGCATTCAAAGCGGTGCCCCTGAAATAGACTCTCTCGCCTAGAAAATGTTTGCTGAAGGTTGGTCGTGCCGGGTCTGCTCGGTAGAGGTCCTCGGGGCAAAAACGCAACTTCCCGGTGGACATGGAGATGGCAACCGTTCCGGGCAACACGGCAACTAGAGAGTCCAGTGCCAGATCCGTGGCCAACAAAACAGGGGTCAAGGGTGCTCTGTTGCCAAAGTGCAGCATCGGGTGGTCAGTGGGACCCGGGACGGGGCACAGGTAGAGCGGGGTGGTATCTGCTCCCAACATGAGTCCCAGGTCACCCTTGGAGTCGGGGCTGAAACTCTTAGGGGAGAACCAAAGGGCTTGCCCCAGATGGCCCGTCAGAAAAGAGGGGCTGAGTACCAACTTGCCCGAAGCCTGCCCCACCACCGCCAAAGCACTAGGATCCAAGGTGAAGTCGAAGGATTCCACCTCAGCGTCACTTTTGACCCGCACGGAGTCCAAGGGGACACTGTTTGCCCCCGGGGTCAAGCCCACCCGCAACATGGAGTAACGATCCGGGAACAAAGAGTCCCCCGGCAGATAAGACCCGACGGGCAGACTTTTAGGTGGCGGATTCAGCGTCCAAGTCTGGTTCTCTTGCACCAAACCCAACAACGTGGGTGTACTCCCCTTGTAGGGCCCCCAACGTCTGGTGACCCCGTTCCATCCAAACCGAGTCTCGTACCTGTCATTTCGTGTCCACCAGAACTTAGACGGAGCCAGTGTATAGCGGACCGTGACTACCTGGTCGCCACGCAGGGGGGAAAAACCACCGCCCAACGAGGCCAACTGAGAGTCCGTGAGAAACACTTGCCCTGACACAAGATTTGTGTTCTCTGGTAGAACCACGAGGGTCAAAAAGGGCAGATCGCCTTTTCTGGGTTCTCCACCTGGGGACAAAGAGGGGTCCACAACTTCTGGGTTCTTCCAGCCGTTGTCGTCGTACTCTACGTCCCCTCTGGCGATCACAAGGGCTAAAACAGAACCCAAGGACCTAACACCACCGTCCAAAACCGTACACCGGGTGGACCCGTCGGTTAGGACGTCGCCCGTAATGGCGTGTGTCACATTCAAAGAGCCTGGGACAAAAGTGGCTGTTCCGTCCTCAAGCCACCAGTCGGGATTCTCGACCCAAGCAAGGGAGGCTGAATTCTGGGCCCAGACCAGATACTCGACGGGGGTGGTCCCCGGAGCCTCAAGGACACCAGCCCTGTACCTTTCTGCATCCACGTCTACAAAGTCAGGGGCTTCGGTGGCATAGAGAAAAGCCGAGGGCACGGTCTCCAAACCACGAAGAACACCCGTCTCTGGTTCCCCGGTGGTGGGAGCATTACTGGGCGCAAGGGTTGTGCCCCTGAGAACATGACCTGAAAAAGAGGGATCCATCACACCACCCTAGACATTGTGGTTCCCACCGCGGCGAGAGGGGGCACGGACGTTACACCAAGAACGGGGGCATTGCCCACACCCAAAGCCAACAACTGGGCTACCCCGACACTCAAACCTCGAGCCATCATTGGCATGCTTGCCCCCAAGGTCCCGAAAATGGACGACCAGGTCATGGTCAGAATACCCGTCAGGGAGGCGGCATTGAGTACCGTAAAAGTGGACACGTCGGACCCAGACCCAACACCAGTGGAAACGCCTGCATACTGACCGTATTGGTTGAGGCAGGAAGCCACACCCGATGTCATGACTGTGGCAAGAGAGGAGGCCTGTGGGCCTCCTACTCCTGCGCCCAATAGGGCAGAAAGCATGGCTGAAACATTCAGTGGGATCGTTAGCCTGCTCATGGTTGTAACGATCCCACCCGTTCCTGCTAGCCCCGTCGAGTAACCTGCAAGGGCTAGGTTGGTAGGAGACTGAGACCAAAGCAAAAAAGCATTCGCAAAACCGCGGGCGAGGTCCTCATACTTGACCCCCAAGAGCGCATGGGCACCGGAGGTTCTCGCCTGCAGGAGAGACCCATAGAGAAGATCCGTTGTCAAGGCCATAGCAGATCAACTCCCGACGATGTGGTTCTTTGCCCCCATGCCCCATGTCCCAAAAGGGAGTCCTGTTAAGGGGTCAAGAGAACCAGCACAAATCAGAGGCCCGGAGTCTGGACCCACAACGGGACCACCCAAATATACCCCAGAGGTTCCCTTGAGGGTCGCAACACCACCCGTCGCTACCAGACTGACGGAGACGCCTGTCATGGAGGCCTCACCGGCATTGGCCGTCAGTGTGATGGTCCCCGTTTGTGCCGTGCCCTCAATTCCGCTGGTCCCCATCTTGAGGTGGCTACCCACTGCTCGAGCAGACCAAGTGCCCTGATCTGTTTCGTACTGTAAATTGCCTACCAAGACCGTGGTCTTGTGGTTACCCAACCTGAAAGTCTCTTCCCGGTCACCTGCGATGTAGGTGACCTTTTCACTCACGTAACCTGGCAAAGACGGGGCGTAGGTCCTCTCATGAAGAGGAAAATTGGTCGGCAGCATGTACTTGGGGCCACCGTAACTCTCCTGACTCTTCCCATTCACGGACAACTGAAAACTCTCGGTGGAGATGGAGGTCCTTTGGACACCATCAACGGATATGGAGTCATGCCCCAACAGGTTGATTTGGGAGGCATTGACCTCCACATGCTGCCCCTTGACAAGAACCTTCTTCTGAGCCCTGAGACGCATGTTGGTGGCGGCCTCAATATCCACAGCGGGACTGTCCCCTGCTCCACCGTCGGTTCCGATCAGTGACTCCTGGGCGGACTCTGTTCCTTGCATGGAACCGCCACCAAAAATCCTCACCCCACCTTTTTCCGACCCCACGGACATGGTGGCCTTGCCCGAGGTACCAAAAGACGTCTCCCCCGCTAGGAACAGTTGCATCCCACCAAGGATCCCCAGCTTCAACCCACCGTTCAGAAACACCTCAGCGGCAATCCCTTCGGGATCCCCACCAATGGAGGCTCTCAACTGACCCTTCTTGTTGTAGGACACGAAAGTGGTATCCCCGCCACCGGGAGGCGTCAGTCGAAACAACGTGGCAGCTTGCTCTGCCATGGGCGTTGGGTTCGCCCCTCCCCCCACAAGGGCCAATCTTGCGGCCTCTAGCCGAGGGCTGGGGGTTGAACCGTCAAAGACCCGAGCCACCATGGGAAGCCCGTACTTGGGCCTCCCATCTTGTGAGAAGGGGTCATTCCCCACCACGGATCCCAAAACCCATTCGATGAAAGGAACGTTAGGAGATTGCCCCGCATCCTGACCCGGAAGGCGCTCGGCATCGAACATGTCCGTCTGGTCGGTGACTGGCAAACGCCCGTCGGATGTGTGCGTCACCTCAAGTCGGTACTCCGTGAGCGTGGCCATATCGGGGCTCGTCACCGCATTGGAGGTACCCTGAGAGGACACACGAAAAAGAGGTTTACCCCCATACACGGCATCGGCCTGATGCTTGTCATCTACCACGTACCCGAACTCGTTTAGGAACCCACCTCGTTTCAAAAACTGATAGGGATCTAGGTAAGGGTTCACGGGCAACAAGCTGCGGGTTAGGTCTTGACCGTCTCTGCTGCGATGTAGGTTTGCACTCGGGGTCAGATAGCCACGTGGTGCATCCGGGTCTGGGGGAAGAACCGAGTCCGGGAGAGGTAACCCGGCAGCGGCTTGTAGGCCGTCGTCCCAGAGTTTCCCATCCGAGACCACTTTGGTGGGCAGGAAAGTTGCGTCTCGTTGCACCATCCCCGCATAGATCCGAGCACCAGCCAGAGCCGTGAACTGTTGCAGAGCCCGAAGAATGGCTGCCTGGTCTTGGTCCCTCAGTTTGAACTCGTTGCCACGACGATTTGAGAGGGTCACACCCTCGTCAAGGACAAGGTCTGCACCCTGTGCCGAGGACCCCACAATGTTTCCGGGTTGAAGATGCCGAAGCTTGTGACGTACTCGGTCAAAGGAACCTTCCCAGTATTTCCTCTCACCATGACCGGGGTCAAATTCGTCGGCAGGCATCTCAGCGGTTGTGACCCAATCTCGACCAGGCCAAAGACCAGGCACGACCCACCCTAGAATTACGGGAGTCTTTGTGTTGCTCCCCTCACTGGAACTTTGGTGCATCCAACCGATGATGCAAGTGTCCCCCACAGTGGGCATGGAACCGAAAAAGTGACGGGCTCCGGCACCAGGAAAAGTCAAGGGCACCGGAACCCGCTGAAACATCTGAGAGGCACCGGAAATGGTCCGCAAAGTAACCAGGAATCCTTCGTAATCGATGGTGACCACTCGAGCTAGACCCAGCCCCGGGTTGTTATCCGGGTTCATCCGAGCAAGATCGGTCTTCGACTTCAGTGAAGTGATACGAAGAGCCCCACGGGTCTGTCCCGGACCATGGGGATGTGCTCGACCCAGATACCGGATTGTGTCTGGCATCACTTCACCTCAGTGGAGGACAAGGTTGCAACAAGGGCATCTTGTTGTGCCTGCCAATTTTTCAAAGCGGAGGGGAGATCCGTGGATGCGGTCACCAAACTGGTTCTGCTGATGTCTCTGACCCCACGAAGGGCATCTTGTGACGCTTTCCAATCCATGGACCCTATAACCGCTTCCTCCATGAGCTTGCGTGTCACATCCCCAACGCCACGGCTTCCCAACGCCAAAGGCATCTGAGCCCCGACACTATCTCCTGAGGAGGACACCTCAACAAAACGCTCCCTGGAGGCAACACTCAATAGAACGTCAGCCTCAGTGGCCTTGCATGTGCAAGTAGCTCCTATCAAACCCGTGGTCAACTCGGCCATGCTGAAACCAGCATTCAGAATGGGCAGTTTGTGCACGCCATCCTTGTTCTTCTCCGAAAACCAGTTCATCAGGTTCAGTTGCAGTATGGTCGGGTCACTCGTGGCCCTTGCCACACCAAGGTCAAGGATCTGAGAGTCTGAGTAGTGTTCCCTCAAGCTGGACAAAACCCGACGCTCAACCTCTTGCGCTGCTGCTGGTCCCGTCACGTAGCGGCTTCTTTTTGCGGGAGTGCCAGAGGGTGACTTCAAATCAGGAACATCCTCCTCCACCCAGACCCCTTTACCATTGAGAACAACCTCAATGACGTCTTCCACCAAGGTCCGGCTCAACATGAGCAAAGGGTCCTGTTTGGCGAGCACGTCAAAGACCCCATCAGGGTCAATACTGACGTCCCGTCCATAACGATAGGACCCCACGACCCGATAACCCTTGCTGTCAGACACCGGGAAAACGGGCATGTAAACGGGGAGGGCACTCTTGGGTGGCTTTGAAGTGTTGGTGGAAACGGAACCCTTAGCCGGTTCCGTTCCATACTGAGCACCAAAAGTCTTGGCCATCGTGGACAGGCGTTCGGACTGGACATCCGTGTCCAGTGAACCCGCCATCCCCTCGACCCAGAGATCTTTCTCCGCCCGGATCAGGTTAGTCATTTCCTCCGCCAGCCAGGTAGCTGCGGCCTCCCAAACACGAGAGGACATGACCGTACTTGATCCCGCAAACAATTCACTTTGGCCACTCTCGTTATCAGCCAAAAGGTACATATCAAGGGTGGCGTCATAGGGCCATACCCCACCTAGAACCTGAAACTCTTGGGGCAAGTCTACTCCCGCGATCCCCACGCCATTCCCGGATCCCACTTTGTTGGCCTCATCGGCCGCAGCTCGCAAAGCCGATGAGACCTTTACAACCCAGGGCCCAAAAACTTCAGCAGGGGACATAGTAAGGTTGGCCTTTGAGACCAAGGTATTCAGACTTTCCCGTAGGGAACTCGTGACACTGCCCCCCATGTCCACCGTAAAAGAGCCATGCGTCGTTTTGACCTTGGGTGCGGACAAGGTTACGTCATGAACGGAGAACATCAGCTCACGGATCTCACTGGTTGGAACCACCTCGCCACCCGCCACCCTGTTTGTCAGAACCTTGAGTCCCCAAACAGGGTGCCGGTCGGCAAACATCGCCTGAGGGAGGTTTCCATCCTCTTGTATCTGAATTTCTTTTGTGGGCACATAGGTAGGAACCAACAGATCTTTCCAACCGTCATCCAGAAAAGGATTCTGTAGGGTTGTACTCTTGACCGTTGCCGTTTTTCTCATCCCGTATATCGGTTGACCCTGCTGTTCCTTCTTGGGATGTGATGCTGAATAGTAACGGTAGGTACCCGGCACTGACCCGCTACACATCCCGATCTTTTTATCGGAGAGAAGATCTAACAAGGTGGCCGAGGAGTTTAGGTCAACTCCTGATCCCCGCTTGAAATATTGCTCTCCAGCTTTCTGAACCAGCTCGGCGAAGAAAGCCACACCACCCACCTTGTTAGCATCTCCCATGACGGTATCAAAGTTGGTCTTGGTCTGCTCAAACTGAGCCATGTGCTGCTCGGCCTCTTTCTTCAGACCTTGAATCACTTGCCGCAGTTGATCCTTTTGCCCTTGCAGACTCTGCTCTTTCCCTCGGGGTTGTTCTCTCTCCGCCTTCTCCAACATAGCCAACTGGGACTCCGCCGCCGCTTGCTTTTGCAGCACAGCGTCCAAAGCAACACGAAGTCCCATTTGATCAGAAGTGAAGGTGACTTGGTAGTTGGTGTACTCCGCAGCCAGACTCCAAATGGATTGAGTGTTGGCCGGATTCTTTGCCGCAAGTCCGTCCTTGGACGGGAACCAGAATGTGATCTGGGAACCCTCATCCGTCATCATCACATATTCAGGCCCAGGGTTACCCTTGTCCTTGACCGTCAAGATATTGAGATCCACGGCCATCCGCATCAGGCCCGAGAGTGCCTCATAGGAGTTGAGATCCCCCACATCGGAGCCCACAAGAAGGAACAAAGGATTGATCGTGGTTGGGTCCAAAGCCATAACCACGTTTGGAAATCCTGACAGGCGAGGTTGCCCATCCGACCCCTGAACCGAAAGGGGCATAGGGGGCAACGCCGTGTCCCCTAGCTGGATTGCGTCAATACCCCCGGTGACACCACCAGCCGACTGTGATCTCTGGATTCGACTGGGGTCACCCGGGGCAAAAAACTTAGATCTCTTTGCCGTCAACTGCAAAGTGGTGCTGCACTGACCGCCAACAGAGAATGAGTGTGAGAAGCTGGGACAGTAGTAGAAGCAGTCCAGGTACGGAATGTACACGGGGTACCCGGGACGTAGTTCAGGACGAAGAGGAATGGTCACAGTGGCACTTTGGGCCGGGGCATTCAACACGTCCATGCGTGTCATTGCAGCAAAGAACACGGACTTGGAATCACTGTAATAGGACTCCTCGAAGTTTCCGGCCCGCCAGCCGTACTGGGCCACCAGACGATAGTCGATGTACTGACCCTGTACCCCCCACTCACCCTCAACCCCATGCCCCTGCAGATTCTTGATGAAATCTCCCTTGCCAGTCATATACGTGACGTTTGGCTCACTCTCCTCAAAGTTCACAGAAATAAGATCGATGTCCTCGATGCGATAAACCCGACTCGAGGACGTGTCCAGATTGTACATGGGGGGTTTGAAAACAAAGTCCCCGTCCACATCCTGATAGAACTCAAAACCAGTGACGGCACAAACCTTCTGAGCAATCTCCATCTTGGTTTCGTAACTGGCCTCGAAAAGACGCACCTGACCCCACTCCGTGATGTTGCTCACGAAGGAGATCATCTCCGCGAGATTCAACTCCATGGACGGCTTAGTGGAGTCTGGGGACTCAGCATTGGTACGCCCGAAATTCAAGTACTCGATCATCTTCCCACGAAGACCCGGTCCTACGGGGCGCATCAACCCTAAGGTCTTAGAGGAGGCCAGGATGTGTCCTGATCCCGACCGAGCGGTCCCAGAGTATCGTTGCCTGAGCAAGGACGTGATCTGGTGGCCCTTCAAGCGACTCAGAAAGGTAGCCTGGGCTGTATTGAACAAACCGCCGGAGGCACCATGCAATCGAAGCTTGATCTCTCTCTGGTTAAACCTCTGCTGCCAATATCTCAGGTTGAGGCTGAAGAGACTCTCCCCCGTGATAGGAGACCGAGCCGTTTGGTTTGTCTTCTGCTGCAAATGCCATGCGACACCACCAGCGGCACCCGCTGTGTCATAGTGCAACATGTAAATGATCTCGTAGGGATGCATGCCCGTGAAGTTGTGCCCCTGGAGAGACATACGAGCTTTGGAGTTTTGTGGCCTGGCTCCGAGCACCGACGTCATAGTGCTCATCTGCTGGTAGCTCCAGAAATAGAGCATAGAGGCACAGGCGAGGGTCACTTGGTGCGACCCGGCACTCCACGAGTAAGCCACCGACTTCACCACCCCATGGAACGTATGATAGTAGGGGTAGGCTAGTAGGTTGTCCATGTCCGTGTTGGTCAAACCCAACTCATCCAACATGGATGGTCCCCACTCTGGGTTGATCCTCTCCTCTGTTTCCTCAGGCAGAACTGACTGCTCGGGACTTGGTTGAGCCTCCGTGCGGATCACCTTGCGCACCATGTTCTCGGCCACTTTGGGGTCAAGAATAACTCGAGAAGGTGCTGTAGCATAGCCCTTGACAGGGGGGAGCACCACGGACTTGCCCCCTTGCTTCACCGCCTCCACAGCTGCGGCATAGGCTTCAGCTGGGTTGTAGCCCCGAGCACGGATCGCCATGTACAAGGCGGGGAAGGAACCGTCCGCATGGTCCCCAATTTGCTGGTGACTTCTGATCCCGGAACCGTTGATCCCGGAACCACTCATCTGGAAACTGTCACCTGTGGCACCAGGAAAAACCACGGGGACGCCGTACTTAGCCCCCACTTGATAGACCACGGCGTATCCCGCCTCCAGCTGAGCAGCCGGGGGCACAACATATTTGCCACCAGCGGCCCACGGAGTCTCTAGGACAGTCTGACCGGCTGAGGTCTTGGACGGCTTGTAGGGGTTGACAAACTCGATGCCCACTGTGGTGGCATTCGTATTCACCCCAGCTCCTGTATGCGCCGTCACATATTCGGAGGGGTCATAGTACATGTAGGCATGGCCATCCATGTCCACTATGTAATGAACGCCGTTGCCACCCGACTGCAATGCCTTCTCAGTACTGGTCACGGAGGTGGACACAGACTCATGCAAGACTATGCCCGTGATGGGTTCCTTGCGCTTGTAGGTCTCAAAGCCGGTCACCTTCTCAGGAGGTCCTAGTTTCTTGGTGTCCGTCTCCGGTTCTGCAATGGCTCCTTGTTGCCCACTGTACTGAAAAGTCACCGGAACAATGGTTTGCTCTCCCGTAACGGGGTCTGTCTTTAGGACCCCTCTGGGGGTCGTCAGATTGGAGTACAAGCCCTTGACGGGGAAGTACCCCCGCATGTAGACGTGAACCTCAAGCCCAGGGTAAAACAGGAACTGTCCATCCCGGGCCAAAGACTCATGATGGTGGGTAGGCAGAACCAACGAGATGTTTGCTGAACCGGCGGCAGCGTCCGTACCGGCATCCACGGAGATGCTGGTTACAAAGGGCTGAATGTTGATTTTGCTATGGCACTTGTAACAGCCCGGGACAGAGATGTCTCCGTTGATATAGACAAGGGCATCAGGGGTATGGGCGACAACTTTGGTCTGCGCCATCCTCCAAGTGCCAATGTACGGACGTTGTTCTAAACCCATCCTGTCACCTCAACCCAAAGGGCCCGAGCTTAGAGGGCACAGCCACATTCACTGCCCGTTGCCCTGGCAGATCCACTGTACCCGTGGCCTGAAATCCTCGGGCACTCACGGGCCGCCCCTGATTGGCTCCCGCGGTTGGCTTCACCCATCCAGTCCCCTGTTGCAGCATGGGCTCAAGACCACCGGGAACAAGGAGCCCAAAAGACTCCCCCGTCACAACTCGCCCTTGGGTTGTGAGACGTGGTGTCCCGTCCGAGTCAAACCCAATTGAGAACTCACCTGGTGAGTTTGTGGCCCCACTCAAGTACTGGGCATCCCACGGTGCCGGAGTAGGAGACCGCATGGGTGCTACGTTGTACGAGGGCGAGGCTGTATCCAACATGGACGAGACGGTGAACTCCATCGAGAACTCAACACCACCATGAGTGTTGCCCTCATCCAACGTCCAGTTGAAATTCTCCATGTGCCCGTAGTAAACCCACTGGTCGTAATGGATGGACAAGGCACCAACGAACAGGTGGGCATTTGACTTACCCGTCATGTCATGGATGTAACCGTTGTTGCGATAGAGGTGAAAAGCAGACATCAGATTTTGCCATGCTACCGAGTCAAGGCGGCTGACCATCTGCACACCGCGACCACCAGAAACAAAAGCACCGCACTTAGCCGTGATCGACAGTTTAGGCTGCTCCTCACCCCATGCCTGGAAAATGTACCCATGCCGGGAACGGTCCTGAAACTGCTGAATCTTCGAGTAGTTGATGCTCAAGTTTTGGGGGTTGATCAAGAGCACCAAAGGTGCCACCTGCATCACGGCGGATAACTGCCACGCTAGGTCAACAGCCTGAGCCAGGTCAGCAATAGCGGGCTCACCTAGATTTGTTTCACCCACAGGTTTCGGAGGAGCAGCCACTTGTGTCCCAGACCTGGCATTGACACGCATGAACTCTTGACTGGATCCTACCAACCCATTGACACCCACTGCCAAGGTACTCTGTGACAGTGCCTTGCGAGCAGCCCCGTACCCCCCGGATCTCTGGGCCTGAGTGAAGAGGTTGACTGGAATGGAGTTTCCTTTGCGGGCAAGAAAACCGCCGTCCTCCCCAAAGGCAAGAGGAGGCTCTACCCGCAACATGAAGGGGGACAAGCTCCTCAGGAGCGGAGAGGACATCTCGACTTGTACAGTAGAGGAGGTCTCATAATCAATGGATGCGTGTCCCACTTGAAGGGGACGATATGAGGATGGCTCCGGGGACTTCTGGATGGAGGCAGCAGTTCTCTGCTCATCGTTCTTCTTGTAAGCCGAGGCATTGGACTCAGGACTCAAATAGGTCCCCCCAGCCAGTTGTTGACTCTGGTAGCTTTGCAAAGAGGCTATGTCCACCACAGTGGAGTAAGAGCCGATCAGAGGCTGCGGTGCATCTTGAGGGACACTATTGGAGGTGGTGGGTTGGATAGGGGCTGAAGCAGTCCTTTGTGGGGGTGGTGCTATCTTGGCCATCAGCGACCTCCCAGACCATTGGAGTGCAAGCGTAGGATTTCACGGTAGACCGTGAAGTTTGTTGTCAGGCTGAAGAGAAAAGGTTTGGTGGCGTCCTCTGTCACTTGGAAGTTGGAAAACCACCCCAGGTACACCCCTTTGTCAAAGGTGACCTTGATCACACCCTGAAAAACAATCTGCCCAGTATTGTCATAGACAGAGCCATTGTTGCGATACAAGGCCAACATGTCCAGATACTTGTCATAGGCGATTGTCTCTCTCCTCGTCCCTCCTGCCTGATAGGACCCAGGACCACCTGTGACATTGGACATACCTGAGGCCACACGGACAAACCCCCCGGTGACCATGGTGAAAGACAGCGTCTGTGGTCCGTCTCCCCAGTGTTGCTCCACGAACCCACCCTTTGTCGGGATGCGCTCAATGGTCTTCTCATAGCTGAAAGCTACGGACTGAGGTGGCACATGTAGAATCATGCGCAGTGACTCAGGGAGGATCGACGTCTCCATGTCGGGGCCCAGAATGTCAAAGACAAAGGGCCGCACCGCCTTGGATGTGTTGGCGGCGTCATCCGCTGATTGGAAAGCGGACCTGAAGACTGGGGTTGTGGTACTCATTTTCTGAATGCCTCAGCCTGAATCTCCAGTTGTTGAGCGGTAGGCGTACCCTGATAGAAGTGATTGACATTCACCCTCGAGGTTGAGGACCAGGGTCTTGTTGCTCCTGTGGCTCCGGGGGGTGGCCCCTCGACCCGGGCCCCATAGGCACCTCCTTGAAGTGCCATCACACTGGTACTTCCCAGTTCACCCACTCTTGGATTGTCAAGCAGACGCTTTCTAACCTCGGGAGGAAGACCGGAGGCGTCACCCGCCAACAGGGCCTTAGCAGCAGCCATTCGAGCCGTGGGTGTGCTGTCATTGCCGAGAACACCCAAAATCAAGGACAACTGTGCATCTTTTAATCGGGCCTCCTCCCTCTTCATCACCCGATCATTCTCGGTCTCCTCATGCTTCTCCGCTTTCCTTGCCGCCTCGAGAGCATCTTTCTTACGACGCTCATCTGCATCTAGTTGCATCTGCTGAGCTTGCTTTTCTGTGATTGGAGCTTGTTCCGGCAACAGGGTCGTGCCGCCCGGGGAGAGCGCGGAGGAGGGGTACCCGTACCTGTCCATATAGAGACCAGGAACACCAGGTTGAGCCTGACCCGTGTTTTCAGCGGCTAGACGAGCCTTCGCCATCTGCCTTGCTTTTTCCTCCCCGATGGACTCAAAATAGTCCGGGTTGGCCCTTTGGAACTCTCCCCGGTCGATGGTTTGATAACCACCATGCATGTATTGTCTTTTCGTACCCGAGGAGGCCACTGCTTCAGCCGTGGACATTACTTGTTGGCGACCACCAGCCGTAAGTGCCTTACGCCGTTCTGGGGACAAGTCCTCCCAACGACTATCCTGCAGTTTTTGCTTCACATGCTGAGCTAGCACCTTTTGAAGTTCCTCAGCGTCCATCTCGGGGTCAATAAGGTCAAACCACCCGTCATCCAAGTCATGCCCCAACAACCGTTCGGCATCCTCTTGTGAACGGACACCTCTCAAACCCTGAACGGTGCCCTTAGCAACTTTTTGCTTCTCCCGAAGACCCTCGAGTACCCTCGTTTCTTCCTCTAGCTCACGCTGGATCCGAACACGATCTTCCCCCTTAGCCGTGCGAAGTGAAGAGCGTAGACCCCCGACCTTCCCCCTTTGGGCTCCGATCTCAGCCCCTATGGACTCCATGAGGATAGTGTTTTGATCCATCAGGAGTTGCACCTTCTCCCTCACATCCTCGTCCCCAGATCCCATGAACCAAGCTAGCAACTGGGAAATGGTGGAGAAAATCTTGGTCAGAGTCCCATCAATCTGATCTGACAGAATGTCTCCGATGCTTCTGGTAGCATCAACCACTTCCGCAGCCAGCATCAAAGACTCATTGACGTCGTCTTCGGAAACTTTGTCCAGTGCAGAGCCAGCGGCCATGATCATTTCTGTTAAGGACTTCTCGTCAAGGTAAACTTTGTCACTCTCATTCTCCGTCCAGGCACCTTGCTTACCCTTGAACCAACGCCCAGCCTCATCAATGAAAATGCCCCACTTCTTAGCTGTCGTGGCATTGAAGGTGGTGACCTGAGCTGCCCCCTCTGCTGTGCCCCCCTTTGCCAGCGAGGACATCCGTTCCAGAGTCTCAATGCGGCCCAAAAAGTCTGCGCCGACGGTCTGAACTTGGGTCAACTCCTCACGGGAAAAACCGGCAAGACCCTCCAAAGCAATCATCTCACCAATGTCTTTTTTGTTCACTGCGTTCAAATCTTTGCCCAGGGCACCGAAAGCCTTGATGAAGTCCATGGCCAAGTTAGCGGAGACCCCGGCTCCTCTCAATCCCGCCACAAGACCACCCATGCCCCCACTGCGTGCCTGAGACACCTCTCGGACTCCGGTGAAGGTACTTCCTAGACCCATGTTTTCGGCTTTGATCTGAGCCTGCAAAGCATTGGCAATAGCCAATGGCAGTTTGTCCAAGGCGGTAGAAAACTCGTCCCCCGTCATCTCCATGCTCAAACCGGCTGCAGACAGAGCTTTAGAGATTGCCACCGACCCGGTACTCGACTCAAAATCTTTGACCTTAGAGATGAAATCCGAAGCTGCTCGAGCAGAGTCCTTAAGCAGGATGTCCCGAGTTTTCTCCTCCGTCATCAGCAAAACTTGCTTAGTCAGAGTACTTGTATCCTGACCCTTGTTGCCCCCTGCCAAACGGCCCAGCAAATCTCCGCCCTCTTTCTCACCCAGGGTCTGCATGAGCATGGTGAGCAAATCAGCCGTTTCCAGCAGGCGCACGTTGTACTGAGCCATACCCGAGGTGGCTTGCAGAAGGATCCCTGTGAAACGCTTGGTCGAGAAACCTGAGTCTCGAGCTGCCAAAGCAATCCCGGAAAACTTCTCCTGCACTCCCTCCAGGGTGTAACCCAAGTTGGTCATGTATTCGGCAAAATGGGTCGCCATCTCAGTCGACTCCATACCAAACAGACGGCTATAAGCCACGGCCCTAATCGTGGCTGTTTCCAGCCTTGTCATGGCCTGTGTTTGGTCCTTGATCCCCGCCGTCAACTTAGCTAACCCTTGGTTGGCTTCACCATAGGCGGAGAGGATCTTCATGCTCTCCTCGGCCTTGATTCCGAACTCAACCGCAAGATTTCGGGCATTGGCAAAATGCAAACTGATCTTGTTCAGCGTTGGACCGAGCATGCCGTACTTGTCCACTAGGTCGTTGGCAACCGTGCCCCCCTCCAACATGGCCTTGTTCAGACCCTTCATGTGGGCGTCAGCGTCAAAGACCATTTTGATCAAGGCTCCGAAACCCAAAGCCAAAGCCCCAATGGCGGCAATGGCGGGCCCCATTTTTGCCATCATGCCCCCCATCTTTCCCAAGACGGAGTCAGTGGCAGCCTTCTTGCTAAGACCCTCCCCTAACTTTTGAGTCCCCGACCCAACTCGCTTGAACAATCCCCCTGCCATCTTGGCAACGTCTTTGGACATGAAGTCGTCGAAGGCATCGGCAATGGACTCTCCAAATGCCGCACCAGCCGCACCAGCCGCTTTCGATGCCTCTTGAGAGGTGAGAATCTTAGCCATCGATTTTTGACGACGAGTGATGATACGCTGTTCGTGCTTTAACTCCTGCTTGAACAGCTTCTCCGCCTCGCGAGATTTAATCTTGGCCTCAGCCAGAGAGGCTTGAATCCGCCTCTTCTTCTCCTCATCAAAACTCTTGGTGGCCAACACATGGTTCAAGGCTGCAACCTTCAGGGCTGCTTTCTCTGCCGCTTTGAGTTGTTTCTGCAGATTGTCTTTGGTCCCCATGACCATCTTCTTAGAAAAGACGGTGGTCGATTCCGTTACAGCCTTCACCAGTCCAGCTCGCAACTCCTTGAGCCCTTTTAGTTCAGGGTCAAGCATGATTCGGAGTGCCGTGTCGTTTGAGCGTCCCATCAGTCCTCCGACTCCTCTGTCCTAAAAGACACTTGACGTGAGGCGAGACGTTGGGTCAAGTCCTCTCCCACGGGTGTGCTCATAGGGTAAGTCTCTAAGAACCTCTCTCGAAGGTGCTCTTGGGCCGCTGACTTGACGGCCGCCGTATCCGACACCGAGGGCTGACCCCGCAACAAATCTCGCACTTGTTCCGGGGTGTACACCTGAAGAGGGGCCTCGGTCTCGTCCACAGCTGAATCTTGTTGCGCTATCAGTTCAGCTCGACGCCTCTCCCGTGCCTCTTTCTCTTGTTCGTAACGAGCTAGGATCCGTTCCTTGTATTCCCTGATCGCCCGGTCATGATCGTCCTCCTCCCCGGCAATCCAGCGTCTCAACTCCTCTTCCAAGTCAACAACAGTTTTGACTTGGTGCTCCAGCATCAGATTCTTGTCCTCCTCCTTGATCACACCTTTGGTCAGGTAGAAGAAACGATCCTGAAGCATTTGACGCCGTTCCAGTTCCTCCTGGCGTAGTTGCTGATCCCGCTTGTCAATCTTCTGCACCCCCTTGGGGGAGGTGGCTGAGACAGAGAGCTTGAACCCTTCCCACATCGTGTCATCATGAATCCGCTGATCCTCGACGACATTGAAAAAAGTCCACATCCTCTGAATGTTGTTTGTCCCCAGTGAATCCACCCCGGGAATGCCGGCATGAGAAGCTGGGTGGTGTCCACCATAGGTACGCCACAAAAACCGGGAGGAGGTCTCGTAGCAAAAGGGCTCCACCGCGGTCATGGCTTTGCTTTGCCGTCGGAACAACTCCAACAGGGCTATGAACATCTTGTCCAGGGACCCACGGGAGAGGCCTCGAAAAACCTCATAGACGCGAACTGTTGCCTGGGGGTCACCCAACAACACCTGTCCATTCAGAAGCCACGTGGCTGAGGCCAAGGCCCAAACCTGCCACTCGTGGTCAGTTCCCGAACCCACACGGGATCGAAGAACAAAGACATCCCCTGGACCAAGAGATCGCAGCGACAAACGAACTGAGTTGATCCTCAGACTTGAGGTGATGAAGCCCTGTGTGAGCAGGGCTTCCACGTCCTCATAAAGCGAAGTTCGTTCCTCCGCCTTTGTCTTTCGCAACTTCAGCACAGGTCATGACCGCTTGGGGGGCTGGAAACGAGGGTTGATCGACTTGGACCCAACATTCACAGGGGGAATGCTCCGTTGGGGCAGTGGGCCTGTGTACTCCTCAGCCGGAGCAGGGTTGAAAATCTGTTCCGGCTCAAGAACTACCTCTTGAGCCGCCAGGTGTGGGGGTCGATTCAATCTGTTCCCCCGCAACTCAGCCATGCGCCTGTTTTCCAGCTGCATGGCTGCAGCAAAACCCTCTTCATCTGAGGGGTCGATGAAGGAGTCCTCCTCTGGAAGGTTTACGGGGCCCAATGATTGGTGAGGCTCCCGATACTCCTGGGGTGCAGGAGTGGGCTCCTGCACCCTCTGTACGGGCTCCTGAGCCCTCGGGGGTGGCGGTGTGGCCCGGTCAGGCAGCACCGACTGGCGGGGTCCCTTGGGGGCTTGTGGGGGGCCTCCAAAGGCGCTGGGATCGATCTTAGCATCTTGTACTGGGGTCTGCCGGAACTGATCAACCAACTGATGAGAGTCTTCTCGATCTTGGGAGTCAATCTTCACCAAGGTCTTCACCATATTGGCGATCTCAGTGGTCTCCTTGGCCTGGGCTTGCTCCCTTGCATTCTTCAAGGAGGACAGGCGACCCTCCAAGTTGGCGATTTCAGCGTCCAAATCCATGAAGTCAAACTGGACCAGCTTGTCCGACTTCAGTTCCAACTGAACGAGCAACTCTCCATACTTACGGAGGAGCAAGTTACGAACGGACTCTGTCCAACGGGAGAGCAACTTCCTCATAGCCTGCGCCTTGGGCAAGCGCAAAGGAACCCCATTAGGCAGGGTCTCCCCGGTAGCAATGGTCTCAACACCACGAAGATCCTGATCCCCAACGGCTACAATAGCATGGGACAGGAGAGCAAGTTTGAAACGAGTGGCCCAATCTGCTGTGTTGGGCATACTCTCGTCGGTGGAGAGTGCCTCATTTGCAAAACGAGTCACCTCGATATCCTGCTCAGGGGTGATCCCGGAGAGGGTGATGAGGGTCCCACCCAGGTCAAAAGTCAACTCCTGTTGACCCACCTCCGCAATAGGAGCCAGGGCTTTTTCCAATGACTCAAATGTGATCATCATTGTGCTCTCCAGGCCCTACAGGGTGGGAAAGAGTCAGATGGCCACATGCACGGCGCCCCGAGGTGATAGACACCCCGGGGCTGCTTCATTTTACCCGTCAGGCCATCGGGGGCAACCCCTTAGACTATACCACTGCCTGAGGACTTTCTAGTTGGTTGTTACTGCGCAGTTACTTGGGCAAAACTGGAAACGGTTCCGCCACCGCTAAATCCAGTACCCGCGGGGCCAATCTTGTAGCCACTTTCGGCAAAGCGCATCGAACCCAGCTGACCAATCGTGGGGTCGTTACCCGTAGCAAGGAACTCCCCATAGACACTGGCAAAGTCATGGATGTCAGTGGCACTGTAGGCACCGTTTTCCATGATGATGGAAGTGTCTTTTGCGTAGTTCACACCATAGCTCGTGAACCAGCATGCCTCCAAAATAGTAAGCAGAGCCGTCCGACCCCGGCTACTGGGGTCATAGGAAGGAGACCCCTTGGAACCCGAACTGGTGGTCTGAGGGTAAGAGATCTGCTTAGCGCCACCGCTAAAGGTACCTGCCTGACCACCATAGCCCACATTGGCTGCACCGAGGTCAGCGTCGGAGAGGGCGGAGAAAGCCTGCTGCAACTCAATGTCGAAGGGCCACTTCTGGTGTGCAAGGCTTCGCATGGGACCGTCGATACCCGCGGCATAACCCGTGGAGGCCCACAAGTTTGCTCCATTGAGTAGGGCCCTTTCCATGCTGCCCGTCACCGCGTCCATAACCCCGGGTACTTGCTCGGCAATCTTGTCACCAAAACCGATACCCCGAACAGATTCCACGCCTCGACTCATGTCAATGCTGAAACTGGACAAAACGCCCATCTGATGGAGTGATTGGTTGTTTCCGTAATGAGGGGTGAGAATACGGGTTTTCTGGCTGACTGCGGTACGCAGACCATCAGCCGAGGCGCCCTGGTCATAGATATATGACGTTCCACCCACCCCATTCTGGGGGTTGAGGTCTTGATTCTTGTAGTCGGGCATACTCTCCTCCGCCGAAGGGCACAGTCTCCTTCACACTTCGGTCGTTATAGGCGGGGTAACGAGGGAGCCAAAACCTATAGAGCATCAGCGCCGTCAACGTGCTCGGCCATGGCTTGCTTAGCCCCACCTACAATCTTGTCATAGATCATCTTGGCCACACTCCCGTAGGGCTCATCAAAAACTTGGGCCAGAGACGCTGTGTAGAGGCCCAGATCGTCATCATGGTCCCCATCAACAAAGGACTGCAAAGTACCAAAGAATTTGCCATCCTCTGCAAGTGTCACATTGAGGTACAAAAACCACTTGGACTTGGGCACATCCTCATGGGTGAAAGAAATCCAAGCCTGACCCAGGTCAGAGGAGTCTTCCTTCAACTTGAAGACGCTCCCCAAAGAGGAGTCCAAACGTTCTGCTACTTTCCGGGCAATCTTCCAGATGGATGGGGTGAGTGCCTCGTACATGGACATAGGAGCGGCAGCGGTCTTATCGGTCATGGTGTCACCTCGTAGAAGTCTGCTGACAGAGAGCTAGAGGCAAAAAAATGAGGAGCCCAAAATAAAGGGTTGGAGTAGTGGCCACGATAGGAGAGATCATGGCCGAAAACACCGTAACCCCGTTCTCCATCCCACAGGTCCCCGGACAAGTACCGTCAGACCAACCATGTAACCCTTTTGAACCTCATCCTGAGTGGTATCCGGGAGCACCCGTCCCCTACCCCGCACCGGGGACCTACTTTGCCCCCTTCGACCCACCGGACTCAAGGGCCATCCTGATTCAAAGGGACTTGGAACTTGACGAAAAAGTGTCAGAGCGACTTCTTGCCTTTGCTCTAACGCTGGGTTGGACCCCATCAGAATTGGTCACTTGGCTGCTGGATGACCTAACCCCCAAACTTCGGGCCCTGTTGCCCGATAAGAAGTAGTCATGCTTTATCTGGGAGACACGTTCGTAAACACGGATGGGCACACTGAGACCGTTAAGGCACATGACACACGCTTGGGCGTGTACGTGACCGAGGACGAGGATGAGGTCTTGTCGGTTTACACGGAGGCTGAGGCTGAATCCTTTCAATCTCCGCTCAAAGTGGGTGACCTCGTCAAGTTGGTCCAACCCAACCTTAATGTCAGTGTCCTGACCATCCAAGACATCCGTTGGGAACCCAGTGTGGACTGGAAGGGGGACCAAGGTCCTGCTGTGAGGAAGTACGTGTGCACGTACCAAGCCCCTGTCACCATTATTCTGGAAGAGAAAGACATCAACAAGGTGTGACTCTCCGTCCCCTAGGAACCCTCCTATGATTGAGAAATTAGAGCCCTGGCAAGAAGCCCTGATCCCGCACTGGCAGAAGTTGCTGCTGGAAGCCGGCCAGTCCACCCAACCAGCCAACAGGAAAGAGGCTGAGGCGGGTGTGGCTGCGGCCTATCGGGCCATTGGTAAAGAACCACCCAAGGTGATCCTGTGGGCAAGAAGTCCTCAGGAGGGGTGTATACTCAGTTTGCTGGTGAGCCAACTGGGCACGATCCTCAAGGAGCAGGCGGAGCAAGACCCAGTTGGGGATCTTGCCCCTATTTCGGATCAGGCATCTAACCAACTGGACAAGGTTCTAGATCATGCACCCAAGAGGTTGTCGACCGACTGGCGCCTTCTGCGGAATGCCTTGTCCACCTCTTGGCGCCTTATGCACAATGCCACAAAGGAGGCACTAGCAGGCGACCTGGGGGAGGATGCCCTAGGAGAGTCAGTCCTTGACCTGCTTCCGCGAGTGGTGATTGCAGATCTTTTATCGCAACTCCGCGACTGGCGCAACAAGTACGGCTCCAGTATCAAGCTGAGTACTCCACTCGCTCAGGACTTGATTCGTACCCGAACCCTGATGCAGGAGACTCTGGGGGAACCCCTCGCCCACCCCCTAGGAGATGCCATCAACGATTGGCTGAATCTGATGGGGTTGCAACTGGGGCGTGCAGTGGATGAGGCTCTCCACGCTGGTTTCGCAATTGCCCCCGGTAGGGAGGAGGCTCTCGAGATCCTCCTGGATCAACAGGGTGACTCCCTTCGCCCTCAAATGCGGCAGGAGGTCTGGGATCAAGCGGTGCTTCAGCTCAAGGACCAGATCGGACCCATGGTCGACAAGATCCTTCTGGAATTCTGGTTGACCTTACCCCTGGACGACACTCAGCAGGATCTGGTTGAGGAACAGATCCTTGGGGTGGGGGAACCAATCGCTCCCGTTACCTGGGCAAAACTCGCCGACCAACGTCAACTGTGGGGGCAGATTACGGATGACGTGAAAAAGAAACTCATTGGGATCTTTACGAATGACAATGCTCTTCTCAATCTGATGACGGATCAGATTGGTGAGTCCCTCGCCGATGACCTTGGGCAGGAACTTCGGATTGATCTTGTCGCCAGAATGAGGGACCCCTCTCATCTTAACAGCCCACTGATGTCGCAGCTCTGGGAGGAGATTGCCTCTGATCCGAGCCAGTCACAGGATGTCCTAAAAGCATGGTCTCCTCTGGCGCTGCTCAGGGATGCTCCCCTTGTAGGGAAATCAATCGGGGAACCCCTACAAGGTCAAATGGGGGAAACCCTCTGGTTTCAAGTTGTGGGTGCCCTGTCAAAGCAACTAGGCGAGGAATTGCGGGAGGTTCTGATAACCTCCATGGGGAATCCCATGCGAGAGGCACATGACCTTGAACGGGAGAGAGAACTCGTAATACAAGAGCAGCTCTCGAGGGATGTTGACCAGATCGGGGAATCTCTTCATGCGCCACTTCAAAAAGGTATCCTCCATCAATTCTTAGAGCAACTGTATCCCCAATTCTCCTACTCTCGTGGACGTGACTCAGGATTTGTGGGGGAGGAAAACGCGCCTTCTTTCGAACTATTCAGACAACTCGTACTGGACAAGGGGTGGCTCGGGGAAGGCACAGTCGGGGATTCATTAGAGGGGCAATTGGGTCGTTCCCTCTGGAACAGCTTAGCCAAGCCACTAATCCCGCAAATGAGTGAAGGTGTTGAGGAACACATCAGAGAAAACCTATGGATGTCTTTATGGCGCTCAGAGAACGGGGCCCCTAGAAGAAGGCTCGTAGAAGGAGCGTTGACAGACCCAATTGGTGAGCCCCTCAGTGGCAAGGCCACAAAAAACCTTCGGGATCAGCTGGAGCAGCTCAGGCGTCAAATTTCCAACCCAGTTTACGACCAACTCTTAAGCCTGTTCAAGGGCAGAAGAGCGGGACTCCAAGTGTGGGAGAAACTCCAAGCGCTCACCCAAGATAGTGAACAGCTAAAAAACCAGATCAAGAATGCCTGCTTTGGTCAACACGACCTCTACTGGTTGGGCTATTGGCAGTTTGTCAGGAAAATCCTAGGAGCCGAATACACGGGCACCAACCCTGACGGGATGCTCCAAGTGGCCTTCAACTCCGGTTGGTGGTGGCCCTACGACGGGGTTTGCATTCTCAGTGAGAGGCCGCAAGAAGCCCACAAAGATGAGGACGGACGCTATCACCGCCGGGATGGGCTGGCTATCCGCTACCCTGATGGATCGGGCGTTGCCACATGGCACGGCACCCGGATCCCCAATGAATGGGTTCTTGACCCCACGACCCTGACACCAGAAGTGGCCCTCACCCACCCCAATGTGGAACAAAGGCGAGCCGCTGCTGAAATGCTGGGATGGGCGGCCATCATCAATCACCTGCAACCCCTTGTAGTGAATCAAGACCCCGACCCTATGATCGGGACCCTGCTTCGAGTAGACTTGCCCGATGCCCCAAACTCCCAGTTCCTCCGTGTACTGTGTGGCACGGGGAGAACTTTTGTGCTCCCCGTGCCTCCTGAGATGCTAACCGCACTGGAAGCCAATGCCTGGACGTATGGACTCAACCCTGAAGACTTCAAACTGGAAGTGAGAACATGACAAGAATCAAAGACCTCCCCGGTGCCCAAGGTGACGTACTTTTTCGTCGCATCCCCGACCTCCCGGAGGGGCTCACCGTCGTAAGGGCCAAGGAACACATCGTAGCCCATTCGGAAACGGGCCATCACCACATTGCGGGCGTGTTTAAGCCGGAAGCTCTGGCTGAAGACCTTGCCAACGGTGAGGTGCTGATCTGCCGGTTCGTCAGCAACGACCCGCTGATCTCCTACCTGGAGTGTGGGGAGCCTATCGAGGTGGTGCACCACCGGGACTACGACACCCACGCACCCCTCGTGCTGGAGCCCGGCATCTGGGAGGTACGCCGCCAACGGGAGTACACCCCAGAAGGCTGGCGTCGCGTCGAGGACTAAAGAGCCTCCCTTTACAAGATCATCCTCAGAGAACCTTGAGTAGCCTAGGGGCAAACCATGGAGGACACCCCTATGCTACCACTTCCGCCCGCCTCAACTCGCCGAGAACGCCGACACTGTAGCCGCCTCATGCAGGTGGCCGGTAAGGCTTCCCACCAGAGCCATACGCTCTGGTACATGCGGAGTTATGTGATGGATCGGGGCACGCTCGAGGAGCATCAGGCGGCCTGTCGAGCTTACGACGCGGCCCGAGAGGTCTCCGACCCGCTCGTGGCTGCGGCACGAGCAGAATTGGGGCGTCTGGACCGTAGGGCATACGCCCGTAAGGCTTGGTTAAGCATGAGCCCCGGTTTTCCATTCGGAACGGAGCACCCGGATTTCGCCAGCCTCTGGCTGACCCACGTGGGTCCCCTCATGACCCACCGAGAGCTGGGGGCCATGTTTCGGGCACGCATGACATCCAACTCTGCGTGGGGGAGGGCCCGGGACTTGGCACTTTTGAATGTCGCCGAACAGGAGCTGGCTCGCCGACGTGCGGTGCGCAAGGCCCACTGGTTGGCCAAGAGCCTTGCTGAGCAAGGAGACAAGCCATGAAAATCCGTGCCCGTTTCAAGACGCCAGATGTTCTCTTCTACGCCGCCGAAGATTACCTCGGGGATGCCAACTTTCAGCAGTGGCTTGTGGATCATGACTGGGCGGGACCCAAGACGGGGCGCGAGGGTAGCCGGCGTTTGGCTGAACAAGGGCTAGAAGAAGCCCTCTCGGACCTTGTGAAGAGTGGTGAATTCATTACGGTGGAATTCGACCTGGAGGCCAAAACGGGTCAGGTCATCCCGTGGAGGGAGAAGGCATGAAGATCCAGATCACGTTCAAGTCCCCAGACGCACTCGTCTACGCTGCTGAGAACAACCTGGGCAACTCTCAGTTCCGCAAGTGGCTTGCGGACAATGGCTACATTGACTCCCCGGACGAAACTTGGGGGTTAATGACGGGGGCTGAGAATGCTCTGGCAAACAGCACCGCTGACTTCATCGAACATGGTGAGTATCTCACAGTTGAATTTGACCTGGAGACCAAGACTGCCCGTGTCATGAAGAAGGGGGAGTAGGAAACCATGACCCAGGAAATTGTTGTCATCCTGTTCGAGTCCTTTACTATGACTCTTCTCTCCTTTCTTGTCGGATTGGACAAGGGTCGTGGTTTTGAAGGTTTCCTCTGGGGATTCTTCCTGAACGTCTTTGGACTCCTCGTCATTGCCCTCCGCAGTGAGGCCCCTCGGAAGGAAACACCCAGGCTCCCTCCCCTTGTGGAGATCCCCATGTCCCCCACTTTTCTAAGGGTGGATGCTCTGTGCCACCTTCGGGAACTGGGGTTGCTGACCCCTGAGGAATTCGATCTGAAACTTGGGCTGCTTGCAGAAGAGATGACCAAGGGCAAAAAGGAGTGGCTCCATGGCCAAGGTTAAACCAGAAGACACATTCATCCAGTTTGTCCGAGACTCCGAAGAGATCGAGGGTCTCCGAACCATGCTCTTGGTTCTTGAACAAGAGCATGAGCACTGGCCGGGTCCTATCACCAACATCCGTGTCGTTCGGATGGTTTCATCGGACCAAGAGATTGCGTTCGGGTGGGAAAGGGACTCCAGGGGATTTGTGGAAACCGTTCCGGTGAACGTCATGTGGGCCACTGAAACCCTCCAAGACATGGGCTGGACCCTCCTGACATCTGCAGATCACTTCATGATCTGGCAGAACCCCGCAGCTTAGTAACATCAAGAATAGGACAACTTTATGAAGACTCTCATCGCTCTACTGGCAGCCACCCTCCTGATGACACCCTCGGTGGCCATAGGTAAACCCTGTGGCAACGGATACATTGAAGACAGTGACACTTGTCACATTGGTAGTGGAGGGGGTGACGCGGGGGAAGTGGATGGGGTGCTTGTGATCGGCGTTATGGTGGGGATTGCTGCTGTGACCGGGCTCATTTACCTTATCGTCACACAGTCCAAAGGTGAGATGGACAGTTTGGTCCAGACGCCCCCTCCGCTTGATCTTCAAGTCACCCCGAATGGCGGTAACCTCTCATTCTCTTGGTCGTTCTGAACCCCAACCCTAGCACCCCATTCCAATCATTCCGAGTTAGGAGACCACGATATGAAGTACCTTGCCCTCTTGTTTGCCACCATGCTCGCCATGACAACTGGTGGCCACGCGTTTTCCGAGACGCCCAACCCGTTTCCTCTTCCAGCCGAGGCCCCAGTCACGGAGACTACGCCACCTCCAAGGGTAAAGGTCGTGCCTCCTCAGAAGCCTGTTGCAAGGCCCCGGGTGCAATACACTGCCCCTGCGAAACACTGCAACCGTGGCTGTCCCTGTGGCAATTCCTGCATCTCTTGCAACAAGCGCTGCCGTAAGTAGCCACCAAGGATTTCAACGTGAAAACTCTCCTCCTTGCGACACTCCTGATGTCAACTGGGTGCGCCTCGACCCCTACGGGGATTGAGATCCTCCGCTTCCCCGACATGCAGACTATGCTTTGGTGTCGTCCTGACTTTGATCAGAGCATCTCACAGGTCACCAAGGACTGTGGACAACCCCTTGTAGTCCGGTCAATGGGGGGATCTGCATGCCTTCTTTACCCCTCCAAGTTCATGGGTGTAACCTTTGAGGACCATCCTGACTCCGCTCTCAACACTGTTTCCACCATTGGCTCCAAGGAAGCTCCCTATGTAGCCCTCTGCTTCAAGGGACAAGGCCCCGGAGGTACCGAGGGAACTCTTTTCCGAAACCCGGAAGGACGGGTACAACTGAGGGCAAAAAGCCAAACCCCACAAGAGCCACGGTTACACATGGTATTCCGAATCCAAAATCTGGATGCCGAGTGACCAAATCGGGCTTCCTTCCCAAAGACCGAAGACCTGACGAACAAAAGAGGCCCCGAACGTAAGCTCGGGGCCTCTTTTCATCTAGGTTCTCGGGATCACCCGACTGACCAAACTCAAAACCTCCTCAGGCAACCAGTGCAGGTGATCCTCCTGCACGTAACGGTGGGCCTGCCACAAGTTGTCCTCACACAGGTAATCGAACCCGCCATCCCTCCTGAGACAGAATTCTAGCACATGGTAGTGGATATGGTGATCTGCCTGCTGAACAGTGTCATGACGCTGAAACTTCGGTAGCAAAGACATAAGAACCTCCATAGGTCTGAGTGACCTTTTGTACACAGACCCATGGTTGCCTTACTTGGCCCTTTTTGGGCCTTTTACATTTCTTTGACAAAAATAGTCAGAGAACAAAAAAAGCCCTTTTGGTCCCACGACCAAAAGGGCTTTTTTGTAAGGGTCAAGGGGGCTACACCCCCTTGACCCTTATCAGACTTACAAACTTGACCTAAGGTGGAACTTCACGTTGATGTAGAGGAGAGGTAGCACGGGGGAGAAGAAAGCCTCCACCTCGGCCGCTGTAGGATCGGAGGTCGAGACCCGAGCCTTGATCCCCGTGTAAGCCACGATGATGTTGGCTGCAACCAGCCTCTTCATCAACATGGCCAACCTGCCCTCAATCTGGGACAAGACACCGGGAAGGAACTTCTGACCAACGAAGTTATCCAGCAACTGACGGGTCTGCCTCTGAACCTCATCCTGGATCATGGCGATCGTAGGAAGCTTGGTCAGTGTATCCGACATGTCCGTGGTCAAACCATGACGTACCCGCAGGAAGGGAGGACGATCCTCGAGGATCGTAATACCATTCTGAGCCATCTGGTTCATGTCAACGGCATTCAACTTCCGAGCAAGCTGGGTGAACCCACTCAAAAGCCTACCCGTCCACGGGGTTGCCACATCCACGTTGGGGGACACTACGGAACCAGCCAAGGCCGCTGCCATGAAAGGACCGTCTACCAAGTGCTCCTTCGTGTTACCCTGACCGTCCTGGATCGTCACCAGGGCCATGTCCGGGTAAACCATCCGCATCCGCTTGTTGGACATGTTCCGAGCGATCAGGATGGCGTCCTTCGGCAGCGTCCCTGCGGAAACTCCAAAGATGGAAGTCCTTTCGCTCTTGTACCGCAAGCTGCTCATCTTGTCGCACGAGCGCTTGATGATCTGGAACAACTCCAAGGAGTCGCCACGTAGCGGAACGATGATGTCGGGGGTCACGTTCCCCGGCAGAACATTCTCCAACTCCTCAATGGCCGTGCGGTAGGTGACCAAGTCCGCCTGGGTGGAACCAGCAGCCCTCGGGACCTGCTTGATACCAACCAAGAGCGCCCCGTTCTTCATCATGATGTTGGCAGCCAAGGATACCGGGTTGTCCGGGTGGGACACACCGTACTCCCGCTCGACATCCGAGATCTTGGTGAAGAACTTGGTCTCGTAGTCCTGCTTCGTGTAAACGTAGGAGCTGTAGTAACTCTCCCCGATAGCGGGCTCGTTACCCGACCGCTCAAACGTGGTCACAATCGCCGTGTCCTCGATACCCACGCCAACCGTGTTCGTGACCCTCAGTTCCAATCCGGGGATCGGGTTGATCGGCAAGGAGGCACAGGTCATGGTCCTGGAACCCCTCACCCGGAACGTGGCATTGCTTCCAGTGGGGTAGCTGACCCAAGGTCCATTCTTGTCCGTGCTCCAACCCCTCGGGAGGACCGTGAAGGTCAAGCCCGTCACCTCGTCACGGTAGGTCTGACCTACAATGCCGTCCTGACCCGAACCATTGTTGAGCACGCTGGTGTTCACGGAGCCGGAACCAGTCGGTGAACTGGAGCTGACGAAGAACCCGTTCAACGCGGGGTCACCCGTTGCACCATCAGCGTCCAGAGCCGTGAGCCCCGTCCCGTAGAAAAGGGCACTCTTGACATTGGGACTCGGGTTCTTGACCAGAACACTGGACACCGTCCCGAGACCGGCAGTCAACGTGGGTGCATCCTGTACATACAGGAACTCAGCCCCCGTCAAGTCCGTCTCCACCGAAGCCAACCCGTAGGTGGCAAAGGAGGTCGCGGCAAAGTTGCTCGGGCTGAGCACCCAGTTCACGAACGTGTCATGCTGGTTGCTCATCAAAGCGGAGGCCAGCTGTGCCACCGAGGTCAAAGACCTCAACGAGGTCTGACCCGTGGCAAAACCGAGCACGCTGTTAGCCGTACCCGACCCGATCGTCAACCTTGCGGGTGCACTGGTCAGGGCCCCAGTCAACCGAATACCAGCACCCTCCTGCCGTACCAGACCCGCTGCGATGACCGTGGCGGCGTTGCCCCAGGGAGCTCCCGTGTAGGCGGCCATGGCATCAGCGATCTGAGCCAGGACCGAACCTGCAACCGTGGTCAAACCAATCGGGGTCACCGTACCACCGGCACTTGCCGTGAAGGTGGTGGTTACGGAGTCTCCATCGATATCGAATGTGAAGACGTTGTTCGCCCCAATGGACCCTGTGCCGTCGTAGAAGGTCACCGTGGGCTGAGCCGTGGTGCCACTCTGGCCACCAAGGAGTCCCGAGGCACCCGTGAGCGTTGCGGGGTGTACCACTGCAGCACTACCAGCAACACCACTTGCACCCGTAGCCAAACCCAACACGCTGTTGCCAACCTTGACCGAGAGGCCAGTCTTGGACACAACGAAGTCAGCGGCCATGGACCCGCCACCACCAGGAAGGAGCCTGTTGCGCAGGATCACCCTGTCAAAGGGCTTCGCCTCACCCGTGGCGGGGCACTCGTAGGCCCGAGCAATCGGACCCTGTACTAGGGCGGCCTGTCCCAAGGCAACCGCGCTAGCGGCGTCAAGACCCGCCAAGACGGCGAAGTCTTGAGCCGGGGTGGCGGCCGTCAGGAACTGCACGATACCGGCATTGTCAACACCGGGGAGCTGGACCTTGAAAACCAACTGACCTTCGGCATTGGCCGTGCAAGTAATCTCAAGACCGGCATGGGGTGCCGAAGCCAAGGCCGTGATCTGGGTCCTGATGCCCAAGGTCACTTCATCCGCCAACAGGGCTGCGGTAGCAAAGGGACCGTCACCAAGGTCAACCTGGTTTGCACCAGTAAGGGAAAGGGCCCCCGAAACGTCACCCGTGTATACCAACCTGAGCTTGTCGTGCAACCCCGCCCCCAGGGTGACGGGACCATTGAACCGGGCAGCACCCGTGTAAATGGCCATTGTGCTCGGGTTATAGACAAAGTAGGGCTGAAGCGCTACCGGGGGGGTAGCAGGACCACCATCCCAATCGGCGTCGATAGTCGCCGTGCGGGATGCTCCGTCATAGGAGAGGATGGTCCGAACTTGCCCACCTGCGGCGGCCCCCGGAAGGGCAGAGGTGCCGAGCACCACCTTCCAACCGAGGTAGTAGTCATCCGAGGTGGCAGCATTCGTCGGGGTTGCAGCGGCATTCATCACGAGCGTTGCATCAGCGGAACCCGCCTGGCAAAGACCCATGTGACCACTGGCATTGTCATTGATGCGGGCCGCAAAGTAGGTGGCATCCACCGCTGCAGCCGGGGGCAGGGACACCGGGATGTCCACTCCGTCCACCGTCAGGGTGAGGGTCTCCGTTGCCGTCAGGGTCACGTTCTGACCTACGGTAGCACCCGCTCCGCCGGCATAGGACAACTCGTCCCCTACCAGGGAGGCAAAGTACCCACCAACGTGAGTCGCAACCTTCGAGGGGCTCATCAGGTTCAAACCCGTCGCTCCAAAGACATCCACAGCATGAAGTTGGAGTCTCAGGAAGGAGGACTGGTTGGGGATGAACGTGAAGGGACCGGCACCCGAGAGGCTGAACTTGGCAGGTGAAGCCTTCCGAGCAGCAAACTGAACGGTTACGATCTCCTCTGCGGGCCCCGTGAAGTACGTCCCGCTGCCCGACTCGTACCGGAGGTCAGGGGTCATCTCGGAACCCGAGGGGAACTCTACCGTGACTCCCGTCAGGGCGGTACCCTTACCACCGGACACCATCACAGGGGTGAAGATGTCATTTCCACCGGAGTCCTGCATGGTGTACTGGCCCACGTTGGAGGCACCAGGTACCAGGCAGGAAAGGGTGTAGCTCTCGTCCGTCAAACGGTTGTAGTAGAACGTGCCAAAGACCTGGGCTCCTACGGGAACCGGGTCCTTCAACGTGATAACCGAACCGTCAACCTTCAGAACCTCAACCCGACCCCGGGCAACAGCGTCCTGAAGATCAAAGCCCCAGTAGGCCCAAACCACATCGGGACGATTCACGGGGACGTCGATACGTCCATTGCTCACGGTCTGGAAAAGGCTCTGACCAAGCGGGGTGTCGCGACCGTTGCCCAGGGTCGGATTCTCGGGCAGCTGGAAGTACAGCCTGGAGTCGGTAGTGATCCCACCGCTAGTTGCCGTGACCGGAGTCAAGGGGGACAGGAAGGTCCTGTCGTCAATCAGGGTGAAACTGACCTGAGTCTCACTGAAAGGCTCCGAGCCAACCGTGTTGAGCCCGGCTTCCACTTGAGCCGCCGTGCCCCACATGATCCGGTTGTTGTGCAGAACGAAGTCGGCACCTTGAGTGTAGTCATTCGCCCCGGGAACCGAACCGCACTGGGTTACTGCCGTAACGCCAATGTTGTAGAGGTTGTCAAACGTGTCCTGCCAAGTGTTCCACCAGTACTGAACCGTGACCCTGGCTCCGGCAATGGGTGATGGGGTGATCGTCACGGCTCGAGCGTTTCCCTCCACAGAGGTGGGAATGAACTGCCTACCATTGACCTTCACAACCACGGAGGCGGGGTCAGTGGTTACAACACCGCCGCCCGTACCATCAACCATGGGTCCGTTGAACACGTAGAACGTGCTCACCCGGTTGTCAGCGGTGCCCGTCAGGATTCCGAGGGGGCTGTTGGCACTGCCTTCCTTCACGGCGAGGCTGTGATCAGACTGCAGCATCAGAGCCGAGTGCCCTGCACTGTTGACAAAGGATGCTGCCGTCAGCGTCCCTGCCCGTGCTGCCGTAATGGCGGCGGCAACCTGGGCCATGGTGTAGTCGGTACGAGTGGGGAGCACAATGGTACGGTCAACACCGTCAATCTTCAGATTCAAAACGTTGTTGGCCAGAGCCGTCACGGTTCCGTCCAGGCTTACCAAGTCCCCATGGAGGTACAGAACCTCTGACGTGCTGTTGGGGGCATTGACGTCGGCCACACCCGTCAAGGACTTGACTGTTGCCGCCCGGTTGGGAACCTGGGCAGAAACGTCGTCGGTGACCAGGGTGTCACTGCGGTTGTAGAAATAGGTGCAGAGAACAACGTCTCCGTCGTTCACCACGGTGGCCAACTGCACTAGACCACGAGCACCGTCAACACCCCGAACAACGATTGGGGACCCATTGATGGTGACAGCCACATCCGTGCGGCTGTTGGTTGTTGTACCCGTGCCGTTCCCCGTCACGATAGGGCGATTCAGAACCTGGAAGGTGTCCAGGGAACCGTTCGGGTCACCAAGGGTCACATCCCCAGCGGCGGTTTGGGAAACCACCATGCGGGAACTCACATCCTCACCAGCCACCCGCTGATCGGTAGCGCTGGAGGATCCACGGACCACCTCCAGATCCTGCTGATAGAGGGTCTCATTGCCCTCACCAACAAGAACGGGGATCTTGAGACTTTCCAAGACCGCAGAAAGCGGATTCTCGTAAGTCGTTTCGGTTGTTACACCGGGGGGGTAGTAAGCCATTCGCCACCTCGTGATCCCGTCGCCGGGTTAGATCAGCCCACAGATGTCACCAAGAAACTTTTCTTGGCTCCTCTCCACGGCCTTTAGCCGGGTGTCTGTCCATGTACGAGGCCTATCAAGGATCTAACGGGTCACCTGTGCAACTTGGCTGCGGCATTGTTGATGGCAATAGACCGATCGTGGATGGCTCTCTCCTCGGCACTCAACACGCTATAGGATCCATCTGGGTTTCGGGTCAGATCCTCTTTGGTAGCATGTGGGTTGTTCGTCAAAACCTGACGCTTGACATGCTGCCTTTTCTCGTTGACCTCCCACCCCTGTGTAGCGGCGGACCCAATGACCCGATCATAGTTCAAATCGAAGTCATGCACCCCAGTGTTCTGAGGCCCAGTACCTTGCGCCTCCTGTTGGAAAGACCCGGAGAGGTCCTCGGGCAAGGACCTCTCCGCCTTGTTTCCACATTGCGGGCAGGGCTTGGGTTTCAGGTTGTCTTTCATCGGGGCACTAGCCTCAAAGAAAAGACCACAGTCACACTGGTAGTTGTACAGGGGCATGGGCACTCCTAGCGAATTGTCTCGAATGTTGTTGCACGACCATCAAAATAGGGATCGTCCACCATTTTGAGATTCAAGCTCTCGAGCATCACCAGGTTGTTCTGATAGAGGGCCAGGTCCTCATCCGAGAGGAAGGCAAGCAACCGAGCTTGGTCGGAGGACAAAGCCGAGACCTGACGGATCATCGTGGTCAGAGGAATCAAATGCTTCCAGTCGGTCTGAACTGTGAATGAGATCGAAGCATTGTAGTAGTAGTCATCCCCATTTTCGTCCATGGGTTCTTCCGACTCACCGCCCCCTGACAAGTCCGAGATCTCAATGCCCTCGGTGGAGAGGTACGGACGCAAGATGGCCTCCAGGTACATGAGGGTGCTGTCCGTGATCTCTTGTTGGGCATAGGGATCTCTGGATGTAATGTCCAAATCCATAGCCAGGTCCCACTTGCCACCATAGACCAATGCCGCGGGTTGCCGGATCCGATCCACCACCACGACCATGCGGTCGCCTTTCTCATTGCGGCGTCCGAAGGCAAGGGACACGCCCGGGATGGCCGTGTTGTTCTTGTACATGGGCTGCAAGGGGTGAGGACCTGTTGATGGCCCTGGGGTCTTGTAGTCCGCCTTCAGGACACGACCACCTAACAGGTCATAGTTGAGGTTGATCTCACCCGTGGGTTTTCCCGACCCATCCAGGGTCAGGGTGTACTCTGAACCCTCCACCAACTGATAGTTGGCTGGTTGCTCATAGAGCCTTAGGCTTCCCATGACGGGGGCGTGATCCAGCATGCCCGTTCTCGAACCCAGCATGGTCACCTGCTCGGCATAGATGGAGAGCAGGCAGTCGACGTAGAACTCAGTGTCCTCCGTCAGCTCCAGGTAATAGACTCCTGGAGCTGACGGGAAGACCCCACCGTTGTTCTGAATGGCAATGGCGTCCTCTTGCACCCACTCCAACGCCACTCCGGGGAAACCCTCAGCCTTGGCATTAAAAATGTAGCTGTAGTGAACCCCAACGTAATTATCTGCTGAGAGATTAAAACGATTGGCACTGCCGGTCTTGACAATGATGGCGTACTGAGGGCGCTCTTTGAACGAGAACTTACCTTGGATGTGATCAACAAGGTCGTCTCGGTACTTGGGGTGGTACTGCCAATATTTACGCAGTTCCAGAATGAAGCGGTTTTTCAACGCCTCTGTCAACTGGTAAAACATGGCTCGTCAACCTCCCGTTTAGTGCTTCTTCCAGTTCAAGTCCCACTCAAAATCTTTAGGACTCTCGAGGACGGCCTCCTCAAGCCATGAGTCTCTCAAACGCTGTAGGTCGGCATCAAACTCTGGATTGGGGGGAGGAGCTACGTAACCTGCATCCCTGGTCAAGTCGGCAAAGAAAAGGTCCTCTTGTCCCTCCGGGCAGATAAAACGACGCCGAGTCTCGGGAGTCACAAAAGGATTTGTCTGACTATTCCGAAACATTTCTCGCGTCAACCCAAAGAGCAGCAACGTTGAGTCCTCAACGTCCCGATTGCGCTCCACAAAAAGGCTCAGATTGTGGCTGACTTTTCGACTCAGATCGAGGAAACAGAGGCACCGTCGCCTGGGGTCGTCATAGGACGCCACACCCTCCCCCCGCTTCTGCACCTCGTGCAGGGCCAGCAACCAAGAGTCCAACGTCTTATAAAAAACATCCTGAGGATCACTGTCTTTGGGGATACCCTCGTCCAGAGCAGCCTGATATTCGGCTACAAACTCCTGTGTGTCGGGACTCCTGACAATGTCGCCCACGACAAAGTTAAAGGATTCCGGTACGGCTCTCAACGCCAGGGGGGACTGTTTACTCAACTGGGGGGCGGTTAAAGGGACAGACATCAGGGTGCACTCCTTTTCTTTCTTCGTGCGGGGGGACGAGAGGAACTCTCGGGTCCCTTCTCCTCTACCATACCAGACGAAGCCTGAGGAGGGTCACTTTTCTTTGACGGAGGAGACTTCATCCGGGGAGTCTGAGGAGTCGGGGCAGGGCCCTGAGGCATATGCTGTGTGAGGCACACGGTTTCAAAGCGCACCGACACAGCCCCTACCATACGGGCATGGGCCAAGTCTTTAGACGACCTGGCCACCTCCTCCGTCAGAACCACCTCGGCACCCTTCTCCAGCGTGATCCCTAGATCAGCAACGAAAAAAGTTCGGCAAAGGCACTTCACAATGACCTGTGTTACCATCTCAACCCCCTGAAATCACTCGAACGACTTCGGCCATGATAATCTGTGCCATTTGCTGACGCCCTTTCCTGACAGCAGCCTCAAAAAAAGTGAATTTGGCAATCCCCGGATGCACCCAGGCATCCCCAATAGTCAGGGGAGCTTTTCTGAATTCCACCTGACCATTCACCTCCAAGGGAATCACTAAGGGCAACCGTTCCCTCTTTGACATCTTCCCCGTCTTTCTCATGCCCAAAGATTTTTCTCTCTTAGTCAGGGCATAGCGAGCCGGATTTTTCTCTTTGGCCTCTTGTGTCAACCACACCATATCTCTAGCGGGAACGTCCCCACGGGCAAGCTCGTTCATCCCGTAGAAGGAGGAGGAAATCTCCAAGGTGCTTTTACCTCGGATCTGATAGAAAAAAGAATCCCAGATTGGAGGACCTCCACCAGGATCCTGACCGGACCACCCGCGCTTACCAAAATATTCTCGGGACTCCTTGGAGAGAGCGTCCACAAGACACTGGCCCATCCGTTCTAGCAGATCTCGAGTCATGGGGACCCCCGTCATCTTAGACAGAGGTCCACCCAGAATGGCTTGAGCCCGTTTTGAAGTGACAGTTGCCATTAGTGGTTTTGATTCTCCCAGGCCGGCGTCCGACCCCGTCTCTCTTTCTCAGCAGGCACCCCAGCCTTCTCCGTCTCCATCGGATTTTGAGCGTCATTCCCTACAGGGAACAAGGGCAGTTCAGGGTTTGCCCACTCCGTAGTTTGCAGGGTGCCGTCAATAGGCAGAGGAGGATAGGCTCGCTCATTGACACTATAGCGGGTCTCTGGCCACCCCATGGTCGTGGTGCCGTCAATGGGAACGCTGTACCGGATGTCTTGCTCATCCAAGTACGCGATGTTGAAATGCTGCTGAAGCCTGTTTCCTCGATTGGACGGACGGCGCACTGGACCTATCGAGTAACGCTCATTGGTTTGCTTCACGATCATGTCCCGTTGTGTCACCACAGGGGTGGGACCGATCCAAACCTCCTGAGAGTGTTCCATACGGCGACCATTGGCCCCCTGAGAGAGCCTTCGCTCAGCATCGTCAGGAGCTATGATGATGTCGTAAGGGCCCTCATACCCCCCGATGAAACCCGTCCCGTAACAGATGGCACACCTGTTTGAGGGTTGCTTGCCATATTCCAAGAGACGATCTGGTAGGGAGCACTTACAGGGCACTCCTGACTGCTTCTTGAGAAAAACCTTCACCCTCTCGCCACCTAGAGACAGGATCCAGTTGTTCCTCCGAACAGCCTCCCGCCAGATGTAGTCCATGGACTCAACATCACCCAGAGTGATCGCCGGAGTGTACTCCAGGTTGGTCTCACGGTAACCACTAGGTGTTTCAGGGTCTAAGACCACTGTGGTCAAGCGATAGAAAAGATGAGCGTCCAAGCCCGAACGAACATGATTTCGGTTGGCCCAGTAGGACACCTCAACCACTGAGTCCGCACCTGGAATGACGGGGTCCACGGCCAACTCAGAACTGAAGTCAAAAGTAGGTTGGTTGATCAGGGTCACTTCCCCCGACGGGCCAAACACGTCATGAACGGGGACCTCAACACCGTCAATGAACACGGTCACGTCGGTAACGGCGTTCGCAGCCATCACAGTCTGGAAGGGTCCCTTTGAGGACCCCTTCACCATAGGCATGGAGGAACGAAAAACCCATTTCCGATCGTTGGGGGCGTTCCCTCGGAAGACCCAATTCGTTACCACCTCTCGAGAGATGTAAACGTTGTCCGTCCGATCCTGGTGGAACGTGACCCCCACGGGGTACTCATTCAAACGGTGGTAGGGGCCTCTGTCTGACACATCAGAGCGGTAGACATTGACCCCTACCACCGTGAATGAAGAGTTGCTGGCCAACAGAGCGGGATTGTCCCAGCGTACCTCCAACACCCCACGCTCAAAAGTACTGGTCACCTGACCATTCTGAGGGGGTATTGGTTGACCTGTACTAACCTCCCAACCCTGGGCCATAACACACCTCAGCCCACCTTATCGGTAGGATTCTGGGGGACAAGACGGACTCGACCGTCGGGAAGAATCTGGTAGGGAACAGGCTCAGCCGGGAATCCTAGGCGTGTCGTCATAGCGTCCAGCACACCTTGAGCTTGCATCTCAAGCTCAGCCATGCTGCCCAACAAACGACTCTTGTGCACTTCCAGCTTCCCGACTTCCATCGTCATGTTCTGAAGCTTCTGACGAATGTTGGCCAGGGCGGAGGACTCCTCAGGAGTCATCGTTCCAATGATGTTCTGGTCCTGCGAGGTCTCACCGGCAATTTCGGGGGCAGTAGTGTTCTCACTCATTACGGGGCTCCTATGGGTAGACGTGCCCTCTGCGGGGCGTGTCTATTTTACCCTCATTCCTCAACAAGCGTCCCTTTTTGTGCTGCCAAAGCAGTCGCCCTGATCTGATGGATGAAGTGACCCCAGATCAGACCTTTCTTGTTCTGCAAAAACAAACGGGTGGGAGGAAGTACTAGGTCCCCGGAGGACGTGGCCGACCAATAGATAACCCCGTTCTCATCCCGGAACTCGTAGATGCGGAACAACAAACCGGACTTCTTCTTGATGGCCATACCGTCTCCTCTGAGAGTCAAAGACGGTTCCGTATAGGGCCACAACCGCACTGGCATACTAGGAGAGTGTTTAGAGCTAGAAACAGGATCCTAGTAAGAAGGACCTGGCCGAGCCCGGCCGGGTTAATGGAAACTTTACAACTTACAATGAGCCTTAGTTGTAAAAGAGCCATTCCTATCTTTTCAAAGGGTTAGCCAATCGGTGCTTTTTTAATGCTTGGGATATGGCTGACTTGGTGATCCCCAATGCCTGAGCCCACTTGCCCAAAAACCCAATCTTTACGTGCCCATAGAGGTCAAAAGGGTCGTCTTTAATTAGACGTGCCATAACGTCCTCATTTAGGATCTTATTACAGGGTGATTTTTGGGCTGCTCGAGCCACTTTAGCCATGGCAGATCTAACATCCGCCGGCTTGTCAAAAGCGTTTTGGCTTGGTGTTCCCAGGGCTAAATTGGATGCTTTTGTATTCTCTCTGTTACCGTCTAAGTGCCTGACATGTATACCAGGAGCAAAAGCATTATCCCCCCATAGTACATAGGCCACCACCTTGTGTACGGGGACAGTACGACCCCTAAGTTTAACCTTGGGATAGCCGTCCTTAGCACTACGGGTCAGGGTCACCCCCAAGGGGACACCCAGGGCATTCAAGACCCGTCCCTGCTCCAGATCCACGGAATAGCCGTCCCGCTGTAAAGCCTGAACAACGGCTTCATGCTGTGGTGTCCTTGTCATACTACGATCCTTCTTAGCGCATAAACCAACGGGCAAACCCCATCCAGACTGTCAAAGCCATTTTCCGTTGAGGTAAGGAGAGAGTCTCCCACTGATCCCAACTGAAAAACATGATATACATGAGAAAAGCCTTGGCTACATCCTCGGGTTTCCCCATTGTCATGGCCAGATACAAGTGATAGCGCAACTCGGGGCCCTCCTCATCAGGAGCAGCCACAAGGGGGAAGCGTGATCCAAGGTCTTGAATCAGAGCAGCCATCAGGTACTGCGACCTTGAGGCCAACTTCTGGTTCTCAAACACTCGAGGAACGGGAGCGATCATTCGATCCATCATCTTTTTCCCATCCAGGGTGCCTTGTCTCAGTTCCTGCAGTGAGTCTTGAATGATGCCCCGAAGGGACCGCAAACTCTCATTCTGATCCCGTAACCGGACCGACAGATCTTGGCAAGAAGAACAAAAAACCCCCGCCTTTTGTTTGCGAGGGCACAGTGTAGGCACTCCTGGAAGGGAACCTCCCGGGGGGCTAAGAGAGGTGGTTAGGCACACGGGGCAAAAAGACACATAGGTTTCAGTAGTGTCTTTCAAGGTTGGCCCACCCGCTCTCGTCCCATCCAACCAAAGGGAATTCATACAGGGGTGGACATGGGGACAGGCATGACAAGAGGGATGTGATCCAACTGATACCACTTCCTCCCCCAGGAAGTCTGTCATGTCGATCTCCTCCTCGGGGTTCACGACAAAGGCAAACGCGGGCGTCTGTTGCACCCAAAAGGTCTTATCGGCCCAGTTCTCCATGTACAAGTCTCCAAAGAGAAAAACCCATGCGGACTACTCCGGCACGGGCATTAGAAAAGCACAAACGGTTCCTCTCCTCAGAGGAGGGATAAAGGATCTACCGGGGTCATACTGGTAGGATCCTGCACCCAACAATGTAGAGGACCCTCCCCACGACACCAATGGGAGTCCTCTACACACCAACGGGTCCGGCCCTCCCCACGTTTGCCCTTCTTCAAGGCGTACTCGGCCTTCAGGGCGTCCGTCCGACCCTCATAGGGTCCGTACAAAGCCCTCGGGATCCAGGGCCTAAAACGTGACGTAAACCGGGCTCCACCGGGCAGCTCCCCGTTGTGCTGCCTGAACCGCCTCACAGGGTCATTGGTCGCCCCCACGTAGGTGAAACCAACCTTCTTGCCCACAGGGGTCACAAGGGACTGGATCACATAGACGTACCAAACACTGGAGGACGTCGCTGTGTAAGCAACTCGGAAAAGCTCCTTGGGGAAAGGCTTCTTCCTGGTTTTGCGTCGAGGCCACATCGGATCATCTTTCCAAATTCTTGAGTAGTTGAGACAGGAGGTGTAGCATGGGAAACTGGCCACAATTTGACAAGTATCTCGGAACCATGTCCGACACAGAACTTGGAGAGATTCTAGGGCTGAGTCGAGTTACTGTCAACAACAGAAGGACGAGACTCGGAATCCCTCCATTCAAGGGACCCCGAAGGCCCCGGAAGAGTAAGGAAGCAAGCCCTGACTGGGAGGCCCCCGCAGAGAAGGTGGAAGAGACCCCAACGTGGAGCCCCAAAACACCACGCAAGCAAAGGACCACTCCAATCGACTGGGCCCAAGCAATCCCTATGTGGGGGCTCGTCTCGGATGACGGGATCGGACTGGCCCTGGGATGTGCCGGAAGCTCTGTCACCAACTACCGACACAAGCACAACATTCCGTCACTGACCGAGGCCTCAACTCTCAAGTCCCGCTAAGGTCCCTCTCCAGACGCTCCATGAGCATAGGACCCATCACGTCCCAATCGACTCCCTTGCCATCACTACGCAAGGGAGTGCCCAAGGCACAGTCGTCAATGTACAGGTAAGCGTAAGCCTTGGGTGAGGTAGTCCACCGATCCTGATTGGGGTTGTGATTCAGAGCCCATACGGGGACACCCTTCTCCTCCAACCAGAGACGGGCGATTTCCAGTTCGGGGCCCGAACGCATCGTGTTCAGCATGATGCGAACAGATGGATACTTCTCGATTGCCAGACGCAACCAAGGCACAGCACCAATGTCCTCTCCCATGGCGGGGTAAGCGTGACTGCAAACCGTTGAGTCGATGTCTAGCCCAATGACGTAAAAACCACCCAAGGGAACCTCCAAAAAGCTAGCTACTCAAAGGCATGTAGAAAGACAGAATCTCTTGCATCTTTTGTGGGCCATCATCTGCCATGTCTAGTTCCACATACGTGTTGTGATCCCCACGCCACCGGTGGTGGAGTGTCACGGACCCCGAGTTGTCACAGTTGATCTCAACATGAAAAGGCTTGGCCATCCAAGCCAGAACCATGCCACCCTCCCAGGTTCTCTGAACTGCTTGCGGTTCATGACCCTCGGCTAGATCGAGAAGCAAACGCCAAGCATGAGCCTTAGCTTGTTCGGTTGGGTCCAGCTCAACAAGTTCGGCATCCGGTACCCATGGGCCCCAGAAGAAGCCCTCAAGCCGTTGCCGCTCATAGGTGGGGACGGAGTCTGGGTTTCGATACGCCCGACACAGCTGGAGCAAAAGAGTTGTATGCTCACTCTTGGCAAAGTCCATGGCGAACCTCTACTGTGGGTCTTCCTAGGCTACTCTATCACAGGGTGATAGCCATAGGGTCACCTTTCGCTCGCAACTCTTTTAGTTGCCGTCGAGCACCCAACACGATCTGGGTGTACAAGTCAAAGACCCGCTTCGATACGCGACGTTTGTTCTGCAGGGTCAAGGCATCCCAAAACTTGGGCACCGTCATGACCCAAGCGTCGAAAAAAGTCTTGAAGGTGTGATCTGCCAAATCGCTCAAGCCAAACACGGCCACTTGATGATCTGGATCGTCTGGATCCAGAGGACGAAGATCCTTCTGGATTTTCACGTACTCTGCCGTCAAGGTGGAGGCCCCTTGCTGGAAGTAGGCATTCATCTCAGACGGGGAGTTATAGTACTCCGGGGTCCCCATTTTGGCTGGAGCATGTGGGTCACCGCCCTTAGCCCTATGGTAATCCAGGTGGTGCGTAAGTTCATGCAGGATCTCTCGACGATACCTTTGTACCGTTCTCAGCACGACTTTCTTGTAGGAGTCCTCCTCCATGGTGGCGAGCGTGCTGACATGGATAAGACGAGGTGCCGTGTAGAACAACTGTGGTCGGGCATCAACTTGAAACTCAAAGTACAGGATGTCCGACACGGGTCCCAAGTCTAAACCCCAATGATGGGTCTCCATCACCACCCGTTGCTGAGCTGGATAGAAGACCATGCCTCGGCCTGACTGGATCCTTTCCAAAAGGGTGTCGAAGACCAACAAGGCCGGAGACAGGTTGTCCACATCTTTGCGTGCTTGCAACCAACGACGAGCCAACTGTTTGGGCATGATGCGACCTCCTACCACCAGACTTAAAACCGAACTAACGAGATCATCTTCTTGGTTCTCAGAGTAGTCTGGGAGAGGTGAAGAACATGAGCAACAAGAGTACCGTTCCCCATCCCGTGTTCAATGTCTGGTGTGACAACTGTGCGCGTCGGGGCAAGTTCATCCCCTTCCAGGAGTGGATCGGATGGACCCACGATGCGGACACGGCCAGGGCCATCCTGCAGTACTTCGCTCCCCCGCTCGAGGTGGGAAACAAGGTGGTCGTTGCCTATCAGGACCACTGGAACCGAGCACACCTTCACAACAGGGGAGTGCGCAGTGCGGCTGCACTCTTGGAGGACAAGACCTACGTGATTCTCGAGATCATGGAGGATCAGGCAATCCTCCATGGGGTTTCCTACTCGGTCCCCCTGGAGGATCTGCGCCTCGCGGACTAGACTCCTCAAACAAGAATGGGGGCAGACTATGGCCCCCATTCTTGTTTGTCGTCCAGGCTGTCCAGATCAGTCCACGCGGCCCCATGCCTTCTTCATGAGGGCAATGGCAGCCAGAACATCCTCGGGACTGCCCTTCATCCGAGGAACTTCCGTGAAGTTGACGATGACACCAGGGTCATTGCCAGACTCCTGGAACTTGATCTTGAAGCCCCCGAGGTTAGCAGAACCCCATCCGGCCATCTCATCGTACTTGACGCCATTCCAGTGCTTCTGGAGGGTAAGAGCAAACTCTTGGCCCTCGCCAGCAATCCGAGTGCTGGATGCTTCCTTGGTCCTGAGTTCTTCCAGACGCTCTGCACTAGCCTTCTTCCCCTTGGGGTCTTGAAGGGGCACAGCCTTCCAGTTCTTCTCCTCGGGGAAGTCCTCACGCACTAGCTTGCTAACCTGGGCCGTGGTCTTCCCGTAGAGCGGGTCGGTGTTCTTCGCCTTTGACGTGGGGCTCCACTGAATCATGAAGCGGTAGCCCTTGGCGTACATTGCGTCCTGCTCCGCCTGATCACCAGCCTTTGCCAACTTGGTTGAAGCAGCGCGCAATTCCTCAAGCCGACTTTGGGAGCCTCTTCGGTTGTTCCGATTGCTCTGGTTACTGTACTCACTCCCATAATCGTCGTCGTCCTGATTATACCTTGTAGGAATGGGGTCCATTTTCTTAGGAGCCTCCTCCTCCTTCTTAGGAGCCTCCTCCTTCTTAGGAGCCTCCTCCTTCTTAGGAGCTTCCTCCTTAGCCGCAGCCTCCTGCTCCTTAGCCTTCTCCTCCAGGGACTTCGGGGGCTTCTTGGCCTCGGGATGCTGCTTCTTGTACTTGTTCCACAACTCCTGGAGCTTCCCGGCCTCCTTCAACAGAGGATCCAAGTGCTCTCGAAGCTCGGGCTTCTCAGAAGCCACTTTCTGTAGGTCGGTAAACAAACTCATAATGGTGTCTCCTTAAAGCCTGGTTTTCAAGTACTTGGTGAGGTCACTATTGAACTCTCGGACAATGGTGGGCACTTGCCTATCCATTGAGACCATGTCTTTCATCTGCTCTGCCATGACAATCACGGTCTTCCGCAAAGCGGTAATGGCGGCATTGAAGTCCTCCGCCGTGTTGATCACCGAGATGTCAGACAGGTCAGCTAGAATGTGTGCCAGTTTTGCCGACCAACGGTTGGCAAAAGGGGTCGAGTAGGAGGCGTCTTTTGCCAGTTGCTCTCGCAACTGTACAAGACGATCTTGACTCTTTTGGGCACCAGTGATGCCATCTGATTTAGGTAACATGGACAAAGTGTCCTCCAAAATTGCTTTGTCTTTCAAGGGGAGTCGAGAGACCCACCTATGATTGGTGGTCAGTTTCCTGAGGTCGGGACCATAAAAACTTGAGCCCCCATTCAAGGCGAGCAAATTTGTCACCAAACCATTCTCAGTGTAAGCCTCAAGGGCCTGAGCCACTGAAGACTTCGGCCCCCTCATGAACCGCACCATGTAGCCTTGTTTGTCCAATACATAGCCTACAAAGTCTGCTGTCATGGCCCGGCGGGTTGCGTTTCGGTCTGGTCGTAAGGACATACTCAACCTCTCAGGATAGCACCCAATGGGTCAGGTTCTATACAGGTGACAGTATAGAGGGCTTCTAACGAACTCAGAACTCGGACAAGAAAAAACAACAAAAAGGATCATCTTGTAGGGCCCCAGAGTAGTAAGAGCACGGGCCCGGTAGCTGCCGGGCTAGTGAGGGTGGCAAGTACCTCACGAACGAAGCAGGGTAGCGCCTGTACGCGGCAAAGAACACACGTAGGGTACCGCACCATAGGGGCGGGGGGCTGACGGGTGCTACTTACCAAGCAGCCCTGGGCTTCAGCCGGAGCCGTCAGGGGGAGGACGTTAGGGGTACACCGTGGAGCCTCCGGGCTGAGAAGCAGGAACCCCATCCCCCACCTTAATACCAGTTGGAGATTCAACTGGATGCTAGTTCGAAGGAAACCCTCCTACAGGGCCTATGACCAGGGCCCTTGGAGGAGAATCCACTGTACGGCACCCGTCCCTTGGTCAGGGCACGGTCCGAGTGCAGAGAACGCCCCCCTCATACGGGGAAGGATCTGGGTGGAAGTCCCAGGCATCCAGTTGAGTCCCCAAATGACCCTGATCCTCTAGTTCTTTGAGCCATCAACCGGACGCTACAATTAACTTGGGCTCGACCCAAGCGTGTCCTCGGATAGGGACCGATCAACCCATCGTCCGCCCACACGTAAAAACCTCCCTTGAGGGAAGGCTATCCAGGTGCAATTCCTGGGCGTCCGGTTGAGGGCATCAAAGAGCCCAACCACAAAGGAAACCACAGTGAAGAAATCAGCTCTGCTCCTCCTGGCCCTTCTTTGTCTTGCCCCCTCCGCTTCCGGCAGTGAACCAGATCCAGAACCTGTCAAGTCTTGCCCACCAGATGGTTGCAAGCCGGATCCCTGGAAAGGGTTCCAGGGATTGCAATGGGGTGACTCACTGGAACAAGCTCATGTGCAGGGACCGCCCAAGCACAGTCGTGCCCTTGACTGGTACTCTCAAAAGAAATGTCCCCTGATAGGGAAAACCTGCACCCTGAATTTCGGTTTTCTCCAAGGGGCCTTGGTCCAAGGAATGTTGATCATCGATCGACATTACGACCTCAATCAAGGTGACGGGTACCTCCGTGACTTCGAGGAAATTAAGGACGCCCTGATTCTCCTTTATGGGAAGTCCTCAATGGAGGACACACAAAATAACAGTGGTCTCTTTGAGGAAAACCCTGGCATGGCCCTCACCCTTGGACTGTACAGCCCAAGAATCTTTTGGGACACACCAACCACCCAGATTCTTCTGACCCTGTCCAGCGAGAATCATCAGGTGAATTTCGCGGTGATCTATGTCTCCAAAACCCACTGGGATGCCGTGAAAACGGCAGCATCAGCGGAAGCTGGACAAGGTCTCTAAGACCTTGGGAGGAGTAACAGCCCGGAGACGGGCTGTTACTCCTCCTGGAGCCAAACACCTCGGAAGCCAGCGACAGTCAGTGATTTCCTGGCTTTGGTGTCAATGGTAAAGCGTACCCATTCCAATTCTTGTTCCTTGGGTACAAGAAATAGCGGTCGGACACTTCAATTAACTCCACTGAGCATGACCCCTCAAAGCCCAAGACCAAAACTTTGACCCCCATGCGCTTTAACTCTTGTACCACGGGTACGAAATCCTCGTCACCACTGAAGAGCAAAGCAACATCAAAGAGTTTGTTGAACCCTCCCACCAACATATCCGTGGCAAGCAGGGTGTCCACTCCCTTCTGCCTACGGCGGCGTTCCACGCCACGTAAGAAACCCCAACCCAACTGCACATCGGGTTGGCGCTTCAGTGAACGCCAATACGACTCCAGTTCCTCTGTCGGCACCTCTGGTGCGGCGTCATAGAAGTAAATTCGCTCAAATGGGACACTGAAAGAGCCCACAGAGGCGTCTGTCACGGGATCTTTTTGGAAGTTCCCTTTGCAGGCATTATCAACCATTTGACGGATGTTGGGGAAAGGCACTGAGGGTTCAGTGTTTGTGGTTTCCTTTCTAACATAGGCACCATCAACAAAAGCATAGCATCGCATGGGATCCTCCTAGGGGTTGAATAGTCCCCTACTCGAGAAAAGCCCGAAGACGGGCTTTTACTTCTTCTGGCTTCAATTTCACTTCAGACTCCCACACGATCAGGCACTCGAGCCCCACCTCAGCAAAGGCTTGGATCACTTCCTGCTCATGGTCAAAGGGTGCTTTGCCTGTTCGCATCCGCCCATGCCAATAGTCACCAAAGCACTCGACGATCTTAGTGACCCCACGCTTGGGATGAGCAGCGTCGGGTCCAGGCAAGATGTAGTCGGGGTTCTTGAAGTGACCAAGCAGAGGGAGCCAACGCCAGAACCCACCGTCACCCGTGAAAACCAGTTGCGGAGCCAAGGACCCAACACGAGTCTCAAACCTGTTGGGGCCAGCACGATGCATTTTCTGAAACATCTTCAGAGCGTACTCATGGTTCTGCATGGGATGCGAGGGCAGCTCATCAGGCAGAGTCACACCTGCATTCTTGAGTGCTGCCCTACAAAAGCCGGGGGTGCCCAAGTACCGGCGCCAGCCGTACCGCAACATGTTTGTGTTCGCTTGCTTTTCCCTCATCTCGGGCAGCTGAAGAGGGTGGTCCACCCCATAACGTTCTTGGAACGTGGCCACGACCTTGTCCCAATGTCCCTCCATTGCCCCAGGAAACTCAACCCCGTACCGCTCCAACATCACCGCCCGTATCTCCCTCTTCCCCTCCTCAGAAGCGAAATAGGACGACCCGTAATGCTCCTCCATCGTCTCTAACTGACGACGACGCACATCAGGATCCATACAGGTGTGCGGGACCCCGTAACGCTCCATGTTAGTGGCCTTGACCTTCGCCTGCACCCCAGGAGTGCCTCCAGCATAGGCCACACCGTAACGCTCAAGGTTCGTGGCCTCCGCCTTAGCCTTCAACTCAGACGAGCCCAATAACTCACCATGGTAACGGGTTAGCATAGTGGCCTTGGTCTTAGCCCGTATCCCCGCCACCTGCTGCGGACCATCTACACCATGATGACGCTGCCAATAGGCTTGTACCTTCGCCTTGATCTCAGGACGAGAGAACGGATTGTCAGACCCACGTAACACGGGCCTCTTACCCTCCAACGAGTCCTGCACCTTCTGAAACACGGAGGACTCCCTTGAGAACACATTGTCAGCACCGTAACGCTCCCTGAGAGTCGCACGCCGACGCTCATCAATCTCAGGGACATGCTGACTATGCGTGACTCCCTCTCCGTACTTCTCAGTGTACGTTGCTGCCGTCCGGGCACTGAAAACCGCACCCTTGTCTCGAGCCTTCCACACGTCACAACCCTGACGATGTCTCTTCATCTGAGTCATAGAGCTGGCCTCATGACCACAAAGACAAGGCTCGACTTTGAGATGTGACTCGGGATTGCAAATTGACAGGTGACGAGCGTTAAGCTTCTCGCCCGGAAACTCGCGTGAACAATGTGGACAAACAACAGGCATGTAGACTCCTACTCCGTTTGGAATGCCTAGAGTCTACATGCCTGTTACTTTGGTGTCAAGATAATTCTTTTTGTCAATGGGGACTTACAAAAAACTTCACACGAAATTTCTCGGTGAGAGCACGCCCCGGCCGGTGAAGGGCCCAAAGGCTGAGCGAACGCCCATACCGAAGCGTGGCTGTTGGAGTCCACGGATGAACTTCATGGTGGCGAGTTTGGCTTCTTTGGTTTGTTCGGCCATGGCGTCGGCTTCTTGTTTTTGGCTCAGGTACTTGGAGGACTTTTCCAAGGTGAGGCTGACGCCACCGATGCTGTAGTCAAACTCGTCTGCGACCCAGTTGTTGGAGATTGACCAACAGGCGGTTGAGGCTGCCATCCAGATGACGGCGGTCTTAAAAGCTGGGAGGGTGGACACCAGGATGTCGAGGGTGCTAATCCCTTGGGAGAGGGGCGGGAACATGTTGAACCAGTCCAATCCCATGGAGAGGTACTCGAACAACTCGGCGTCTTCCCAGATCTGACCGAAGACCCTGTTGTATTTACCGACGGACCCCTCATACTCGGGTGGTCGGAAGTGGTAGAACTTGTCCGGGTTTTGGTCTCTGAGGAGTCCGCGGAGTCGGTTCATCATGAAGAGGCTACTTGCAGAGTACGTGACGGGCACCAAGCTCTCAGGGGTGGTGATCACGAACTCTTGAACCACTTCGGTTAGTGGTTGTGAGATATGCTCACGGAAGTACCACCGGATGCGATAGTTGCCCAGGGTAGCGTCCATGGGAACATTCAATGCGGCGTAGTACTCTCCGATTTGCGGGTTCACGGGAGTTTTTTGGGCTGGGCCGACTAGAACTTCAACAAGGGAGGGGTCCACGTAGAACATGGCATAGTAGATCTCTGCCGCGTTCACGGGTGAGCTTCCGCTGTTGACTAGGAAAATGTCCAGGGCCCCCCGGCCGATCTGTTGGCCGGGGGTAAAACTCACGGTTGCCATTGACTCCCTCCACTAGGGTCGTGGTCTATCATTCCCCCTGATGGTGAACAGAAGGGGTTTGAGTGCTTTCACGGCCTCGGCAAAGTCCAGGGCCGACACTTGGGCAGACCTATTGTAGTAACCGTTCTTGAGGTCCCTGAGTCCGTCTACACGCTCAAAGATAAAGAAAACCAAAGCCCCTTCCAGGACTGCTCCTTGAAAGGGGACTCCAGCTGCCTTCAGAAATGAAGCATAGTACAGGTCACTGGTCCTGTACATCCCGTCTTCGTCCATGGTCATCCTCCTTGTACACCCACCGGCTAGGGTGGGGTTGCTACCCTAGCCGGTGGTATAGGAGGACGATTGTCACACTCAGTTCGTGATGACGTTCCCTGCGGCGTCGTACACGACTACTGCACGACCCGTGGTGGTCGTAAGGTGGGTCTCATCAATCCAGAGTGCCGTGCCCGCGGCCCCGTAGGTGAAGGACGCATTGGACCAAACGTAGGCGGCGTCAGCCAACTTCGAAAGGTGACCTGAGTAACGGCTCAGGTGCAGGGACCCAGTGTTGATGAAGGTCCTGACGTGGCGCCAATCGCTCGGGTACGTGACCACATTGTTCGTGGTGACCGGGACCACGAAGGCTCCGGCGGTGCCCAGGAAAATGCCGGCTGCGCCCGAGAGCGCGTCCGTTGCTGACACCTTGAACACCTCGCCGCTCACAATGCGAAGGATCTCTTCGACTGTGGCGGTTGAGGTACCCGTGCCCACGATGCCGGAGGTGGCCAAGGTCACCTGGATAGCGGCATTGATCCCGGCGAGGGTCAATGCGCTTCCAGCCTTCACCCGTGCCAGGATTGCGGTGGCGATCGTGTTGCAGTTGGGGGCAGTGGGGGTCAGGTGCTGACCGGGGGCCGTGGTGATGTCGTCGATACGGGCGGCCAGGTAGGTGGCCAAACCGTAGTAGGTCCCCGTGGCCTTGAGCACACCACCGTCGTTGGTGTGGGCTGCCATGGTGTCATTCTGGGCAATCCAGCTCAGGTAGCCGGTCTGTCCAGCCCCGTCCAGGACGGAGTTGCGTTGTGAGGTATTGGGGTACAGGTCCAGAATCTGGGGCCTGTTGGGATGAATGTCCTTACGGGCAAAGACGATGTATGCGCGTGCCATGGTGTCCTCCTATTAGACTAGAACGTTGCCGTTGTCGTCGTACACTGTGAGTACCCGAGCCGAGGTGACTTCGGGGAATTGCAGGGATCCTTGGAACGTCCAAGGATAGTGTGGGGTCAAGTCACTATCGGGCCAGAGTGTCACCGGGGGCATACCGGCCGCTGCACCGAAGACGGCGAGGTGACCGCTTGCCAAAGACACTTGCAAGGAGTCAGTGTCCACCGTGTGCCTGATGGGTGAAATCTCATGAGCAACAAGGTCTCCACCGACGGTAGCGGGTCGAACTTCACCGTGGCCCCATGAACCACCCCACTCACGTACCAGCTGGGTGAAGCCACCGAGCACCGCGGGGTTCCAGACCCCAGCGTTCTGGTACTGGTGGGCAACCTCGGTGATCTCGTGGAACTGACGGATGCGGTAACCACGACCGGCGAGGATCGAGAGCACGTCGGCAAGGGTTCCCGTAGACTGACTTCCGGCGTAGGTCGTTCCGGCGAGGTCGGCACCAACGGTGGAGAGCAGACCGTCCAGAGCAACCAGTGTTGCAGCTGCGCCTGTGTCCACCAGGTTCATGATGGCGGCAACCTGACTCGTCAACGTTGCGGTGGTCCAGTTGGGGTTGGTACGCAGGAAGGTGCCTGCTGCAATAACGGCCGCAGTCAAGGCCAACCGAACGTTGTTCGAGGTGCTGATCGTGAAGAGGTCACCGTCGGGACCCGTCACATCAGCTGGGGTCCCGTCCTCTGCCGAAATGTCGATGTAGTCTCCGAAGGCCGAGAGTACAGCCTTTACATGAAGCCCAAGAGGGACAATGAGGTCCATCAAGGGGGCCAAACTGACATTGTCATTCAAAGCGGTACGCAGGTTCATGGCAGCATTGATACCACCACCCCCCCAATCAATCAGCATAGGGTCGCCGACAGTTCCAGCCTTGGTCAAGTCTGTTGCCCCAACGGCGAACTCAAAATACACGCCCTTGATGACAACTTGGTCTGCAACAAGCGGATTGTTGACAGTAAGCCGGGCTGAGGAAACCTCACCTCGTCCGGTCTCAACCCGATCCATCAGGTAGGCACCAAGACCGTCCACGTAGGGAACGGATAGCATCCCAGTGGTCTGCAGCTGCGGAATGGTGGTCTTTGCCCGGTTAATGTACCGAGTCTGTGACGGTGACCCAATGATGGGATTCTGTGACGTGTTGGGAAACAGATCCAGTACTTGAACCGTACTGTCCTGAATGTCCCCCCTAGCAAGGCAGATGTAAGGCATCGTGGACCTCTTTGTGTTGTTCGACCATTGGCATGGCCCTGAAAACCAGCAAGTGCTTGGTCAGTACAGGGACCCTATAACCCCAATATTCAGGGCCTATTTTCAGGCAAGTTCCATTCCGATACTCAACTCGATGATGATGGGCACCGCTGCGATGGCAGTTCCATCGGAGGCAATGACGATCTCTCTCACCCCTGGTTGAGAGTAACCACCACCTGTCGGGATAGAGGACTCTCCAGCATCGAGTGTTCGCATGGGCATCCCCATACCGTAAGAAACCAGAGCAGCATCCCCAGCCGACCCATTCTTCACGATCACGGTGTTCGCTGGCTTGGGCAGAACGATATGCAAAGGGAGTGGCACTTGCACGGTGCTATCCCAGAAAGGATTCATACCGCCCACACAGCCTGTCCCCAAGGGGGCAAGGACCTGGAGGGTGATCACTCCTGCCGAGGAGGCATGGAAAGCCGCCGTAGGAACAACCAGAATGGGCCCACGAATAGGGTAACTGGCATTCAGTGGTGCCAGGGCAGGGACCGCCATCCAGATGCCTGCACGTTGCTCCTGAACCCGGACAAAGAAAAAGACCTCGTCGGAGATGCCAACGTCCTCCGGGTCAACTCTGAAACTGGTCTGACCCCGTCTGGACTCCTCCACCCGCCAACCGCGCTTAGTTACCGATTGGGTTTGACCTGCTCCTCCGGCATAGGTCTCCAGCACGGCTGTTCCACCAGTGCCCGCTAACCCACTGGTGGCCAGAGTGCCATAGGCGTCCTCCAGGGAGGGGGACACCCACAGACGGTAGCCCGTGGTTCCCGGCCGATTACGGACAAGGAAGTCGATCATGTGGGTGGACCGCTCCAAGATACCTGGGCGGACTGCCAAAGGGCCGAAAGTGTCACTCATGCTTTGTTCCTCTTGTTCTCTTGCTGGATCATAGGGTCGTAGGTGGAGGTTTCCTTGCCCTTGCTTCCAGCCAGTTGCTTCGCCTCAGACCAGGACTTGGTCACCTCCCCGTCCACGTTTGGAGTCATGGGGGGCAAAGGGGGAGCCACATGGTCTTTCATCTTCTGGTCAAGACGAGCATTCTTCCTCGCCATTTGACCCTTGACCCGAATGTTCTTGCTGGCCCAGTCATCACCCTTGAAAATGACATGGGGCTTAGAGATCAAACGATTGGTCTGGTCCGACTCACAGTCGGGGCAAGCCTGCTTCAGGTCAAAGTCGGCAAAAGAGACCATGCGCTCAAAAACAAGGTCGCACTGGGCACAACGGAAATCATAGTACGGCATCTGTCAACTCCTGGTGTGCATCGGAAGCCACCCTAGTAAGATACCGCCGTGCGACCTCCGTGGAAGACAGCTGTAAGGACCCCTGCTTCGGTTTCTTCCGAAACATGGAGAGTCCAGCCAGTTTATTGAACACCGCCAAGACATGCTTACAAGCCCTGTGCGTAGCGTTGGGATCCTTAACTGTTGGACTGGACGCTGTTCCCACGGGTTTACCGTACAGGTAGCCCTCAGCCTTCGCCCAATGTTCTGGGCCCTGCCATTGCCAATAGGGGCAAGTGCAAGAGACGTACACGTCCATCTTGTCAAGATACGTGATGTTTCCCTTTGTGATAGCCTTCACCTTCACACGGTAGGGCTCACCTTTTGAACCGGGCACATCCCAGAACCAGATCAAGTTCTTCTGGTCCACTTTCTTCAGGATGGGTTGCAACGCACCGGCTTGGTCTAGCAGAGTCGGATCACATTGGGTTTGGATCTCAGAGATCTTGGTAGCCACTCTCATAGTGGCACCCTTGAAGTTCACCAGGTCTGAATTCCATGGGATCACTTTTGCCGACCCTGGGTTCTCCGTCACCTCATGATTGTTGTTGGGCTCAAAACCAGGCAGAGGTTGGTCCTCATCACTGGGTCGCTTACGGGGCGTGGCCCTGTTGAACACCTGATCGGGTTCAACGTCAGGGGCGACCTTCTCCATGTAGAAGTTGGCCTTCTTCGCCCCGTCCAACAAGGCGAGGACCGCAAGTCTCTTTTCCTGCAATTGAGACATTGACAGAGCCAGATTGCGCTGTTGGTCTTGGTGGTCCAACTGCAGTCTTCTCCGTGAAAGGGTCTTGTCCTTGTCCATCAGGGTCCTGTAAGATTCCCTGAAGGGCCAGAAGTCCCAATTCCTGATCTCGGTCAGCAACTCCGCAATCTGCTGCCTTTTTTCCCGAGGAAGACTCAGAACGACCTCACCTACCTGAGCCTTCAGCTCCTTGTACATTTTGAGGGGGAGTGGGTCCTTCGGATGTGGCTCCTCTTTCGGGGGCTTACTGGGGACTTTGTGCGGCGTGGCCATGGCCTGTGCTCTGAGTGTCTCGCGGCCCACAATCTCCAGGGAGGAGAGCATATGAGCTGGGAGGAACAGTTCAACGTCCCAGCCAAATGCTGCAAGCGCAGTATCAGGGTATTTGATCAGGGCCTCTTGATGCATCCGCCCAAAAAGCTCCATGGCTTCTGTCACCATGTACTGGGGAAGGAGCAACGTGTAGAGGGTTAACGTGCGGTAGGTCCCTGCGGGTTCTACCCACTGTGGGTTCCCCCTCAGATTCAGCGACTTCTTGGCGGCAACCCATGCGGCCCAACTCCGATAGATGGACTTCTTGTTCCATGTCACGAAGAGTCCCGACTGACCAAACTTAGGTGACCCAACGGGCCTGAATTTCTGAATGTTGGCCTCGGGGCTAACATGGTACAGACGCACAAGTTTGAACTCAGGACCCCGCCCTGCCTCCTTGTTGATCTCCTGCTCCTCTTGATAGTCAAGGGCCTTGTCCAAGTAGTCAAACAGGGTGTCCATCCCGGACTCGTCCTCAGGAGTCACCTCCTCCAACAAGTCCTCAAGAGACATGGTGATGGTCCGAGACCCGACAAGCAAGACAGCCTCATCCTGATCCACGTCCAAACTATGAAGCACAGCGGACTGCTGCTGAGACTCAAACCAGACAGGCATGTCCCAAATGTCAAGGGCGGCTTGCTTCTCCCTGTCGTCCTTAGACCGTTCCTTCAGGGTGCTGTAGCCATTCTCGAAACGGTGGAACCTCTCAGGGTGATCCAGACGTCTCTCACGGTCTTTCTTCACCTGAGGTTTATTGTGGTTTTTCTTGTACCACTTACGCATCCGCCTCTTGATGCCATTGCGATTTCGCTGGTAGTACTTTTTGAAATACCGTTTCGCTTGCCCCTTCTGTTCCCTCTGTCTTTCCATGCCAGGGTAAGGAGGCCCCTTGATTGCGGATGTCAGGCCGGGCCTACGCACGGGGGTCACCGTCAATTCTACGTCGGGATGGGGACTATCCTCCCCGGGCTTGGCTTGGGTTCGAGTCTTGTCCGAATGTAGGGGATGCCCGTCAAGGGCCTCATCGGAAGACGGCGGAGTGTTGAACTGCGGCGTCCCCATGGGCTTGCTACGTGTATGCGGGGGGGAGGGCAGGGCACTTGTAGCATGCTCACGCTCAGGACCGTCTGTCGATGGAACAAAAGTCCTCCATCCACTCAGATCTTGGGCCGGCGGAGAGTATCCAGCCGTGATATTGCAGGTACCAGGACCCACTTTGGGGTCGGGCACTCCTTCCCAATAGGTCGTTACAATCTTGACTTGTCCATTACCCTGATTGGAAAAGACAACGGTGAGGCCCAGAGATGGGTCCACCCACTTCACAGAGTCTCCTGTCTCCCAGTTTCGGGCCATGTCCCGATACTCTTTACTGTTTTTGGCTTTCCCCTCGTTGAAGGCTCGGAAAAAGTTCTTGAGAGAGACTCGGATCTGGGGGACCGTCACGCCTCGTAGGTCCATGCGATATTGGGCGTGGGGTCCAATCAGCATGTTTTGGAAAAGGTTGCCACCGCCCCCACGCTCTTTCTCTACCTCATAGATCTGGGAGGCTGCGGGGTTGGACAACTCGTTCCCTCGTTCCACCTCATTGACCAGTTGCCGTTCCAGACGGGGATTATCAACCTCCTCGATGATGCGCTCAACGAGGTGGCAAGGGCCACCGGGCCAACCTAGTGGTGGAGTCAAATCAGACTGGTGTCTCATCAGTCTACCTCAAGAGAACGGAGATAACGGTGGGCAACCAAACGGGCTGAGTGTCTCGTCTGAGCCCGTCCAAAGGCGGGCTCAATGGACTCGTCAACCAAGGTCTTCTCCCCCAAGGGCAATCGAGGAGCTAGAAACTCCTGGCCCATCTTGGAAAGGGCGTAACCCGTGCGATCTAGGGTCAGCAACAGTTGATTGAGTCGATCGGGGACACCCCCGATAATGTCCCCGGCCAACTGATAGAGCAACTCCTTATGCTCAGAGGACTCTACCAGTACGGAGGCTCTTCCCAAAAGGTGCTGCAATCGATGAGCCTCGAGCCGAGCTTTCGTGACGCCCTCCATGAGGAGGGCCCAGGCCGCTTGGCTGCTAGCTTCTTTGGATCGTGTCATACAGGCCCCCTGGGGTTACACCTACAGGGGGCCTGCCGATAAACCGACTAGCGGGAACGACGATTCAGCTCTTGCTGGATCTGCTTGACAACTGCTTTTGCCTCAACAGCCATGAGGGCCTCCAAGGCTGGGGCATTGTCCCCATACATCTCCAGAGCTTTCTTAGCCCGGTCCATGGGGTGACCCGACTTATCCCAGGTCAAGGTCTCACCCTCAACAGCCAAGGCCACCACTTTACGGGAACCAGCGGCATCAGGAAGCAACTCCTCTAGGGTGTCACCCTCAATGATCTCCGCAACATCTCCTGTGGCTCCATTGGGAAGGTTTGTCTTGATCGAGACATCAGCCGAGGCCTTCTTCCGGGTGACCCGAACAGGCTTGCTGTTCTCTACCTCACGCATGGCCGCATCGGCACTGAAGTCGTCCGTCAACTTGATCGTCTTCACCGCGGGTGAGAGGATCTTCCCAACAACCACACCAACCTCGGGGGCCTCCTCTTCCTCATCTCCCAAGTCAGGGGACCACTCAATCTCATCGTCTTCTGCTTTCAGAAGCGTCTTCGAGAACTTCTTGATCCCAGCCGAAACGGGTTCAACCCTCGCTGCGTTCACCGGGCGTCCCGTGGGGAACTCCTTCGGGAGCGTGGGATGGCCACCGTCTCTAACGGCCTCACGGGCGGCCTCACGCTTGGCATTCGAGGCTCCCAGAGTGCCCACGACATCCTCATCCGCATCGATCTGTGACACCTTTGAAGCGGCACCCCGGTCAAAGGTTGTCGGAGTCGAGGCATGCATGGTCAGTTCCGAGGGGGCGGCCTTGTAGCCCGATGTCTTATCAGCTACGGGCACAATCCAACCCAACTTCAGAGCACCACGAACGGCTGGGGCGTCGTAATCCTTCCCGCCGTACTTCACAACCACGCCGTCAAACTCGATGATGGCGTTCTCGGGGATATTTAGGGAATGAGCCCCTAAGTGCAGGAAGGTCCCAGTCACACGAAACTTCTGGAAGACCCCAAACTCAAATTCAATCGCTGTTGTCATTTGTCCTCCAAGGACTTTATAGACCATCAGGAACCAGTCTCTATAGACTACCGACCAAATTCACATGCCGGTCTGGATCCCAAGGTAATAGTTGTTTGACGCCTTCGGCGTCTGAGCCACAAAACCAGTGAAAAAGTTGGGGGCATAGGCGGCACCGGACAAGGTAGCCTCGTCCTCATTCGTCCACCATCCCCGTAATGACAAATACAGGATTTCGTTGGCTTGGTAAACCAAAGGAACCAAAGGACCCGCCTGACGGGAGGCCCAAGTGTACCTTTCATACGTGGTGGTCGACATCAAAGAGCCACCGGCAAAAAAAGTGGCATATCCATTTGACAACTGATTCCCTGATAGACCCGTATGCCTATCTGAAACCTCGTCCGACCCCCACACCAAAAACCCACCGTAACGCCCGTCGGAGTACGTGACCGTGATCACATCCGCATTCGGGTTAGCGGTCCACATGACCCCCTGACCCCCGGGCCATCCCCCAGCCAACATCTCGGGAGCCAGAGTCACGGTGTAAGAGTCACCCTTGAAAAACAGAACCACGTCCCGGGCCCTGACGATCTCTGTGATTAGTTTGCGTGCCATTAGATGCTCGTCTGAAGGACCATGTAGTAGTTGTTCTCCGCCCGGGGCACTTGCACCACATAGGCAGTGAAAAAGTTGTTTGCCCCTCGAGGGTCAGCGGTCAAAGTCCACTCATCCTCCTTGGTCCACCAACCCCGATTGCTCCAACGGAGCCTCTCACCTACCGAGTACACCAACGGAACCAAGGGACCACCCTGACGAGAAAGCCAAGTATACTTTTCATACGTGGTGGTCGACAGGAGCCAACCTCCGGCACAGAAAATACCATAGCCCTCTTTGATCTGATTGCCCGACATCCCCAGGTACTGGTCTGCCGTCTCATTCGACCCCCACAGTAGGAAACCACCGTAGATCCCGTCCGAGTACGTGACTGCAAACTCATCCTCGGGTGAGTCCGTCCACATGACTGCTTGGCATCCGGGCCAACCACCTTGGATCATGGCAGCGCTGATCGCCACTGGGTAAGTGTCGCCCCTGAAATGGACAACACAGTCTCGAGTGCGTAGAATTTCTGGCATGTCAGATGCTCGTTTGGACGGTCATGTAGTAGTTGTTCGACGCCTTTGGTGGCTGAACAACGAAAGCGATGAAGTACTCGTTAGCTCCTCGGGGGTCCCCTGAGAGTGTCCACTCATCTTCTTTGGTCCACCAACCCCGATTGGAGAATACCAAGCGATCACTCTCTTGATAGACGATCTCCACTAAAGGGCCACCCTGACGAGAGAGCCAAGTGTATCTCTCGAAAGCCACCGTCATGATCAACCAGCCACCAGAACAAAGGGTGGCAATCTGGTAGATGGGTTGGCTCTGAGTCAGCCCCGTGAATCGGTCTCCCAACTCGTTGGAACCACTCAAGAGGAAACCAGAGTACAGTCCGTCCGATCTGGTGACCCTAAAACGATCCCCTGTGTCTGAGATCCATTGAACCCCTTGACCACCAAGCCACCCATTCGTGGCCAACTCAGTGTCCACCTCACATGGGTAAGCGTCACCCTTGAAGAGAGCGACACAATCTCTATTGCGGGGGACTTCCATGGGGCACTCCTACAAAAACGGGACACACGAGATCCTTCCTATCAAGACAAAACCGGATGCGACTTATAGGGAGTTAGATGGGGTTTACTATGATCGGGGATAAACTCTCAGCAACTTCCTATAAGCAGCATCCCCATTGGGGAGTTAGATGGAGTTTACTACGATCGAGGATAAACTCTCATCAACTTCCTATAACCACAAAGTCAGAACACTTCGGGTACTCTAACGGTAGGAGGTTTCCAATGCGTTTTGTTCTGCTACTGATGGGACTAATGGCTGGATGTGAATCTGTCACACCCTTAGACCCCTGCCCCACACCTTTTCAAACCACCTGTGCCGAGAACAAGGTCCTGATGTGTGACCCAGACTTAAAATGGAGGGTGGCACTCGACTGTAGTGCCATGGGACCAATGTGGCATTGTGAGAGTGTCCTAGAAACCTCGGATTGCATCCAGGAACACCATACGATGGAGGTGCTGCAATGACCCCCGTGACACCAGAGATGGTCAAAGGACTGTGGGACTTCCTCAGCCAGACCTATCAAACTGAGATCGTACCCAAAGAAAAAAGCTTGGTCATGAAAGTGGTGGCCCAAACCTTGGACCTCCTCCAAATCACGGACAAGCAATCCTTCATGACCAGATTCACCACGACCCTAGGTCGTGTCATCTATGTGCCATTCACCCCGGGTGTCCCCACACCCCTGCACAGCCTGGAGAGCCAACTCTCTATCGCGGCACATGAGCACCAGCATGTCATTCAGTTGGATGCCAAGGGGGGTGGCTTCACCTTCATGTACAACTACCTGGCCAGTCAAGCCTGGCGGGCGGCCTATGAGGCAGAAGCCTACCGGGTCAGCATGACCATGCAGTATCGTTTGAGAGGAAGCATGTCCTCACCCATGTCCTATGCCCTGCTGCTGAAGAGCTACGGCATTGACCAAGCTGGTCAGGACTATGCGGCTGAGTTTCTGGACCTTGCCGTCCCCTCTATCCGAAGGGGTGGGATCCCGGATGAGGCCGCTAGGGTGTCCCTGTACTGGTTGCAGGACAATCACCCAGGGGTCGTGCGAGACGTTTGATCCCCTATGAAGAGTCTCTCAACGTGGACAAAGGGGGAGAGATTTATGAACGAGCTCGACCTGAGAGATGCGGTCATTAAACTGGCACATGAGGAACCAGAGCTGAGAGCAGTTCTGGTTCCTTTGTTACGGAAGGAGGCTTTCTTTTGGTGGCTGGGAAACCGCGCAAAAAAGAAAATAGAGGAGATTGAAAAAACGTATCTGAAGGAGAATCCAACGGAAAAAGCTCTCCCCAAACCATTTCAAGGATGGTGGCAAGAGCAAAAAAAAGAGCCCAGTGAAAAAGAAATCAACAGGGCTCTCAATGACAAAAGGTTGAAGGACAAACTAGACAGGATCCAGGCTGAGAGAGCTCGGAAAGAGAAGACGAAACCAGAGCCCGAAGAACCCAAGGAGCAGAAGGGTCATCCGGCACTCTGGAAACGCATCCGCAGTTCAGAAGAGGAGGAGTGACACGAGGTCACTCCTCCATGCTCTCATTCCGCTTCCTTACAAGACTCAAAGCCCCCCAATGGAGGAGCTGACTCTGGAGATGATACTCATCCCCCACCCGGTTGAACCATGTCACCCGGATCTTTTTGTCCTCGGCAAAGTCGGGACAAAGGTTCGTAACCACCATGTGGGGCCCTACAATCAACTGTAGGCGCACGGTATCACCGACTTCAAAAGGGCAGCTTGACTCACACATCCTGGGTCTCCTTCACTCATCCGTCAAGGCAAGTTGAACGAGGGTCCGTGACCACGGCCCCTCGTGACCGCACAGGGGCTTCAGATTTTGGAGCACCTGTGTCCGCAAACCACAACCAATCAAAGCTCGCACCATAGGGTAGCAACCCTCCGTGGAAGACACCTCAGGAAGGGAAAGCTCCTCCGTTCCGATGCGTTCCCGCACCAAAGACAAAGTCTTTGAGACCGTCTTCGCTGAAATCTCATGGGATCGAGCTTCACGTTGTTTTCCTCGAGCCACCTGAAAAAGGAAATAAGAATGGTGCACTCCTCTCTTTTTCCGCAGCGGGAAAGTGTGAGCTGGCAAGCAATCTCCCAACCCCCGGGTGACACTATAAGTAGAGAACCCGAGGAGCCGAAACAAGGAGTCCAACTCCTTGGGCGTCATGGGTGGGCTTGACAGAGCGGCAAAAAGAACCGCCTTCTCCTGATCCGTCAATCCCACAAGTTCGGTCTGGATTGAATACTCAGTGGTACTGACAAGCACCTCTCTATCCTGCCACTGGGAAAGGGCAGCCATGGGCGTCTTGGGTACTGAGTCTGGGATCACAAGGGCCACGCTGGACTCAAGGCAGTCCAGGGGGATAAACACCTCCCGCCAAATGTTGGGTTCTTTGGTCTGAACCAAAAAGAGACCCACATCCGGGGTGGCCCCTAGACCAATGGGAACACAGGGACGCATGCGATAGGACATGAAAACTCCTAGGGAAGTGCCAGACTCGGATTCAATGCTCCGAGTCTGGCACACGGTAGCTAGTAAAGCTGACCACCAAACTCATGGCGGAAACTGTCAGGGCCTAGTTGAGAAAACCACTCTTCTCCCAGCGCACGGTTCATCTCCCAGGTGGGGATCTGAAGGCACAGAGCCTTTTGCGAACTGAAGTTCGTCTTGTACCGCTGGTTGAAGAAAGGGGCGTCTTTCGAGGGTGTCCCCCACATCAGGAACTTGTACTCTGGCTTTCCCTCGGGGGAGGTGAAAACCTCCTGAGTCTGGGTGGTAGTCCCATAGATCGTCTCAGCAAGATCACCCTCAAAGTGGGGGGCCTCATCCAAAATGATCGTGATGTTTCCTACTCCACGGAACGCCTTAGCCTTACAAGATTTGAAGGAGGCTCGCAACGTTCCCTTGGCCTTGGGATTATGCTTAACATAGCCAAACCGATCAAGGTCTTCGGGACTCTGAAAATCCAAGTGCGAGACCGTTCTTGTCGCCGTCAGGATAGGCATAGCTCGACGTGCTATCCTCTCAGCCTTATCCGCAACAACGGCACTACTGCCCCTGTTGGGACTGACCACCAAGGTTGAGATCCTACGATCGGGGTCCAGCTTGTAGTATGCCTGTGGGTTGCCCTTTCGCACCAGAAGGTACATCTCGTAGGCTGAAATGAGACTCGCCAACAGACTCTTGCCAGTCCGGCGTCCCAGAGACAGTGTCACCTCTGTGAACCCACCTTCAGGCAGCGTCGTGGAGTTGACGTTTGACCGTCCTTGCTCGTGCAGAAGGTTCAAGTACTCAACTTCCGTGGTCACCCAAACCGCAGACTGAGTCTTGGTGAACATGGTGGTCATCCGAAACTTGGTCGTGTTGTCCAGTGGGATCCCGTAGAGCAACTTCAGGATGAACCTTTGCACTGGATACAGTGTGAGAGCAGCTCGCTCAGCAAACTCCAGGATGTTCATCTGGGTCTGGGGTGCCTTTGGTGCCTCCTTCGGAGGGCACAAGGACTGCCAAGAGGGCAAGGGTACGGGGGAGGGCCCTGCAGCATAAGTCTTGCTTACGGCACAGAACTCCAGGAGAGAATTCACATGACGAGAGAGCACCTCTTTTGAGGTCCAGTTCAGGCCACTCAGACGTTGACCCACTTGAACCCGGTCAAGACCCCCAATGTCCTCCCTCAACAAGTCCAACAGACACATCAGAAGATTGTCGTCATACTGCGGATGCAACATATCGGAGATGAAGTCTCGAAATACTTGAGGAACACAGGGATCCTCCCGTTTCTCATCCAGGAAAAGAGAGAAGTCTTCCAGGAAATTTGCTTCAGCTGTCAAAATCTCCTCAAAAGGAAGATTGCGGTCAAGGAGTAGCGACCACCTCCTGAAAAACACTTGGTACTGCACCTCAATTGTCACACCCCACGCTTGTGCCCGGAATACCAGGTACTTTGGTTTATGATGTTCGGTCCAATCGAGTTTGGGCCAGTGTGCACGTAGGGCTCGACTTTGTTGTTCACTCATGTTCTTTTCCTTCTTCCAGTGGAGTAGTCTCTGTCCCACAGAGACGGGAGCTGATCAGGCCACCCCAGTAGAATGCTATTCTACCAGCAGGAGGCTTGTCCGTTGGTTCGGGGTCCTTGTTCTCATCACTCGCTGGTGGTGTCTCCTGACTAGCAATCTCTGCCAGTACACGAAACAGATCCTCATCCGCGGCTGCTTCCCAGTCCCGAAGTATCCGTTGACCCATGTTGGGGCCAAAAATGTCATTGACCGCCTCCTCATCGGTGATCTCAACCTTAGCTTTGGAAGCCAACAGTCGGGCATCCTCTTTAAGATCCCACTCTGCCCTTCTCCCCTTGGCCAGGGCGTCGGTGAAAACCAACAGTTCCGCATCCGACTTCTGTGCCACCTCCTCTTCAGTGAGGCCATACAGGGACGGCCGCTCTCGAACCGCCCATGCCTCCGTGAGAAATGGAGTCTTGTATCTCATATGTTTGCTCCTGTTGAAGTCACTTTTGGTTCTGAGCCATTGTCCAAAGGAGAAGCCGAAGGACCTGTCTCATAGCATCCCACGAGACTTCTCGTCCCATATGCCGGTCAGCCCGCAGTTCTAAGAAGGCGTCCGTGCGAATGAGATCCAGAGCAGGTTCAGGCCAGCGTGCGAACCCGTCTTCTGGCACTTCTCCCGACTCGTACTGGGCATGAACGATTTCAGCAGCCTCCTGGACCGCTCGGTGTGCCTCCAGTGCACCACCCCAACGCCCGTAGCCGTCGAAACTATGGAAGAAAACCCAGATCGCTGACGTGTCCGCAGTGTCCGGGTCTGGCACCATGGCCGGTGTGAGGTCCTCGGAAGCGATTATAGGAGGCAGCATGGGTTACTCATTCGTCCCAGACTTAGGAATGCCTGACCCGTCACATGTGGTGCATGAGCCCTCGGGATACCCCCGCTTACATCCATGGCCATCACAATCAGGACACATTGGAGGGAACAGCATGGCTAACGCCTTCTCATCAGTGACCATTTCAACCTCTTCTGGGTGGTATCCCTGGGGCATAGGCTGCACCGTGAAGATTTGCTTCCCTAGGAAAGTCATCGTGCCCTCCGAGAAGTTGCACGACGCACAAAACACCCTCCCCGAATAGGGGCCTGTCAACAACATGGCCCGACGACTGAGGGCACCCCCACACTTAGGGCAGGGGGATGCCCAGAGCATAGGTTTGCATCAACTCCAGGGACCCGCCACCGGGCATCGGGATAGCCGTGGGGGATTTCTCCGTTCCGGCGTATTGTGCCGCCTGTTGTGTCAACAAGAGCTTCGCTTTCTCAAGATCGTCAATCATCGTCTTGTCCTCTGGTCTAGTTTCGCAGGTTCTCTAACATGGCGTCCAATGCGTCATCCTGGTCGTGGTCAGCGGCATACTGACGACTGCCCTCAAGGTAACTCTCGGGGAGATTCCCCCTGGGCACGAACCGGGAGGCTCCCACATAGACCACATCTTTATGTGGTACGGGAGTAAAAATCACCCTTTGTGTGAGAGTGCCCCCTTCAATGAAGAAGCCCTCAAGGCGACAGACCATGATGCCATCACGCTCATAGCTCGCTTGCACATCCCATTCCCTTCCGTCATATCGGACAATATCCCCACTCTCAATCTCTCCAGACTTTTTCACTGCCTTTCCTTTGCCAAGAGTCACACTGCGGGCCTTCACCATGATCGCACTCTTAAACGATTCCTCCCAAAACAGGAAACACCACCACCGCACTTTAGCTAGGCTTGGAAAACCTGGTCCGTGGGATCAACCCTACATACTTCAAGCAGAAAATCTTGAAAATCAGACTCCTCATGCTCAGTAGGGTTTTTGGACTTAAAAACACGATACCTCTTGACCAGCTCCTCACACAGATAAATGGTAAGTTCCTCCCTTGGGTCCTCTTCTGGATCTGGACCAGACATACAAAGGTGCTGTCGAATCACATCCCTCGCTTCCTTTTGTGCCAAATGATTTCGAGGGATACCCAAGTTAAAATTGCAGTTGGGGCAGTACCAAAGGTCCATTCCGGGCCACTTCCTGAGTCGGGACTCATCGAGGTAAACAAAAAGGTAGGCCCTACTTGCCCAGTACATCTGACGTTGCTCTTCCAGCCATCTAGTCCACTGACCCACGTCATCACGAGTGCGCAGATAGGCTTGCTCGGGGTAACCACTAAAAAGGAGGACGATATCTGCCAGGTTGTCAAGACTTATGGGTTCAAAGCCATCCACATCACGAGGACCTATTGCCACCACCTGATGGTCGGATCGGTCCGACTCCCATGCGGCCTCCCTCTCGTCCTCTGACAAAGCGTCAGTGTCTGTTTCCCAGTCCTCGTCCACTTCTTCAAGGGACCATTCTACAAAACGAGATGGGGCACCCCCACAATGTCGGGGCACAGACCTCGAATAGACCGAGAATCCGAATTCCTCAAGCCATTTTTCAATCTGGTCTAAGTCAGCACATCCCTTTTTCATACCACCACCTCGAGTCCATGGTTTCACCCATGTCTACTCCTTTTCACCTCTCACGGCTACTGTTTCCTCCACACCAGGATCGGCTCGCCCCCTGACTTCCGGTTCAGGTTCGACAGGGGCATCATCAACGTCTCTACCTCCCCCAACCCAGCCAACCGAAACTCCTCACGAGCCGTCTCCACCAAGGGATACAAGACCCCCTTGTCCTTCACGTTGGCAATGTTCAACACCCAATAGCCACCCGACACCAACGCATCTGCACCACGCTGAATGACCGGGCGCAAGAACGACATCCGCCAATGCTCAAAGGTCCCGTACTCAGACCACGACTGGTCACCACCTACGTATTGCTCCTGGTGAAAATACGGAGGTGACGTGAACACCATCTGAACAGGAGGTGGGTTGAACACCTCCGCCGGACATAGATGGATCTCAGCATCCTTCGCTCTAAGCCAATGAGCCATACGCTGATTGCCATCTACCGTCTCAGGGGACACATCCGTCCCAACGTATTTGACCCCTGCTGCCACGGCACCAACCAGTCGACCACCAAACCCCGCACAGGGATCCCACACCACATCTCCCGGCTTGCAGAACCTCTTGTACAAGGCTGCTGCCACAGCTGGACGGAAAATCGAGGGCGTCCGGGCGTTAGCACAAACAGCCTTGAGCACCCGGGGTGGACTCACGGGGTCACCCACCTTGAACTGCCACCTGATTGCCCGACGCATAGCCTTGGGGTCCTGCCATGCCTCAAATGCCGATTGCTTGCCTAGGTAGTGGGCCCTGTAGCGGTTCGGGAAGAACGAATAGCACAAGGACAGCCCCAGCACGGAGAGGTCAAGAACAGCCTCTTTCGCACGCAAAGAGGCCATCCTCTTGTCCCTCACCTGGTCGGACACCCGCTCCGGGTAGGGGAAAACCACCTTTCCCAGAAGGGATTGAACGTCCTGGATCCAAGCCTCTTTTGTCACCAAGTCCTGACTCCCCCACAAGGAGGTGTCAGGATACTTCAAGCGCAGAAGTGATGCCGCATCCTGACCACTCGACTTGGGCCCCGTTTTGAGAGATGGGTGACCCGCCTCCCGGATCCGCCGAAACACCGTGGCCTTGTGCACCCCATAGAGATCCGCCACCTCCTGACCCGTCATCCCCCCTTGGATCAGACCACACATCTTGTTGCCCTCCTCCCCAAGCAACAAGGGCCGCTCCATGACAAGGGGCATGGGGTTCCCCAGCCAAGGGGTCACCAATGTGGGACGACCCTTAGCAGGGGAGTACTCAATCCCCAGTTCACGGAGCTTACGGCGAATGGTGGAACCACTCACACCCAGGTCACGACCCATGCGTGAGATCGGGATGCCCTTTGCCACCCCATCCCGGAGTCCCTCCTCCGTCAGCCTCTTCCGCACCTGATAGTGAGGACCCTGAAACCCAAACGTGAGCTTGTGAGACATGCAGTCAGGAACGTGAGGGGTGACAAGGGCTAGAAACCGCTCGGCGGTGTCCT